ATGGCATATCAATCCCAGAAATACCGACTTACCGGCGTGGCACCCATGATCCTTCACAATGGGCAAACACGCGACCCACTCAACGTATTTTCCAAAGCCTTGAAGAAGGTCTCCGGCAAGCGCAACAAGACCGACGCTGACTACGAAGAGATGGCAAAGATTGAATTTTTTGCGTCGGTCTATCTCTCTGATGGGAAAGTCTGTCTGCCTGGAGAAAACCTGGAGCGTATGCTCCTTGATGCCGCTCGTAAGATGAAGCTTGGAAAACAGGTTCAGGCTGGTGTGTTTTGTCCTGGAGTTGCATTTATCGAGTATGATGGTCCTCAGACGGTTGAGGATCTGTGGGAAGATGAGCGGTTTCGCTTTACACATGCTGTGAAAGTGAATGGTTCTGCGATCATGCGAACCCGTGCTCGGTTTGATCAGTGGTCTTTTGTGATGGAGGTCCGATATGACCCGGAGATGATTGACCTTGGGCAACTGCACCAGATTATGACCATTGCTGCTGATGCGATTGGGTGTGGGGAGTGGCGACCGAAGTTTGGGCGCTTCGAGGTTCAACCGCTGTAACAGGGCTTGGCATGGCACGGATCGCCTGGGCAGGGATCGGAGCGGCGCGGACTGGCTTAGCGGTGACCGGCACGGCCTGACTCGACGCGACAGGGATTGGCTTGGCATGGGTTTTTCTTGCCGTCTTAATTGATTAATATTTAACATGGCGTGGCATGGATAAGAAGTGACTGGACCGGCAAGGCATCCAAGGGCATGGCAGTGAACGGCATTGCATGGCACGTCACGGAATGGCATGGGTTTCCTACCGTAAGAGAAGTAGCACTAGTGCAATAATCACGAGCAATCCAAGTAATCCACTGGGGCCATACCCATATTTATGTAGGCCCCAGTGAGGGGCAGACCCAAACATGAGTAGTATTAAGATGATTAAGGCGACGAGTAACATCGTGTCTCCTACGCTATTGTCTCTCGTTTGGCGTCGACTTGCTCTTCTAGCGCTTGCTGAGACGCGCCCCGCAGCCCCTTCCAATTGATCTCTGCGCCTCGGCCTTCGCGAATGGCCTCAAGCACCCATGGCGCATTGGCTTGTACTAGCGCTAGTAATTGGATAATGAGTTGGATTTCCACGGTGGTCCCTCCACCTGCTCGGCAATGGTCATCAGGATACAGAGTTGGCGCTGCATGATGAGCGCCTGCGATAGGTCTGATTTCCCGGCTTCTGCTGCCGTCAGATAGGCATCCTGACTCTGCGCCCATCGCGCATAGGCCTTCCGTGCGATGTCCAAGTTTTCCGGCGGGAGTGTGCCCTGTTGCGCCGCGCCATAGATCGTGCGATAGAGGTGCTCGGCGGTCGTTTTACTCATCTGCGCATACTCCTGCCGCGCCTGCGGCCCTGAAGCCGCACAACCAATCACGAGGCCTACACTGAGGAGGATGAGTGCCATCCGTTTCATAGAGAATCCCTAGTCCTCGCTGGCATCCAGTAACGGGTTGGGTCCATGCTCCATGGGTGGCAAGGGCTGCGCCATCTGAGGAGCAGGATCACGGTCTGGGATCTGGCGGGGTTCGACCCGCGCATGTCCTTTAGCCTGGCCTTCGCGATAGGCGGCTTCTGTGCGCGACTCCTCGAAGATGGCTGCCCAGACCTCATCGCTGATGTCGAGGTACTCGACGCTCTCCCCGTACTTCGTCACCAGGTAGCAGCCATCGTCTGGACACATGGGGCCTCTCCCTTTCACTGAATTTTCATGATTAACACCACAATTCCACCTATCACCCCGACCGCAGAGATAATGCCGAACATCAGGGCAATCATGGCCCCCTGGCCGATGGTTCGCCCTTCGCCGCGATCCCCTCGGGTGCGCTCGCCAGTGATTTGTGGGAGCAATTCCGCGCGCAGCGCCGCAATCGCGGCTTCCGACCGGAGGGCCACGGAATTAATGGCAGCTTCCAATCGGTCTTTCAAATCGGTGATTTTGCTATCTAAGGACTGACTGACCGTATGCCCCTGAAGCCCGAGCTGGTCGATTTGCTTGGCAAACGCCACCTCGGATTTTTCCACCGCTTCTTTGGCGGAACTGAGGGCCGCTGCCGTAGAGCGCATCTGCGCGGCGAGGGCGGTATCCAGGGCCGTTTTGGCGTCGTTGGACCCTTGCTCAAAGCGCTTATCGCGTTCGAGGAGCCGACCTTCCACGCTGTGAAACTTTTCCAGATACACCGCCGCCAGTGCCGCGAGCTTTTGATCGATCTCCGAGGGCAACCGCTCGGCTTGGCGTTGCAGCAGCTCCGTGGCTTTCTCCGTGCCATCCAGCTGCATGCTGATCTTGGCATCGAGTGCCTTGATCTGGCCCTCCAAGATTTCACGCAGGCCGGCAATTTCCCGCTGCAGCGACAGGGTGGTCAGCCGTGTCGGATCGGGCCGCGGGGTCCACTCCCCGTCGCGGTCTTCTGGCTGTTCCTCGCTCATTCGGATGCGTCCTCATGGCCAGCGGTGATATGCTCACGGAAGATCCGCCAGCATTGCCAGCTACAGCCGAGGAGGCCCCAACCCCCGATATTGGTCAGCATAATGCGGGCGGGCACACTCAAGAGCACCTGGACCAGCAGGGAACTCTCGGCGGTGAGGCCACTGAGCACCAGGGCATTCCGCAGAAAGAGGATACCAATACTGACGTTCGTCAGCATGAGGCCGATCCAGGCCAGCCGCCAGTTGCGATACCGGCCGGCCGGCACGTACAACAGCCGGAGCGCAAAGAAGAGACTGCCGAGCATCCACAGGACTGGCCCCCAGGCCATGAGGATCCACATCATGGGTGCGTCCGTCCACAGAGGATTGCCCACCAGCGTCTCCACCACGGCTCGTCGACAACGGACGTGGTCTCCTGTTCGCGTTCCTGGCGTTGACGGCGCCGGACATGTCGACGGCCATCCAGCATGGCTAAATACAGCGTGGCCGCGAGGGCTTCAGAGAAGTCTTCGCGCCGCGACCCGCGTTTGGCCCGTTCGTAAATGGCCCGAATGCCAGCCGTCAGTTCGACTAATTCGGCATCAGTGAGGCTGTCCGGATCCCGCCGATATTTCTCGATATGGGCGTCGAGCCCCTCGGCATCGGTATCTTGATGAAACATGTCGGCCAGCCGCTTATCCATCACGGTCAGCAATGGATTGAGCCGGAGCTTGAGGAGTTCCACCTCATTCTTGAGCGCACTAAAGGCTTGCTGGCTGTCTTTCGTGCGGCCCTGCAGCCGCACCATTTCGGTGCGGATGGCGACGTAGAGGGCGACACTGACGCCGAGCGGCGCGACATACCGGAGCCACTCATCCATCCGTCCCCTCCAGCGGCTGTCCGGCTTGCGCCAGGCGGACTTCGAGACTCCACAGAGTCAACAAGCGTGGGAAGGTGAGATCGGGGCGTTCATCACCGGCCAGTTGCAATTCGGTGCTGCGCTCGCGAATCAGGCGGTGTAACGTCTTGGCGTCCTCCAGGCTAATCACGTCGTCGGCCAGTTCTTGTAACAACCGGTCGAGATCATGATGCGTCGGCGCATGGAGCCGCCCGGCCAGACTATGTTCGATGACCCGCGAGAATATGCGGATTTGATGTTCCAGTTGTTCGACTCGTGGGCCTATCTGCTGCTGTGCCTGGCGCGTGGGTGGACACCCACGCGCCAGGGTGAGGGTCATGGCCACGGCACTCACCAGCAACGCGGCTAGTGCAATCAGTAGCCCAGGGATGTCCCACGGCATCATGATCGTTTGATTCCCTCTACGCTTATTGCACCCTCTACCTGCGTGTGCCCTTGTCGTGCCATGCGGCTTAATGCCTTAGTATCCACCCGGCAGTGTGGCATCGACTACGCCTAACCTGTTGGCAAAGCCTACGCAGGAATTGGCGGGTGTGTCATTCAGGCCGGCCACGATCGCGCCGCAACCCCGGAAATATCGCTGAAAACTGGTGCCAGAATAGCCGCTGGGTGGTGTGGTGACCCACAGTTTCGTGGTGGTCAAGACGCCGTTCTGATACGCGAATATAATCTCTGCGCCCGTGGTGAGCCCGGTCCAGACGGTCTTCGCGCCAATCGACGGATTGGTGGTCACGACGTTGGTACAGTTGCCACACACGCCCCCCATGGCAGAGCTATAGTTGGTGCCATTACCGAAGATGCGCAAGCCATCTAAGCTCCAGACATCAGCGGTGATGCCGAGCGCCGTCCCAGGATTATTGACGAGGAGAATATCTTCGCCAAACCAACTAAAGAACGCCGAATCGGGCATCACCGAGGGTTTTTTGGTGTATAAGGCGGTTTTCCCTAAACCGGCCCCAATGATAGTACTCCGCCGCACCAGCGTATTTTCGTTGGCTGAATATTGCAGGCCCGCTGCCCCGCCGGGGGTGGTTGAGAGTCCTACCACGAGCATATGGTCGATGGTATTATCTAGCGGTCGAGAGCCTGGATCACTTTCATTGGTGGGATTCGCAGGGTGAATACTCATACCAATCAAGGTGTCATAGGCGATATTGCCTAACCAATGGTTATCGTGGCAATGTTTCCCGCTCGTGCGGGTATAGGAGGCACAGCTAAACCCGGTCGCATTGGTTGGATTCGCCCAGATATGATCCGCGATATTGTTTTCTACGATCCAATTCGCGGCGGGATAGAGCGCATAGGCGGTGTGGCCAACTCCACTGGCGCAGTTATCTTCTTTTCCAGAGGAGCTACGATCATGGGCGTAATTCCGCCGCATGATCCCTCCGCTGTTGTATTTCACCACTGGATGGTCGCGTAAGCTGCCGTAAAACTCATTCTCTTCAATCAGCGCGTTGTCGCTATTATCCCGAATGGCCAACGGCGCACTGGTGCAATCAGAATCGCCCGGCACGGCGAGAAAAATATTGCGGCGCACCGTCGTATTTGGAGAGTATTTAATGTCTGTGTTGTATCCGGTGGTGCCAATGATATCATCATCGCCACTGAGCGATGTGCGGGCCCAGACAATGCCCTCAATTTTCCAGTTCGAGCAATTCCAGAGCTTCAGCGCGTTTTTCCCAACACCCGTTGCATTGACCCGTGCTGCCCGCTCGTTCTTGGCTTTAAGGACAACGGGCTGTGCGGCCGTGCCATTCGTATAGCCTGTCGTACAGTCGATGTTGGGTAAGCCGGTGGTGGCGTCGGTATAGACACCATCCGCGAGTTGCACCGTATAGCCTTTGAGCGCCTTCTTCAGCGTATAGGCAAAGGTCTTACAGGGGGTGCCTTCCGTTTGACAGTTATTGGCCGAGCCATCCGATCCGCTGGGGCTCATATAGAGGGTTGTCCCCGCCGCAGGGGTACTGGTGGCCTGTGCAGCGGAGGCACTGTCGCCACTGAGCCCGGCTTGATCGATGCCCCGCATGCGCACGTTATAGGTGGTCGCTGGGGTGAGGCCACTCAAGCCGATGTTACACACGCCGCCGGTCGCGACCGTCACGCTGCTACAGGACACCCCAGACGCCCCGCAGACAAACGCCGCGCCCACGGTGCCTGTGCTATAGCCCGCTTGGCACTGACAGGGCGGTGAGCCGGTTTCGGTGCAGGTGGAGGAGGCCGAGAACCCACCCGTGGTGATGTTGGTAAAGCTCACGGTCCCCATGACTGGCGCAGTGGTATCGGCTGGGGTCGACATGATGGTGGAGGAAATCTTCGCAATGCCAGCATTGGCGATGCTGAGGCTGGCACCTCGAAAATACTGATAGGTGGCTGAACTCCCAGTGACTTGCTCCTGAATCAGCCCGTTAAAGAGGATATAGGTATCGGGGACTAAGGTTTCTGTGGGCTCAATAAAGCCTTCAATGACCAGGTTATTGGCGCTGTAAATCGCCGTGCAGCGCCCGCTCCCAGCGAAGTCGTAGGCTTTATCCGACACGCCACTCGGATAATTGGCATCCCAGACAAACCCCCCATTATCACAACTGAATTTGTAGGTGCTGGCGTCGAGCACTTTATTCAAATTTACGAAGCGGAACAACATCTCCACCCGATTGCCCACGAGCGAGCCATCATCGCCGGTGTTCGTGGTGGGCGCTAAACTGGCGAGCGTGACGCCGGTTTTAAAGTAAATCCGATTCGTACTATCCTTCCAGGCCATGCGCGTGACCCATATGCCCGTGGGTGGCACCGCGCTGGTGTTGCCCGTCATGGCGATAGCGTTGGCCTGAGTCCAATAGGCATCTGAGATGCCATCGGCATTGGGACTGTTGGCGCCAAACTCTTTGACGAGATAATCTTCGGTGATGCCCCCGCCGCCAGAGGGACACTGTGGGACGGCGGTGGATGAGGTGTGGAAGAACAAGCAATCGATGCGTAGCCCGGCTTTCGCGACCAAATGGAGTTGATCGCCGGTGGCGACGACAAATGCCGTCTGCGGTGTGCCATTGAGCCCGTTTTTGGCATTCTCCAGCGTGCCAGCCCGCCCCAAGGGGAGCCAAGTCCAGCCACTGGTGGGCAGCCCCGAGTTGAGCGTGTTTAACTCGCGGTTATCGGGGGGATTTTTAAAGGGGGTCGTGCCAATCGTGGTCCACAGGCCGGCCGCGCTACTGGTGGGAATATCGACTAAGGCCCAGCCGTAGTAGGTGCCGGCGGTGAGCCCCGCTTGCGCGATCTCGCCAGCAAAGGGATTGCCGCCAATGGCAATGCGGACAAAGGCGGAGCCATTCGCCGTAGTGTCGGTGACTTGTTCCCACTCCCCACTCCTGAGCAGATTTTCGGCTTGGGCGGCAAAGCCTCCACCGGCGGCGGCAAAGGCGGGTCCGGCACCGCAGTTGATGCTCCCCACGGCATCAGTGGCATCGACTAAGGTGTTGAGATTGTTATCGGCGAGATCAGCGCAGACGACGGCGCCGGTGGGGCCTTCGGGTTGTGGGGTGCGGGCATCCGTGGTGAGGCTGAGCAGACTCAAGAGGAGTCCTAGGAGCAGATACCGATACGTCATAATGACTCCTCTGCTGGCTCGGCCAGCGGGCTTACCAGCCCTGAGCAGTTTTCAGGGTCTGCGCGTCAGCCCAGAGTTGGGCCGTTTCATCGGACAGTGTGTCCAAGGCGATCTCACTAATCGTGATGGTCGCCAAGGCGGCTCGCGCGGCCACACAATGGGCGCTATTGTTACTCTCGGGGCAGCGGGTCGCCGCTTGCCCATTCATCCGACTGGTGGAGGGTACCGAGCCGACGGCTAGCAGCCCTGCACTCGCCACTTCGTCAATACGCTGGACCAGATCGGCCCAACTATTCACCTGCCAGCACTCCGTTTGCAGCGTCGAGGTACTGGAGAACCACACCAAGTCCGTGCGGGTCGCCATCCCCGTACCATCGACCGCGACGGTGCCAGGACTGGTAATGCGCGTCCAGGCGGCTTGTCCAGCCGTACAACCGCTGGGAACCGGCCAGACGATGGCGCTGGCGGCTTCGGCAATGGTCACAACATCGTAGTCCGCCACGGCGGCTATGGCGCTCTCACTCACGCCTGAGACGCGCCCGCCTGTGGTGACATATTGAATCGAGGCGGCGGTGGCCGGCGTGAGGCTCACGAGTAGGAGCAGGAGACTCCACCCCCAGGACATTACGGCACCTCCATTTCCACAGCGCATTGATGGTCATGGGCGGCGGTCGCCGCGGTGATATTCAACTCAACACTGAATTTGACGCCTGCGGCAATCGCTTGCGATTGGCCGGTGAGACTACAGGTGAGGGCTGAGGCCCCGGCAATTGGACAGGTGATCGGCGTGCTCACTGCATTGATGCGCACGGTATAGGTATTCGTCACGCCGGCCCCTGGGGGGATATCGGTTTCACAATACAGCGCCGTCAGGGTGCCGGCCCGCCCCGCCTTGATCACCGTGCCATCGTTGATCGTCTCCGGGTTGGCCGTGCCGCAAGCGTTGGAGAGGACCGCACTGCGCAAATAGCGCAGGCCAGTCGTGGTGGTATTGATGCAGCCAAAATTAAAATTCAGGACTTTTGCCCCACCGGCAATTAGATCTGTGCCATTACTGGTGAGGGTCGAGCGGATCGGCCCCAGCGGCACGCGCTCCCAGGTACTGGCCCCTCGGCGAATCACATCGCCCCGCGCCTGGCTGGTGAAAAAGAGATTCGGTGTGACCGTGGCCACAGGCATGGTGCCCCCCACGGTCATACGCACGCCATCGCCGGTGGGGTAGGATTGGGTGCAATCTTGGCCCGCAATACAGGTGCGGGCATTGCCCTGCCCATCAGTGAGCTGGTCAAATTTCGCCACATAGGGCTCCACCAGAATATTGCTCCCAACGCCCCCAGGGCAAAAGCCCGCGCGGTATTTCTCATTCGTTTGCGAGGTATCGATCCAGATATGGTTAGTGCCACGACACGCTCCTACGGGCGCGACGGTGGAAAACTCTTCGGGGTCGGGCATCAGATTGCCGATGAGCTTGTCCGTGCCGGGATCAATGACTTGCTCACCCGTAATGCAGGAGGTCCACGAGCCCAGGGTGCCCCCAACCGAAATGCCCCAGTCAATTAGGTCGGGATTGGTGCTACAGTCGGGCTCGCCTTCGGCTTCCGTCCAAAATTTCGGCATCAATGAGGCCCGCTCACGCTTCCAGCCACTGACGGCCCCGAAGCTGAGGCTGGGGAGGATGAGGATCAGGACGATTAACCATCGTGTGCGCACAGCGTCTCCTTACGGCTGCGCCGGTTGTAGGGTTTCCCAGACCTGTGTTCCGGTGGGGGGACACGGCGAGCTCGGGGGCACCAACTCAAAGGCCATTTCAGCACTGGGGCTGCTCACCTGCCCTTTGGCATTTATTGACGTCATCATCACATAGTATTGTCCGGGAACGGTGAGCTTCATATCGACACACGGCACCGACGCTACACTCGCCAGGACAGTGGCTTGAGGAATTGTTGGATAGGTACCGGCCGTCTGGCTATAGAAAATCTGATAGCCAGCCAAATCCATCAGATGGCTGTTGGCAGGCGGCACCCACGAGAGCTTACAGGCTGCCGTGACTTTGGGGCCGACGGCCCAGGCCATCAGGGGTAGGCTGAGCCCGAGGAGGATGGAGATAAGGATTCGTGTCATCTGTCGCATATCCGCTCCTATGGCACTTTCACTACGATGGGCGGTGCTGTGCCGATGTATAATTTCCCGCGAGATTCGGCTATACTGTTCTGCGCGGTCCTAGGGTGTCGACCCCGAAAACCTGGCCTCCCTGGGCCAGTTGGGCCGCACACATCTCCAGGGGTCTTCCAACCTTCAGGGAGGTTGTCATGCCTATTTGGATTGATCTGACTGGCCAACGTTTTGGTCGATTGCGGGTTCTGTCTTATAATACTCATGGCCCACGGTACACTTGGCGGTGTCAGTGTGATTGTGGGTCTTACTGTATTGTCCATCGTGGCGATCTGCGTAGTGGGCATACTCAGAGCTGTGGATGTCTGCATATTGGTAGCCAATTGATTGACCTTACGGGCCAGGTTTTTGGTCGTTGGACTGTTCTTCGGTTTGACAAATCGGTTGCTGGTTCTCAGCGCGGCAGCACCAAAGCTTTGTGGGTGTGTCAGTGTATGTGCGGCACTGTCAGGTCTGTTGATGGTGCTGGTTTGCGGTCGGGCAAGTCGAAGAGTTGTGGATGCTATAGTCGTGAACTTACTCGTAGTCGTTCCAGCGGTTGCAAGAGTTTTCCAGAGTATATTGTATGGCAGGGCATGCGCAGTCGTTGTTTGAATCCGAATACCGCGAGCTATCATAATTATGGCGGTCGTGGAATTGTTATTGATCCGCGATGGGATTCTTTCCAAACCTTCTACATGGATATGGGTCCACGGCCGAGCCCATCGCATACACTTGAACGTAAGAACAACGATCTTGGCTACGACGCGGAGAATTGTATTTGGGCACCAAGAAGTATTCAAACCCGTAACACCCGTCAAAATCATTGGATTACCTTTAATGGAATCACTTTATGCATTTCTGATTGGGATCGTCTATTGTGCTTTACACGAGGCACTATTTATAATCGGCTCTCTAGACATTGGTCTATTATTCGCGCTCTTTCTACCCCAATATCTACTAAGGTACTTTTACGGTAACCGAAGGAGAACTTCCGATATTCCCCGCTGCATCCCGCGCCATGGCTTCCAAAATATATTTTTTATGCTTGCCTGCTGGGACTTTCCAGGGGCAGCTATAGGGTTTCTGGTTGCGCGTACACAGCACATTGGCGTTCTGTCCGTCCCCCCCCGTGACGGTGATCTCTACGGACACGACGCCTAAGTTGTCGGTGGCCTCCACCGCAATCGTGACCTGGCTCTTCGGAGTCATCGTGCTGTCATGGCTGGGGCTGGTGATGAGCACGATGGGCAGTTCGGTATCCACCATCGGTGTCGGGGTCGTCAGGCTCGCTTCTGTGGCATACACGGACTCGCCCGCCTTGTTGAACGCGGTCGCGCTGAAATAGTAGGTGACGTCATAGGCAAACCCCCCGAGCGTTACCTGGTTGATGTAGCCCACTTCCTGATGATTCGGGTAGTTGTGGGAGGTGGTGCCCCAATAGACGATATAGCCATCGACATTAGGCGGCGTGACGGCATGGGTCCAACTCACCGTAATATTCAGTGCCTGTGCGGAGCCGATGAGGGACATCAGGGTCAGAGCTATGACGACGAGTCGGCTAGCGATGCACATATTGGGGACCTCCCACGGTCATCACGGCTGGGATACAGGTCTCCAGTTCGGTGGTATCGCCGAACCGTTCACAGCAGGTAAAGGTCGTGCCAGGGGTGAGGCCTTCTCGCACCCGCAGGACGTGCAGATATTCGGCTTGACTGGCATCGGGAATCACGATGCTGGGCGCTGGGGTTCCGGCGCGTTTCGCATAGCCCAAGGCCCAGTTGGTCCCTCCTCGGGGTAAGTACGGTTGCAAGAGGGGCAGGCTACTACTGACAAAGGTATCGTCGCCGTAGCAAATATTGGCATCGGTACACGTGCGATCTTGGATATTGATAAATGGGCCACTCCCCTCCTGACACCATAAGTTGTGGGCGCTCGCCGGTACGGCGCCCCCAGAGTTGTTCCGTAAGCCGGTGTGTAAGCGGAAGGCACTGGGGGATGGCACGCGACAAGTGGCGTTGACATCACTTTTGGGTAACAACGTGGTTAGGGGCCGATCCGGAAACGCGCACTGGAATACTGCTTGGACGATTCCCGGCCCGACTGGTGTACCAGCGCCCGTGGCGAGGTACTGTGTGGTCGATTTGGCTCCTTCATTGTTGTTGAGGTCGACTGCACTGACCGCGATGCCATACATGGTCGCGGGCGTGAGCGGTGTGGCGAGATAAGTGGTGCCGGGTCCCACTTGTATCTCGCGCAGGGTGGTCGGCACCGTCGGCGAACTGATGGCATCAAGGTAAATCTTGTAGCTGCCATGATCGGTGTAGGGGATCGTGCCGCCGACATTGAACGCCGGAGCGGTCCACGAGAGAGTGATATCCGTGGCTGGATTGGCGCCAGCGCCCAGGGTTAATCCCGTCGGTGCGAGAGGTGCCAGCGTATCGGCCGCGCTCCAGGCGATATTGAGAGTGGGGGCGGTGCCCAAACCCGCATCGAAGCTATCGGCGGTGCGTGTGCCGCTGGGGCCATTGATGAGCAGCACGATATCTTTGCCGGGGGTCCAGTTCACATCATTGACTAGGGGTTGTAAGAGGCTGGAGATATCTGGGCTCAAAGCGGCGGCATTCGCGGTGGCTTGGGTCCAGGTGCCTGGCGTCCAGGGCACGGACTCGGGCCGGAGCGTCCGGTTACTCAAATCGTTGGTAGTGCCGGTAAAGGTGGCCGGGGTCAGACTACTTTGCGCCCGGATGGCCAGCACAGGTGCGGTGGTCGTGCTGTGCTGCAGGAGAAAATTATCGAAAATGGCTTGGCCGGGGGTGGGCGTACTCCCATAGGTGCCCGCTTCAATGCCCACCCGCACCGCCGTGAGGGCAAAGCCGGTGGCGGTGAGGCTATGCTGCTGCGTCCAATTTTGGCCATCGGGGGAGGTGTCGAAGACGATCAAATTACCTGTGGTGCGATGCCGAATGCGCCACCAGCGATGCGTACTGTTACTGTAGGTCACATCAACGGTAGTAAACACGCCACCCACGATGGATTGAAATGAGAGAGTGCCGCCATCGGTGGCAATGCGATAGTCGTCCGTATCGCTGAGCCCGATGGCGAGAATGGCATCGGCTGGACTACTCGTGATGTTTTGAACCAGTTCGACGAGCACCGCCCCATCCGTAAAATCCACTGTATTGAGGCTGCGATAGCCGTTGTAATGATTATTCGGCTGACTCGCCCGTGGGGTGATAGTCACCCGTCCCCCGGTTTCCACCACCGTCACAAGTGTATCTGTGGACGAAGAAATGATGCTATTCAGCGTCCATTTGGCGGCATCGAAGGTATTGTCATCGAAATTATCACTGAGCAGGGCTGCCCAGGTGTTCGGCGTTTGATTGGCGCGCCCGGTGAATTGCAGCTTAGTGGTATTACTGAGGGTCACCCCCTGGGGCACTTGCACATTGGCAAACCGCAGCCCCACGAGGTTCAAGGCCGCTGGCCCCATGGCCCGATCAACGATGTCCAGGCCAGGGGTCGTCAGCGTCACCGCGCCGGTGGCCACATTCTGTGTCGCGTCATCACTACTACTACTCACCGCGCCGACCCATGGGCTACTGATGGCGCTCGTGGTCGCGTATTGCACGGGTGTGGATGGCGTGGAGTAGTTCGGGACTTCGTCTTTCGCTTCGATCCGATAGCCATAGACTTGGCTGGCGGTGAGTCCGGTGTGGCTCGTGGTCGTGACGAGCCCCAGGTCTCCGCTGGGCAGCGCGGTGATGGGGGTACAGCCATTCCCGAGACAATAAGTGATCCGATAGCCGGCGAGGTCGGCATCTGCGGGTGGGGTCCAGGCCAGATCGATCCGACTGGAGGAAATAACGGTTGGGGTCAGACCCGTCGGCGGCGCGGGTGGGGTGGTATCCCCTCCCGTCAAGGTATAGGGATCGACGATATTTTCTTGGTTCCCGAACATAAATAAGACATTGGGGAAGATGCCCCAGGGCGGCCCACTGCAATTCCCCACCCCACACGCGGGCGGTGCGTTGGCGGCGCGCTGATACGACGTCGTGACCTCGGCATTCTTGTAGAAAATGTTCGACATGGCCGAGACAAAATCTTCCGAATGGTTGCCTTCGCTGGGGGGCTGTTGCCAGTAAATGAGATGCGCGGCATCGAGTTGCGAGGAACTCGTCGTCCCATATTTTTGGATGGTGCCGTTGGCCATGCGGGCAAAGAGGAGCATCCCCGATAACAGCGAAATATTATTGCCATCGGTTCCCGCCGGCGCATAGCCGCCTGGCGAGGTAAAGGTATACAGGGAGGTATCCCCGGTACGGGCCAGCGCATCGGCCATCACCAGCCCTGAGCCTAATTGAAACGCGCCATGCCCCCAGGCGCTCCCACTCCCCGATGGGAGTCCAATGCCATCGGTTTTCCACCGATAGAGATCCGTCACCGCCCCATCGCTGAACATGGCAAACCGGACTAACTCTTGTGCCATGGACTTACAATCCAACATGGTTTGCGCGTCGGATACGCCATTGATGCCGCGAATGGCGGCGGGCATCCCGAACATACAGGCGGTGACGATGCGATTCCCCCAGCGCTGGGTGAAGTCATATACCGGACTTCCCCCAAAGTAGACAATCCCCTGATTTGTGGTGTTTCCTGGACATACCGCCCCCCCCATGACCGATCCACTACAGGTACTGTAGTTGGGGGTTCCGCCGACCGCCGGGCGGGCATTAGCAAAGGCCCAGGCGGTGACGCTGCGATTCGACCGCCCTACCACATACCGTGAGGCATTCTGGAACCAGGTTTCGATGTTGGTTTTCTCCGTGGGCGAGAACCCGGTATAGCCGCCGGCGATCAGATAGTCGTAGGCATATAAGAGGTGGCTCAACCACGAGATGATGACCATCAGATTGCCATCGAAGGCCCCGGTGATTTGATTACAGCCACTGGCCCCTGCCCACTTCGTACTATTGGCAAAATTGGTTCCGGGGAGGGTGATTTGATTGAGCAAGTCGGTGCGCACCGGTGTGGCATAACTGACATCGCCGAGGATCATGTAATGAAACGCCGAGGCCATCATCTGGCGGCCATTGGTATAAAACATCCACCCCGGCGGGCCGTCGACATCCGGGAAGCAGGTGGAGCCGTAGGAGGCCGCCAGGGCATCTGTCCATCCGGCCCAATAGCCATCAGTACTCGAGGAGGGATGCGCCGCGCTGCGGTAGGTATTCGCGGGATTCAGGATATCTGTGGTATACATCGTGGCATAACTGACGCCCCCGATGGTCGTACTACTTGTCCGACGGGCTCTCCAAATCGTCAGTTCCTCTTGCGTGACATGCAGCCCGAGTCTCGTAGCAGCGAGGCTTGGCCCCACGCCGCTGAGGAGGCCGAGCAGGAGGAACCCGAGTAGGCGTTGCACCGATCGCATAAGGCTCACCTATACCGTGGGCGGTGGAGCAGATGCGCCATGACTTCGGCTGGGCTGGCCGCATGGCTCAGCATCATGGCCTCATCGATCCGTCCGCTATAACTCGCGGCCCCCAGAAAACTGACACAAAAGCGCTGCCCCGTAGGCGCATTGAGCATCGGCCCTTGCGCCCCCGAGGCTTGCTCCACGGCATTGACGTAGATTTTCGAGGTATCGGTCGTGCTGTTGTACGTCCACACCACATGGTTCCAGGCGCTGAACGTAATGAGCCCCGTACTACTGGTGGGTAAATCATTGCCAAAGTAGCCAAGGGTGACTGAACCATTGGCATTGATCCGAGCATGCACGCTGTTTTGCGTCGACCCGGCATTATGAATGCCCGCCACATCTTGCGCGGCGGCATTGCTGGTGGGAAAGATCCAGACCAGCACACTAAAGCTCGTATTCGCGATATTGACCGGCGTGGCAATATCCACGTAATCACTGCCTCCGCCTGGACAACTGAGGGCACTGGCCCCAAACTTAGCGGCTCCCCAAGTCGCCCCGGTAATCAGCGCGCCGGCATGAACGCCGGTCACATCGGCCGCTGTCGTCCCGGTGCCTTCATTGAAGCGCCATTGCGCGGAGAGCCCCGCGTGGGCGAGCAGTGGACTGAGCAGCAGGGCCAGCAAGAGGCATCGGTTAGGGTTGCGCAATGGTGACTCCGAGGAGGCGGCTTGAAGCCGCCGTGGTAGTATAGTTGGCGCCATCGATCACGAGTCGCCAGAACAGCATCGTGCTGCCCGTCGTACAGGTGCCATTCGGGGTGACACTGGCCGTGCCGGTTTCGATCTCATGTGCGGTCCACGTCAAACTAATGAGCGCTTGTGCCGCCGTGCCCCAGGTACTGTTGACCACATCACTACTGCTCCAGCGCCGATACATCGCTGAAAAATCGGCATCATAGACCACGGCTTCCGAGACCGCGTGATAGACATGGATCGACATATTCAGCGTACTGGTGGGACAGCCGCCCACATCAGACATACGGATTTTGCCGTAGACGACTGAGCTACTGGCCGTATCCGCACAGGTGATTACGTCCGTGAGTGGCCCGCCATTGAGCTGAACCACGCCCGAGACGCAGTTCGTGCCATCTGGGACTAAATTCACGGCATCGAGATACCGGCTGGACACGCCTCCTGGCCAGGGTTTAGCCGCATTGATCAGCAGCTTATCGGCGCTCGGTTCGGTAAAGACGCCGGTCGTATCGCCCGTGGTGGCGATTTCACTCAGGGCGACCGAGTCATTACCCGCATCATCGCCGAGGTCAAGGGTGAGGGCCGAGCCGCCTCCCGCACCGAATGGTCCCACGACGCCGGTATCGGTGCGGGCATACAGGCCATCGTTTTTGCAGTAGAGTTTGGCGCGGTCAGGATCGGTGGATGCTAGCGGATCGGTGGTGCGGCATTTCAGGTCCCAGGTTTCCGGCTCCGCATAGGCGATGCGCATGGTTTCTTCGGCTGTGGGGGTGCCGAGTGAGAATTTCTTCCCTGGGGCGATTTCAAAGACGTGGTCGCAGAGTGTGCCATCGGACAAGCGACAGGTAAAAAACATATCCCCGCCGGATTCGAAGAGTTCAAATCGCGACCCCAGAATGGCATTGCCTGCGAGGATTAACGGCCTGGCCGCGTTCAATCCGGTAATGGTACCCGTCGCGGCATCCACGAGACTTTGGAGCGTCGGGGCCGGCGCACTGGAGCGGAGATTGATGCCGATCTTCTGGAGCGGGCCTGGCGTGATTTCATTGGTATTCAGCGCAATGCTGCCATCATCGGACTGGAATTCCAGCGTGGCCCCATTGACCACCGCAATCGCATCGGCGGTATTGTTGCTGGAGGTAATTGTATCGCTAATCGTGGAGATCACGCCCCCGCCCGCCCCGGCAATGCTAATGGTGTTCAAGGTGGTATAGATGGCGGAGAGCTTGACACTGCCTCCGCTAAATGCCGTCCCATTGGCGGTCACCACCACATCGGTCGCCACCCGGTAATTTTGGGGGGCGCCTTCGGGGAAATCGGGGATATCACTGACATAGCCTAACGTGCCTGGAATCGCGTTGCCCCAGCGTGTCGGATCATCAACCGTGCCCACAGAAAACGTCGTGGGGCCAGTGATCGCTAGGGTGACTTCCACGCGAATGCCCCAGACGAACGAGCCGGCTGGGATCAAGGCCGCAGCGGTTTGGGACGCGCCCACGAGATTCGATAGGGTGGCTGAGGGCGGGGCCCCTCCCGTGCCGGTGACATCGGCGGTGCACTCGATATTGCCAGCGGTATCCACTCCGACCATGTACGGGGTCGCCGGATTGGCAGCGGCGCAATTCTTGGAATACAAGGTTCCCAGGGTACTCACCCCTGGTGTGGGGAGCCTGGCGGCGGGCACGGTGCCACTCAAGAGCTTATCAGCGTTGAGCGAGAGAATGAGCGTATCGGTGATGCAGGCGGCGGTGATGCTCACCGTATCGGCCCCGGCGGTGATACAAGTGCCTGCGCCCACATCCAGGGTGTTGCCGGTCTTGGTGAGGCCATTCCCCGCAATGATGCTGCCGCCGCCGGAAAATTGGGAAAAGGTGAGAGTCGTGGTGCCGATGGTGATGGGGTTGTTAGTGATGAGCACCCAACCACTATCCCCGAGTGTTGTGCCTTGCTCGATAAAGGTAAAGAGGCCAGCTGTCACCTCGGCGGCACTATCGCTATCCGTGCGCCGGGTGAGGACGAAGGGGTTGGACCCATCACCCACAGTGGTCAGAGTATAGATGCCATTGCGCGCCCCCGTGGGCTCATCTTTGACCAGGAGCGCTTGGTTGATGGTGAGGGTAATGCCATCGGTGAAGCCCGAGGTCAAGGCGCCATTCGCCGTGCCGGTAATTGTGGCCCCTACGCCTGCGGCACCGTTGCTGTACGTACTGGAGGGCAGTGCGACAGTGGTGGCAGCGACGACGGAGAGCTTGACGTCCAAGCCCTGGGAAATGGCATCGGCATAGGCTTTGGTGGCGTAAGTGGCACTGATATCATCGGGCTGTCCTGGGCTATGGGAGGCCGCATGCGCCAAGGTGGTGCGATTAGTCACTTGCGCCCAATCGAGTTGCGCGTCATCCCAGGTGGTGCCATTATCCCGAGCCCAGCCAATGGGCGCGTCCGTATAGAAGTAAATCCGGCCCGCAACTCCAGCGGCGGGGCGACTAGCATGATTGCCGCGCATGATGATGCCGGTACCAAGGAGTTGCGCGTTGGGCAGGGAAGCATGCGGCTGGGTGAGGACGTAAAAGGCACCGGAGGTGGCAGAGCCGATCTCACAGGTAGGGCCAGTGGTAGAGTTGATGGAGGTGACGAATTGTCCGGCCGGACACACCCCCGCGGCCCGGTTATCTAGGACAACCTGCCCATTTTGCTGGAGAATCGGCACATCGACGGTATCCCCGGCACTGAACAGCACACTATCGCCGGGAGCATAGGTTGCCGCTTGGGGGAGACTAGGCCAGATCAGCCCCAAGCTGAGCAAGAGCCAGAGCGCATAGATGCGTCGTGGATGTGTCCTCACTTGGCTCCTCATGCGGGGCGCACGATCAGGATCAGCGATTGGCGATAATGCCCAGCCGCCGTGTCATAGAAATCCAGAAAGATTTTATAGCGATGTCCCACCACTCCAGCCTTCACGGTTAGTGTCCCAACAAAGCCACTGAGCGTGCCGGTAGTGCTGACAAGAATGGCTGCCGCACTATTGTCAGCCAGATCGATTGCACTCCCCACCACACGGCTGAGCGTGCGTCCTGGCGGCAATTGTCGCGTCCAGTCCACGCCGATCGGAAATTGCTCTACCGGGTCTTTGCCAATCGAGCCACAGGGCATTCCATCCTCCCGTGCTGGAAACACATAGCGTCGTGGTGGTGCGGCGAAGATGTGCCCGTTCGCCAGCATGGCCGACTTCCTCGTTACGCGATGGCGTCTGTCACCCCGTCGATAGTCGTAATGGTGCCGACTTCCGGAGTCTCGATACGGGTGCTGGCATCGGTCATGGTAATGAGCAGTTGGATATCGTAGGCATATGGTATTTGGGGAGTGAGTAAGATGGTATCCGCACTGATCAAGTTAAAAAACCCGGTGGCTACATTACCGACGGCTCCTGTGTTCGTGATATGCCCTTCATTTAGGTCTAAGGTTGTCGTGATTTCTTTCTGAAACTTCGCATCCACATCAGGATCTGCGGCATCTTCTTTGACGGTGAGCCAGGCTTTCGTGACCGACCCGTTGGCGGGCACATTAGTCACCTGCCAGGGCAGTTGACGAAAATCTCCTGCTACTAAGCTTTCTATGACCCCTGCATAATTGGGCATCCGTGGTTTCCTTCCCTAGCCCCCAAAAGAAAAGAGCCCATCGCCGAGATCTCGATGGGCTCTTTTCGATCCCTGAAACCGCCGTCGCGGCCAGGGTTTGGGGTGAAATCGTTAATTATGGTTAAGATATCAGGTTTTGGGGGCTCTCGCTTCCCTCTAATCGAGTGGTTCTCGGGTGAGGACCATCGTATGCGTCGGTTCTTCCGCCAAGCCGAGACTCCGCATCGGCGTACTGGCCAGCGTGAGCATCAGCAATGCCGTGGTGGCGCGTGTCAGGGTATGCATGGGGGGGCTGACGAGCGCTAGGGTCTGGCTGGCTTCTACGATGGTTAGCAGATGGATGGACGAGCTGCCAAGCGTCAGGAGATGGAGCGGTTCCACCCTAACGTTCAGATCACGCGGCACCTCTAGCAGGCCTTCTGGATCTGTACCGACCCATCCCGTCTCGACCCAGTCGTTTTCCACCCATCCCATGGGGAGTTGCGCCCCACCCATCTGGATCACGATGGCGTCAACGACCTGCCCATCGAATACGAGCGCGTGCATGGGCGTACTTGCGAGCGTGAGACTGGTCATCGCTGTACTCGCCAGCGTATTGGTATGCATCGGTGTGGCGGCCACGCTGAGCACGCGCGGCGTTTCCCCGCAGATCAGGAGATGCAGTGGGGAACTGGCGAGGGTCAAGAGATGCGGCGACTCAGTCGCCAGCGTGAAGGTTCTTGGGGGTTCGAGCGCTGGGGTAATCGGCAGTATGTGGGGTGAGCCGCCAAAATTCAAAAATGCCAGCCACGCCAATGCGCCCATCTAGGTCAACCACCTCAGCACCTGATACGTCAGAGAGACGAGCCACCAGCAGCGGCCGATGCCCATCATCAAGATACTATTCCGGCTGGGATTCGGCCCGCCGACCACCGCCCCGACTTCCGACGCCCCATGCCCTAAATTTGTCGTCCAGACCATAGCTTACCCCTGCACGCTGGCTCCATGGGTAATCTACCCATTGGTGCTGGCTGGCACTTGGGCTCTGATCCGATTGAGTTCTAATCCGAGCCCACGATTCTCATCCGTCAAGGTCTTCACCTGCTGATTGAGGTCGATCACTTCCTGCATCAATTGGGTAGCCAGGTTCAACACGGCTTTGAGATCGTAATTGGTCAGTTGCATGGTCTGTCGCTCCTTGGAGGTGCCGTAGTTCGCGAATCATCTGGCATAACAACGGCTCCAGGGTCATGTTGTGGAGTCCGAAGGCTTCCTGAATGTCGGGATCACAGTGCTCCAGAATCGCCCGTTTGACTTCCGCGAGGGCGAGCGCTTTATTCGGTTTGGCAACGATTTGCATTAGTGGGACTCCAAAGCTTTTCGGAGCTGTTGGACATCTTGGAGAAACTGGATCAGCTGCGTCTGTGGGCCGGTCCAGGTCGCGATTCGGCGCATCAACCGTTGGATATCTCGAGTGAGTTGTATGTGTAGGATATTTCTGAGTGCGCCAGCGCCTGCGCCCTGCGCTACGCCTTGTAAATCTTCATCAAAGCAATCGATGTCGATTGTTGGATTGAACTGTATCTCAGGCATTTCTTACCCTTACGTTCTACGTTATGCACCTTTTATGTATTTGTCACACTGATCTGTTAAACATTTTTAATTGCTTGAACTGTAAGATAGACACTACTTACGCCTGCACTAAGTTGTGCCGTCCAATTCGTATTGATTGTTGTTTGTTTAAATGGTACAGGCCATGATTTAGAAATTCCCCCACCATCTGACGCTAAATCTATACTCCACACGACTGAACCGCCTGTCGTATCGCGTAAATCTACGCGAACCTCTGTACTGCTCTCATTCGTGATTTCCAGTGAGGTTAAATCAAGAAAGTGACTGGCGACTTGGGCAAGAAGAGTCGTTTCCGACGTCGTGGTTAGGACAATGCGATTTTGAACCACTAAGTCTCGCGGCCCATGAGGTACGGTAATCAAGCGCCCTAGATCGTCGCACACGACATTGGCCCGGTCCGCATCGGCTACGGCCGCTTGCCAGGTTTGACGGGCCTGTGCCCCGAATTTCACCGGATTGCCTGAATCCACCGCGTCATGGGCGAGATCCCCGCCCGAGATAAAGGTTCCCGTGCCTGCATTTGCGGTAATCGTCCCATCGACGGTATGCGACCCGCCACCATCGAAGATTTCAACCTTGAGATAACCGTTGGCATCCACCAGTAAGGGTGCCCAATCGCCGGTAGTGCCAACCAAGGAGGTATCCGCATCGCGCCTCACCGCCAAGGCTCCTACTGCGGTATCTGTAGCCCCCGCCACGGCATCAATGGCTTTCCCGAGGTTAGTGGCTGCCACGCCTGGGACAATGGCGGTGGTAATCGATCCCACCGAGGCTAACACTCCTGTCGAATCGTTTGCTAAGGTGACCCGCTGGGCCGTCGCTTGTGCGCCACCGCCGACGACGTTGAGGACGGTGTTGGACACGGGTTGCGTGACGGCTGATCCATCGACGGTTAACGCGTTGGCCGCCGTCACAGCAGCGGAGCGTTCAGCGGTGAGATCGCGTATCTGTATGTACAGGTTCCGGTTGGCCGACATGCGCAGCGCCCCGGCATCGCCCTCATCGACACTATCTGGGCCTGTATCGTCAAACTGGGCCCCGGCCATCATGACTTTGCTGGTGCCTGGGGTAAACGCGGCATCATCGGCAATCACCGGGTCATCGATGAGCTGTAAGGCGGTGAGCGCCGCGCCATCCACTTGTGTAGCAAAGGTACCCGCGTTCGTCACCGCATGCGCTGCAACCGTGACGGTTCCCTGAATCCGGGTGACATCGACATCAAGGCCATTGGACCCATCACCCGTAATCAGTGTGCCCCCTGCCGCCAGATTGACCACCTGTGAGCCATTACGGAGCGACCAGAGCCGCACGACATCGGCATCACCACTGACATCACTGGGCGCCGCTGCGGAGGCATACGCCCCTTGGAGAACGGGATTCCCTGCGGCCACCGCGTCATGCGCCGCATCTCCGACCACTTCAATCGTGTTGGTGCTGGCTGGCAGGGAGCCGACTGTGACGGTACCACTGATCGGTTGCGTAACCCCTGACCCGTCAACGACGACGGTGCCGCTGGGAATGACCCATAAGGCTCCGGTACTGTTGGTGCGGGCGGGCACATAATCGCCATCGACGGGCGTTAAAGCGCTGAGCGCATCATCACGCACGGCTAAGAGCGCCACCCCAGTATCCGTTGCGCCTTGGGCGCTATCAATCGCCTTGCCGAGGTTCGTGGCTGCCACGCCAGGCACCACGCTGGTAGTAATGGAGCCGAGCGAGGTGAGCACCCCATCGACCGTGAGCGAGCCGCCATTATCATCGATACTAAGCACGCCGGTTGAGTCGGTCGCGATGGTCACTCGTAAGGCTGTCGCTTCCGCACCGCCACCCACTACGGCCAGCGTTGCGTTGTCCATGGTGAGTGACCCGCCATTGTCGTCGACCGAGAGCACCCCTGTTGAATCGGTGGCTAAGGTCACGCGCTGCGCGGTTGCTTCGGTTCCACTCCCCACGACATTCAATGGCGCTGGTACGGAGGCCACCGCCACATCAAGGTTGCCGCCGAGGTTATCCGAGCGCAGATCAACGGGGATGGGGTCGGTGGTGGAGACTAGATTGGCGGTGCCAAGGGCACCCCAGGCCAATTTGGAAATCTGGAAGTGCACGAGTGAGATTTCATCAGTAGCAAGAATCGCTCCACCTGTTCCACTCACTCTGTTATCGCTCAGGCTCTTTATCCTGAGCTTCTCTACATCGCTGTAGAGGTCGGACTATTTCATCATCCTCTGTGTAGGATGCCGGGCGCTCGTGGGTGGGTTATTGGGTTGGCTCCTCACCACCTAGTCTCTAGACCGTCGTGAGTACGTGTCGCCATTCCTCACGCTTGGTACGGCGTTACCTCAAGGAGGCTTTCACCGTTTCACCCGGTTTGCGCTATGCCGTTACCAGCATAGGGAACTATGGTTAATTCAGCTCGATATTGTCGGCCAACTAATTATCCCTCCTTGCAATACTTGACATTATCTGCTATACTCCTTTTCACAGAAAGGAGCGCGGATATGGCAAGACTGGTTGATTTGAGTGGCCAACGATTCGGCCGCTTGCTGGTCCTGAAGCATGCGGAAAAACATGGAACAAAGTGGCGCTGGGAGTGCTTGTGTACCTGTGGACAACTGTCGTATGCATATACATCTGATTTGCTGTCTGGCAAACATACATCCTGTGGCTGTTATCATCGAGAGCGTGTAACAAAGCATGGCGCGTTGGTCAAACCGCGAGTGGAGATCGGTGCAAGATTTGGACGGTTGACGGTCAGTAGCCGTCTTCTTGATCACCCTGACCGTCCATGGTACTGTCAGTGTGATTGCGGCCACATGGCCACTGTCGCTGCAGGGGATTTGCTGAATAGGCACGTGAAGAGTTGTGGATGTTTGCGGCGAGATATGGGTTCTGTCAAGCGGACTCGGCAGTTGCAAGGCCAACGTTTTGGCCGCTTGCTGGTCCTGAAGCGAGGGGAACCTATTTCTCGTGTGGCGACGTGGTTGTGTCAATGTGATTGTGGCAACGAAACGACCGTCCGCACGTATTGTTTGACGAGCGGTATGACGCAGAGTTGTGGGTGTCTGAGGCGTGATAACGTTTCGAAGCGTTCCTTGCATGAGTTGACTGGACAGACGTTTCACTATTTGACTGTCATCTGTCGAGGTCCAGATACAGGGACTGGTCGACATGTCCATGTTCAGTGGGTCTGTCAGTGCCGATGCAAAACGATTTGTATTATTGAAGCATCTAAACTGACGAGCGGTTGGACCAAGAGTTGTGGGTGTATCCGTTCGGATATTTTGGTTCCGGAAGATCAGCGCCGTTTGTTGCGCTCGACACATAACTCGTGGAACAGCATGAAACAACGGTGTACAAATCCCAATACCCCTGGATATCACTATTATGGCGGGCGTGGGATTACGTTCTATGAGCCGTGGCGCCAGTTTAAAGCTTTTCTTCATGATGTTGGCATTAAGCCATCTGATGGGCATAGCCTCGACCGCTATCCTAATCCGAACGGCAATTATGAACCAGGCAATGTTCGGTGGGCCACAAAACTTGAACAAGCCTTAAATCGTAAGATTCCTGATACGATTAGGTTTCCAGAACGTCATCTTTCAACTGGTCGTTTTATCACTGGGGAGCCTCACCACAGATAGACCCACATCATCCTGCATAACTCTGGGGTTATCGCCCCAGCCCTAGCAGCAACAAGCTATTGACTAATGGCCCCACGCCTCCACCCACCGCTGGCGCTTCGGGCACCTCGAATTCCAGCCAGGACACTTGCGCCCGTCGCGTGGCTTTGGGATGCACCGCGACCGTATAGGCGGTCCAATCGGACAGCGTACCGGTAACATCCCACACCGAGGGGTCTTCGGTGGCCCCTGTAGCTTGGCGCCAAGCCCCACCGACCACGCAGTTCAGACCAACGGCCCCCGCGGTGAGGGAGGTAATAAACGCTTGCCCCAGGGTATAACTCGTCGGATAGGCGGTAATCCCCGTTTGCTCCCCCGCCATACCAAAGAGCGCGCCAAAGAGATAGGTTTTTGACCCACCCGTCGGTGTGACCGTGGTCGAGTTCGGTTCTGTGGCGCTCCCTGTGGCCACCGTTGAGAGCTGTGGTGGATTGACGGTAATATCCTCCGCCCCGGAGATTTGCCAAGCAATGGCGGCAAAGCGCCCACTGCCGGATGAGAGCGTGATGGTCGAGCCTTCGGCGCCCGTGACGGTATGATAGGCCAAGGCCATTTGATCATCCGCCGCGTCATCGCTGGCATCGAACAATTCCACCCAACTGGCATCAGGCCAGCCGATGGCCCCTGCCGACGCATTGCGAATCAACACGACCAGCAGGTTTCCTGCCACGAGGCTCCCTGGCAGGTTCACCACGGGCGTGGTCGTCGCCGTCGAGCCACTAGTGGTGGCACTATTAACGATGGCCGGGTTGCTAGGAACCACCGGACAATCGGCCACCAACCGCGTATAGAGGCTGCTATAGGCGGTAATGGCATCGGCTTCGGCACCTGAGAGCGTGTAACTGCCTGCGGTCCAGCCGGCGCCGATATCGGTGAGGGTCGCGGCCGTGGCAATCAACGTGCCCTGACTGCCCTCGTTGGTATAGCCTTCGCGCAGCTCGACGGTGAGGCTGATGGCGGCCCCGCCTGCGGTATCCTTGCCATAGCGCCAGCGTAGAGTATGGCCACTCGATGAGACCGGATCGGTGAGGCTCCCGAGCTGAGCGACATACACATCAAGGGTAGGGGTGAGTTGGGTGCGGATATAGTCGGCATCATCGGCGACCGTTTCATCGAGCTGATCGTAAATCGTGGTGGTGGTTCCATCGTCCTCTTCCCAATTATCCCGCGTCGTGTCGGCCATCGGCCGTGCCAGTTGGGGTGTCGTGATGATGGTGTCAAGGAAGGGGAGACTCCGCCAGCATGGAGAAAAGAGCCCGACCGGGGCACTGGTGGGGCTCAAGGTGGTGCCGGTGAGGGTTACAGCGTTCCCGTTCCCACTGAGGTCTTGGATCGGGCTGTCATTCCAGAAGAGCCAATAGCCTTTGAGGGTACTGGAGCGGGGCAGGCGTCCCGTGACCGCCCAGCCGACAAATTCATTGTCGGTCGGGCGGCCTTGCAGGATCGCGATGCGGTCAATATCCCCGATAAAGCTATTTTGATTCGTGGCGGAGAGCCAATTCCCAATCCGTCCCGCATCCGTGCTTGGCGCGGCGAGTGTGTTAGTATCGGCATTCGTCTCGGTGGCCAGCACCCCACTGCTATAGGTGTATTTCTTGAAGGTCGCGGCCGCGCCAGTAGAGCAGAAGAGGCACAATGCGGTCCACTCGTTCAAGGCCAGGGCTGTAGTTGAGGTGCCGTTGGAGTTGGCAATCCCTGTATGGGTGAGGTCGAGAATGCCATTGATATCACTCACGCCGATCCCATAGCCTCGTGCGGCGGTGCCGACGACGAGAATCTGCTCATTATTCCCAGCACTGCGATACGTGGGCAGCCGGACCACGGCCATCAGACAGACATCGGTATTGAAATTCCACACCGCCGAGGCGGGAATAGTGAGGTAATCGACCGATGTATTACCAGGCCAGGCGCGTGCCATCTAGAGCAATCCTGTTTCCTGAAACGCCCAAATCATTAAGGCAATGGCTTTTTGCTGTGTCGTCGCCGTGGACTTGAATGGTTCCGGCAACCGGGCGAGGAAGTTTTGCTTGATCGTACTCCCAGCAGTGAGCGCGGCTGGCAGCGCATCCATGGTGTCGTCGATCGAGCCAATCGCCGCGGTGAAATCCGCGACGGTCATGGTGGCGGTAATATTGGCGCTGGTATACAGCCGCCGGGCGAGTTCCCGTGCGGCATTGGCGCGTTCTCCAGCGGTTTGTGACATCAGGGGCTCCTTAGACGAAGAGAATACTCGGGATCCACGTACTCACCTGTGCGAGAGACCAGGAGGCGGTCTCAAAGGTAAGATCCATCACGATAATCTCCCCGGCCACCACCGTATCGGCATCCATCGTCCAGCGTGCCTCGACATATTGATCAGCGTCCCCCGTGCCCCAGGTCAGCGTGGCCCCCGAGCCCCCGGCCTGTCCGGCTTGACTGGTGGGGGTCACCGATTCGGCGAGAGGCGTGGCCGCTGAGGGACTTTCCCCAACCGCCACACTCACCCATTTCGGATTGACCCGTGCCACCCCAGCGGTCGCGTTGGCGAGGGCGAGGAGCCGGAAGGTGGCGGTGCCGGTTGGGAGGGTCGTGGGCATCTGAAAGCGTAAGCGCCAGATCGTATCCGCGCCCAAGCTCGCGGCCACCCCGAGACCTTCCTCATGCTTGCTATTGGCCCCGCCGCCCACATAAATATTCGGAAAGGCATTGCTGGTGGTTGGATACGCGGAGTTCGGAAAGAAGGGACCGCCCGCCATACTGACTCATCTCCTTTACGGTAAGGCGTCCAACGCTAACGGCACATTGGCCGCCATCGCTTCATCGCGCACGGTGTTGTAAACCGTATCGTCGATATCGTCGCGGGTATGGGCGGTCACCACCAGTTCAGCCGCCAGCGCCCAATCGCCAGCGGTCACCCGCGGCACAAATAGGGGGTACTTCGCGGCAAAATCGTTGGCGGCCACATTGGTCATGGCGGCATCCAAGGCGGCGAGAAATCCCGCGATATCTGGCCCGGCGGGTGGGGTGTAGGGCTCCCAGTCGCCATCAGGATCAGGGAGATACCATTCCCCTTGCCGGAGATGGAAGCTTTCAGGCTCATCCCGCACCAGATCGCCGTCTTCATTGAGGTCCATGTGGCCCCAGCATTTCAGTACGTTGGTGGCTGGGTCACGAAAGCTGTGTTTCGCCACTAGCTGTCTCCATTTACAAAGCTAAAGCCGAGGATACTAATAAAGGCTTGGCGTGCGGTGATAAACGCGGTGCCACTCACATCCACCCATTGATAGGCCATGAATTGGCCGGTATTGGGGTGCACCCCCAGGGTTGACCCCGTGCTCTGCTGGTTGGCTTGCGCGGTCAATGAGATTTCAGCTTGAACACCCGCGACTCCACTAAAGACGCGCAGGAGACTTTGCGCCGTGCCAGCCGCGTTGGTCAGGAGGGCCGCCGAGGTTTGCGTATACACCAATAAGCAATTGGGGGGGACGAAACTCCCAATACTAAAGCCGGTGGGCACCGTCGCCCCCCCACCCCCTACCGCTCCTTGCACCGTCCGGTAGATGACCGTATTCCCCCGCACGTCGTGCGCCACGAGCTGGCTGGAGGCATTCAGCCGAGCGGGCGCGGCCACCGCCCAATGGGTATAGGTGGCCGGCAGGGTGGGGCCGGTGGGGGGGGGATTCTGCGAGGCAATTGTCCGGAGCGGGAGCCCCCCGTTGGAGATGAAATAGGTGTAAATCCAGACGTTGGCGGGGAACACCGCCGCTTGATCGCGGCCATTGATGATGGGCCCGGCTAAGCTGAGATTGCAGGTGATCGGGGTAAATTGACTGGTGATGTGGGGTAAGATCAGCCCTGTACTACTCTGCAGTCGAATATGACTCGCCGAAATATCCAGTTGCGTGAGGGGATTCGCCGCATTGACCCCGCCGATGAGGCCCTGCACCCGGCTGATATTCGTCTGTGCCCGGAGATCGGTATCGTGGGTGCGATGATCGCCGTTATAAACCCCTTCGGTGAGGGTCAAGCCTTCGGGTCGGTCAACGTGTGGCATCTCGCCTCGCTATGCCAGCTGGTGATAGCCTAACCGGAATTGTCCAATGACACTAGTGAGTAAGACTTTCCCGCCAAACGGTAATTGCCGGGGCTCTGTGAGAAAAAAGACTTCGCCCGTGTTGGTAATCGCCAAGCGCCATCGGGTCGACTGCCGCGAGACGAGAACCACGGGCGCGGTGGTGCCGGTGCCGGCTGGTTGGGTGAGGCTGACCACCCATACCCCTCCCGCAGTGGCCGGACGCACATAATAGACCGTGCTATTAGCACTGACCAGGCGAATCCAGCTCCACGTACTCGCATTCACCGCGTTGATGCCGGGGTTGAATGAGCTGAGGAGAAACGTGCTCTCCTCATCGACCGACAAGTACCACGTCGCACTACTGGCATCTTGCAGGAGCGCATAGGTTGCGGCCTCATAGTCCAACCCCGTGTCCAAGCATTCAAGGTCCGTTTGGTGCGCTTCGGTCTTGAAGTTCACATTCAGAACTTTCAGGAGTCGATTCTGCCAGCCTGTGCCGGTAGGCTCTGGTCCCCCACGCCAGGTCAAGGTAAGGTAATTCGAGGGCATGAGTGAGGGATAGCGCACGGTTTTCACGGGAAAGCGCACCATGGCTGGGAGCAAGGCATATCTAGCAAAGAAAAGGCTCTCCCACGCCTTGAGATGGACTTCGGTCCGAATGCCCGGTAATAGCATCTCTTTCGGTTGCTTGCCTCCATACAGGCTGATGGAGCGGTTATGCGTGGCCGAATCCGGGGCAGTAAAGTCTCCCCGCGACCAGCTGTATTGATAGCGGACGGTGAGGGCATTACAGAGATTACGTCGGTCTAAATCCCACTCGACCGAGAGCTCTGGGGCTTCCCCGACCAGATCGGTGCGCGCATCAAGTTGGGCCATAATACGCGAGGGATCGACCCGCAGGACCTCATCTAGAGCAATGGCCAATGTGCCGACGGAGGTGAGCAAATGATCGCCAAAGTAGTGGATCATTAGCTCCGTCAGCCATTCCTTGTAGGTCCGGTGCTCCCCGAACACCCAATGAATCGTGTAGCCATGCCCTTCACAGCGTCGCCGCGATTCGTTCACCGTGGCGCGGTCGAAATCCCCCATCAGCCAATCGCCATAGGTTGTGAACACATACTCAACCGCCGTGATGGGATTGGTGATCAGTGCTCCGGTGCCATCGGCTAAGCCGAGCCCCCGCCAGGCCACCTGCCGGCCCCCAGGATCGGTGTTGAACGTGACCGTCGTAATTAGCCCCTTGCCCTCATAGTTATTGGCCAGGTCGATGGTGTAGACGATGGGGTTTTGCTTCACATCCTCGACATAGATTTCTGAGATCTGCGCGGCAGACCGCCCATTATTCAGGCAATATGTCCAGGTCGTCACATCGATCAGCACGGCGGGGAGCATCCCCCCAGCTTCGGGATCGGAGCTATTGACCGCAGCGGTGAGAAAATCCCCACAGACGACGGGCAAAATCGCCCCAGGATCGCCGGGGTGCAGATACTTGGCGGCCGTTTCAAGGAGGAGCGTATCGTTGAGCTTCACTGATAATGGTTCCTATCGCAATTTTGTGATACGTTGATCAGGGTTCTCCGTATTCGAGTGTCACCTGCGAGAGTCGAATCACCACGCGCTCGACTTGCCCTTGCAGGAGCAGATGCGTATCCCCCCCGCCATAATGTAGCCAGCGCCCCGCTGGCATGGCTAGTAAGGGCTCGGTGACCACTAGCTGACTCCAGAAGCGCCGATCATGCCGTAAGGTCTCTGTGGCGCGTGGGCGTTCGGTGGTGCCGATAGAACCCACGAGATCGTTGCCCAAGGGTACGGTGGTTATAGCCACATCACTACTGGTTACCAGGCTATCGAAACGCCCCAGATCATCAGCCAGCACCGCATCGGGTGGGATTTTGTGCCCAAAGAGCCGTTGGCCCGACCAGGTTTTCAGAATGAAAATCGCCTCATCGCTATAGGGGCCAGGATTTTGGTGATAGATCAGTTCCAGCGCATGGGGATCGCCGTAACAGGTGGCCCCGCGGACTTCGCCGGGATTGGGCAGCACGATGGGCGTGCCGGTAACCGCCACATCACTTTCGACCCAACCTTCCTGCACCCAATCACTTTCCACCCACCCGGCCATAGCCGATTCCTAGCGCAAGGGGAACTCGACTAAGACGTCGCTCCCGTAGGAGCGCAGGGTCAAAATGTCGTAGATCGAGTTCAAGGTCGCATTCGCGTCATTGCGTAGCTTGAGATTCGCGCCATGCACGACGGTGATGATCCGCGCCGGATCGGCGGGCCGAATGGACACCACTTCGCCCTCGGCCACACCATTGATGCGCGTGAGATTGTCGGCTCCAATCCCATTGGTATCCACGATGTACCACCCAGCCCCATTGAGCGTGATGATCCCTGAGCTGATGATGACCGTTTGTGGTGTGCTTTTGAGCCAGTTAAAATTATTGTCTGCTTCCGCGGGTGTGAGCAGCCGTCCGACTTCAAAGCGTTTGATAATCCCCATTAGCTGAGGCTCCGGGCCAGACCTGCAAAAGTCGCGTGCACGTCATATCGGTTAATGACCCGATGACTGGCGTCAAACTCGTTCACCCAATGATAGAGCCCAAACTTGGCCAGATCGGTATCATTGGTGATGAGGTAGCATGGCCGTAAATCCCCATTGGGCTGATCATTCAGGGTTTGCCAAGTGGTATGGAGTTTCTGGTAATCCCCGCCAGCGATGTCTTGAACGTGCGGGAAGATGACATCGAGTCCTTCACTAGTGGGACTACTCACACCTTGGCCGGCGGTGAGCCCCGCGAGATCGAGTGGATTACTGAGTCGTACTTCGTTTGCTCCGAAGCCAATTTGGTATGCCTCGACGGTGATGCGAGGTCCGAGGTACCATTCACTCAGCCGGATATCGCCCTGCCCCACGCCGATGGTAAGCCGCAGCCGCCAATACTGCGCGGCACTGGCGGCCGGAAAGATGACTTTTTTTCCCGCCTGCCAGGGGATTAGTTCGTTATGCATGAGCGACGCAAAGTTGCTGGCATTGCTCGATTGCAACCGGGTGACTGTCGTGGCTAGCAAGTTATGGTCATAGAGCACACACGCTTCTGGGGTCAGGGCACTGCCGAGATTGGCGATCAGATCGAAGGTACTGCCATCAGCCACAGTGGCACTGCGAAACTCGGTATTGCGGCTCCAGTCGACTAAGGCCGCCACACCCCATTTGCGAATGGCGGGGAAGGTCCAGGTATCGCCCGCGACGACATAGGGCAGGCTCACACCGTTGGTGAAACGAATTTGGAGGCCATTATTCAACGTGACGAAGGTTCCAGGCACGGGTACCACATTTTCCGCATTCCAGCTGGCGCCCCCGCTATCACTCCAGCGGTAGGTGGAGCCAGTGAGCGTGCCGGTCCCATCGACATTCTGCATCTGCACCACATAGAAGGCATTGAGGATGCCGGTATAGGCCCCCTGGACGCTAAACACGACACTGCCGGCTTGGCTGGGCGTCACCCCGGCCGCACTGGCCGCGGCATAGGAGGTGGCTGAGAGCATGCTGGGCGTTAAGAAATTCTGGTAGAGGAGGCTCGCGCTCATCGCCGTCGCCCTAATTGCGTCGTCAGTTGCCGCTCAACATGCCGCGAGAGTTCATTGGCGAAGCTGCGGATATCGCGCTCATCCTTAATCACTGCATTGACGATGACATTCACTGTAATGGTGATGGGCGCACCAGTCGGCTCCACTGTGCCGCCGCTCTGATACCCCCCACTGATGAGGGCTTTCGAGGCTTTGCGATTCATTACGAATGAGCCGGTGGGCACGCGCAGGGGTACGCTATCGCCATCACCTGAGCCGCCTACCATGAAGCGCGGCCAGGTATCGTTGACCGTGGCGAGTGCGCCCAGTTGATGCCCTGACAATGGCCCTTTGAATACCAGCTCTCCCGGCTCCGCCATGATGTGCGTCATGCCACCCATGGCAAAACGCTGCATTGGTACCAAATCCTGGGGCTGCATGGCGCGGAGCGGACCGCCCCATTGCAAGCCGGAGACGAGTCCACCGAGCTGTTCCTGTTGATCCGCGCCCCCGCCTGTACTAATGCTGGCCACGACATTCACCGGGAGCGGTAAGGGCTGGACACTGGTGGCTTGCACGGCTGGTGGGGGTTGCGCGGTTAGATTGACAAGTTCGAGATTGGAGAGATAGAGCGCTTGGATTTGGCTTTCGAGGGCCTGCAAGCTGCTGAGCGTGGCTTCCTGAATGGCTTTGATCTGCTCATTCAGAGTTGTCGTATCTTGCGCCTCGGTCAGTTGTTCATTTAGCGCATCCAAGAGCGCTTGCTCGGCTTCCAATTGCGCGAAGAACACGTCCATTTGCGCGGTGAAGCGGGCATTCTCCGCGTCTTCTTGGATTTGCAGCGCATCATATTGTGCCTGGAGCGCGTCATAGGCGACATCAAGCGTTTCTTGCTGGGCTGCCAGCGCTTCCAGTTGGGCGTCAATGCCTTCTTGCTGGAGGTCTAAGGCGTCTTGTTGCAGCGCCACGGCATCGCGTTGGGCATCAATGCCTTGTTGCTGCAAGTCGATCCCTGCACGTTGCGCATCAATGCCTTGCTGTTGGAGGTCGATGCTTTCGCGCTGGGCGTCAATGCCTTGTTGCTGCAGCTCCAGTGCTTCAATTTGGGCGTCAATGCCTTGTTGCTGCAGCTCCAGCGCTGCTAATTGCGTGTCAATCCCTTGTTGCTGGAGGTCCAGCGCGGCTTCTTGTGTACTGAGGGAACTTTCCATCGCCGCGAGTTGCGCTTCCTCGGTACTGAGTTGGTTGGCCGTGAGTTGGAGCTGCTGATCGATCTGCTGTTGCAATTGGATCAGACCATCATTGCCTTCTTTCTGCAGGTCGAGTTGGTTGGTCGATTGCCCCAGGGCTACGAGTTCGTTGTTCAGTTCCACGAGCTGATTCAGCGTATCGATCTGTTGTTCGCCAGTTTGGCCAGACAATTGGGCTTGCAGCTCCGCGATTCGACTGCGCAGTGCCCCCGCCGCCACCGCTGGTGCTTGTCCACCTCGCACGAGCCCTTGGACTTGCTGGCTGAGTTGGGTCAAACTCTCGACGGATTGCTGTAGGCTCTGGACGGAGTCCTGCCGCGCGGCAATTTCATCACGGAGTCCCTGGAGTTCTTCGCGCTGTTGATTGAGCGCGTCTTGTTGCAGCCCAATCGCTTCGCGCTGTTGATTGAGCGCTTTTTGCTGGAGGTCAATGGCTTTCGTTTGTTGATCTAGGGCTTTCTGTTGGAGGTCAATCACTTTCGTCTGCTGATCCAGGGCGGTTTGTTGGAGGTCAATGGCTTTCGTCTGCTGATCGAGGGCTTTTTGCTGACCATCAATCGCTTTCGTTTGTTGGTCTAAGGCTTTTTGCTGCAGGTCGAGGAGTTTCTGCTGATCGTCCACCGCATCACGCGCGGCATCAATGCGTGCTTGCTCCACATCGAGTACTGCTTTCTGCGCATCGAGCAGATCGCGTTGGGCTTGAATGGCGTCTAGGGCTGCTTCATGGGCTTCTTCGGCGGCGTCTTGCACCTCGGCATAGGCGTCGAGCACGTCTTGCTGCGCATCCACCGCGGCCTGCGCTGTTTCAATGAATTGGGCATGCTGCTCTTGCAGCAATTGGATTTGCAGCGCCGCATTGGCGATGATGTCCTGCCGCATCACTTCAAAGAGCGGAATGACCAGCGTCAAGCTATCGCTCAGCCGCAGGATTTCCTCAGCGGTCTCGTCCATGTGCTCTTTCACATCAGCTAACTTATCGGCGGTCGGGGTTAACGTCGCGGTGAGGCTATCGATATCCTTCACTAGCGCACTCAGCACCGGGGCCAACTGTTGCGCGGCAATGACGATGCCGGCCAATTCCGGGGTCAAGGCCGCGACTTCTTGGGGGATGGCGGCCGCGAGTACAATCCCCTTGAAAAAGTTCTCCTGTGGACCGGTGAGGGCTGCTTTGAGGCTATTGGTCAAATCATTGGCGAAGTTTTGCATAAAGGCGGTGACACGGGTCTTGACCGGACTGAGATTGCGCTCGACATCATCATTGGCGACTTTTTCTAACTCGGCAATCGCCACGTTGAAGGTTTTGAGCACGTTGACCATGCCTTGGGAGGCTGCGGGGAGGAGCCGAATCTGTGTGTCGAGATCGGCCGTGGTGAGCTGCTGAAAGGCTTCGTTCAATGGCGCTAAGAAACTAGAGCCGATTTGAATGGGAATAAAAGCTAGTTGCTCTTTAATGTCCTCCTCTAACCTCTTCGCATTGGCGCTATTCAGCGTGAGCGCGCCCGCGATGCCTTCTTCCAACGCTTGTTGTGTCGAGCCGAGGAGCGCTTCTGGATCAATAGCGACTTCGTTGATGGCCTTCAGCATGGCGTCAATCATCTGATCGACGCCTGTACTGAGTGCATCCGCGGTTTTTGTCGCGACATCATCCCCGAGTTTTTCAGATTCTACGGTCGAGGCTGAACTCGTCCCCTGCCGAACCAATTGGCCGCTCTCGACGCCGATGCTGGAGCCCTGGAGTTGCCCGACGACCAGGCGTGGTCCCCCAGGTTTGATAAACTGGTCGAGAATCATGCCAATGGCCGCCAAGACGGCCGCGGCAATCAAGCCATAGCCGGTAAACCCCGTGGTCGTGGCGGTCCCAATGGCGGCTGCCATGAGTCCTGATGCGGACGCGGCGGCGAACGCTCCAGCCGCGGATGATGCGGCGTAGGCGGCCTGCGCGGCGCTGTTATTCGCATTGAGCGCGCCATAGATACCGCCCCCGACGGCAGCTAAGCCACCAGCCACACCCAAAGTAGAGAAGGCTGGACTCGCGGCTGAGCCTGTTGGAATGCCGACGTCGAATGAGAGGGCGGCGGCATCTACGGAGCTTTGCAATCCTTCGACGCCATAGAGGAGACTCGTCATGGTGTTATCGAGGGAACTGATGGTCGAGCTGAAGCCTCGCAGGAGTGAGGAACTATCGCCATAGAGGTTATACGCTTGCTTGCCTAAGCTTAAGAGAGTCGAGAGGTCGAAGCCCCCCCCAGCGGCTCCACCTCCCGCTCCTCCGGCCGCCCCCCCTGCGGCCGTGCCAAAGGCTCCTAAGAATTGTGTGGCCACGGAGATGATAATCGGCCGCAGCACCGCATAGGCGATCATGTCGGCAATGGTTTTGAAGAAAAATTGCTTGAGGCTGGTGAGCAGGTCTTTGATGCCGGTGATCTGCCCATCGAAGAGATTAAAAAGAAAATCCCCAGCCACATCGGTAGCACGTTCGACAAAGTGCCGTAGCCCTTCGCTTTCTTCGTTGAGGAGCTGCTGGCGCTCGGTTTGCTGCCGAATCTCTAAGGCTTGTTTGTCTGCGGCAAATCGGTTATCGACCTCTTGGAGTCGTGTGTATTTCAGTTCTTCATCCGTGACATTCTGCTCGATATCTTTTCTTCGTGCCTCTGCCAGACTTTCCATGCGGCGTATTTGGTTTTCAAAGTCTTTCTCTTGCAGGGCTTTGAAGCGATTCAAGCCTTCCTGCTTTGTGATGACTTCCCCTTCGACCTGCGCTTGAATCAGGCCCTTTTCTGCATCAATGACTTGCTGACGTCCCTCTAGCGTCGATTGCAGCGCTTTGACGGCTTGTTCTTCGAGTTTGAGGCGTTTGGCTTGTTCGGCCTCTTGGACTTTTGTACGCTGTGCTTCCAGCGCTGTTTGTTTTTGGTACAGATCGGTATCGAGTGCTAACTGTTTGGTGTTGGTGCTGGCTTGAGACTCTAAGAGTTGGGCTTGGATCACCGCCCGTTGGGCCGCAGCTTGCTCCGCAGAAATCAGTCCCGCTTGGACTTGCCGATCAAGACTCGCTTTCTCGGCATTGAGTTCCGCTTCTCGGAGTTTTTGGATTTGTGGGAGTGCGGCCTGTTGGGCTTCCACGCGCTTTTGCTCAGTCTCTACGGCAATCTCGGCTCGGCGAATCCCCGCCCGTTCATCAATCTGCTGTATCGCCGCCGCATTCCCTTCCGCGGCGCTGACATGCTGATTTCGCTGCTGTTCGAGCGCGTGGAGTTCCGCTGCTTCGGCATTACTAATCTGCTGCAAGCGCTGCTGGAGCGCGGATTCTGCCTGTTGGAGCCGTTGTTGCGCCCCTGCTTGTTCGAGTTGCGCGCGGGCTTGTTCAGTTTGTGTGGTAATGCCCAGAGTTTCGCTTTGCGCTTTGCGTAGCGCTTGGGCCATATTCTTGGCCACGATTTGGGCGCGTTTCTCGGCATCCTCGAGGAGTTTCCCTTGGGCATCGACAAACCCAAACTCTTTCAGTTGTTGGGCGCGGCTCACCCCGGCAATCGGTTCGGTTAACACTCGCAGCGCCATACGATATTGCTCGACTTTCCCCTGGAGCTTGGTTACGTCAAATGACGACTCAGCTTGGTTAAATTGGGCAATAAAGAGTTTGAGTTCGTTGAGGGAAATCGCGGCAAAATCCTGGATCGGCGCTAAGTCTCCGGCGATTTCTCCGACCCCGACGTTGACCTTTGCTTGGGCGGCCTTCTGGACTGAGAGGATGTCTGCGCCCGTGACTGTGCCTTTGAGCCCTTCAAAAATATTGCTGGGGTTGATGGATTTCAGGGCATTCCAAGCTTTGGTGAGGAGTCCGACCTGCGCTTCCTGCTTGGCCAGTTCTGCGGTGAAATCTTGCGTGCGTTTCACATTATCTTGAAAGGTTTGTCCGGTCTGGTCGGAGGCTTGCCGGAGTTCGGGGAAGCGTTGTTGCAATTCGCGCATGGCCGCTGCTAAAAAACTTGTCTCGCCGACGGTGCGGTTCGTTTTGGCGGCGACCTCAGTAAAGGCTTTTCCGAGGTCGGCTGTGGTACCTTGTAAGGTGGTAAAGAGCCGCTGCAGCGGGGACATCTCTTTGAAGGCTTGGCGCTGGGCTTCGGTACTGCGATCCACGGCGCTGGTATACGCCACATAGCCCCCGACCAGTGTTGCGAGCGCGAGTATAATGATCCCAATCGGTCCTGTCGCTAACTTGACGAGTGTTGCACCTAATGCAATGCCCTGTGCATTGATGAGCCCCACCGCCACCGCGCCAGCGCTCGCAATCGCTGAGAGGGTGACAATCGCGGCGCCCATCGCCACGACGGTACTGATGGCACTTTGCATCGCAGGCGATAAGGCATTCACAGCGATGAGGAGTTCGGTCACCGCCGAGACGCCCGCGCGAAGCCCTGGTAAAAAGGCGCGACCGAGGGCATTGGCTGCTTCCTCTTGGAAGCGCGCCATGGATAGGAGTTGTTTCCCCGCGTCACCCATCGCTGCCGTATAGACCCCAGCGATTCGTGCACCTTGTGTGAGCGTTTGGGTCAGTGCCACTTGCTGTTTTTCAGCGAGCGTGAGGCTCTCTACAGTTCGGCCTGTTTGCTGCGCAAAACTCCGATAGGCCTGTTCAAGGTTGACTGTCAGCCCATAGGTCCGGAAGATCTCTGGTTGGAGGGTGAGCACGGCATGGAGCAAGCCTTGGAGGGCTTCCGAGCTGTTTTGTCCACTAATCGCCGCGGCATCTTGGGCCACGCGGGCGAGCTGCGTGGCTTTCGTGAGATCGAGGTTGTTTTGGATAAACCGGGTAATGACGGTACTGGCTTCTTGGGTGGTAATCCCCAGGGCTTTGACTTGGGCCACATACTTTTGTGATTCTTGCGTTGAGATGCCAGCGGTACGGGCCACTTGTCCCAGGACTGTTCCTAAGACTTCGGTCCGGGCTGCGGTCAGCGTAACTTCTTGAATAAAATTGACGAGCCCCCCGGTCACGCGAAACGCCACAAAAAACGCGCTCACCGCAGCGGTCATTTCGCCAAATCCTGCGGTGATGACTTTTTTACTCGTTTCGGCTTCGGCGCGGAACTGCCGCTCGGCCTCGCCAATGGCGACGAGCGCTTGCTGATATTGCACCCCGGCCTTGTAGGCTTGCTGGAGGGATTGCACGGACTCGGCGCCCGCGCCCGTCAGACTGGCGCCGCCGAGATTGGACCCTGACCGTTGTGAGGCCACTTTTTTAGCGGATGCCTCTATAGAGGCTAAGGATTGCGCGTAACTGGTATTGGCGCGAATCGCCTCCTGAAGGCTCGCGATGGACTCTCGCTCTGCCCCCGTCATGGCGTTTACTCCCACCACGACTTTTTGGCTCGCACCCTGAACCGTCCCAAGCGTTTGCGTATATGCGGTGTTCGCTTGCCCAGCTTGCAGCCATACCGTATTGAGTGTTCCCTGGGCTGTCACGGCTTTGATGGTCTGGTCAGCCAGCTGTTGTAACCCTCGAATCAGTGTCGTATTGCCCGTACTCGTTTTCGCTTGCAGTGCGGTCATGTCGGCTGAGATCTTCGCAAATGCCTGTACTAAGGCTTCCGGAATGCGCTTGATCTCATCCAAGCGGTTCACACTGATATTGACCGAGAGTTCAATGGCCAAGAGGTCTTATCCCTCTGACAGGCTCGGGTTTTTCACGACCTTTAACTTTTCCGGCTGGAGTGAGTCCTTATGCTCTCGCTCAAGCTTGGCCCATTGGCCGATGCGCTCATAGATCGCCCGTTGCTTCCAGCGATCAGTGACGCCAACTAAGCGTAAGAGAAACCCCCAATCAATGGGGTGATCTGGGATGGGGTGCAAGGATGCGAGATGCATCACTTCTCGCGCCAGCATGGACACCTCACCGCTCTGTTGTAAGAGGAGATTAGGACAGGCCTCACAGGGGAAGTTGAACACGTCTGGGTGCTGCGCGGCCTCGGCCCGGCAATTCTCACAATTCAGCCACGGCATGTCGAGCCGTCGTTTCACCCACGCCTCGAAAGCTCTCTTGCTCCTGAATCTGCCGCTGCGCCTCGTCATTGGCCAGATCGATCGCCATATCAACGATCCAATTCGCCCGCTTCCCTGAGAGGCCAGCCAGTTTCAGCTTGTTTTCCAGGTTGCATGGCACCGGTTGCCCATTGGCCGTCACTCCTTCCCATGCTTCGAGGAGATAGTCATAGAGCAGTTCCCGGTGCCGCTCCTCGTCAGCTTTCTCGACTTCTTGCCCCGCGCGATCTCGCACCTTCCGTGTCGTGAGCTTCGTAAAATGGCGGATTTTGTCGGGGGTCAGCGGTTTGATGCAATACTTTTCCCCCTCCCCCCAGGGATATTCAATCCATGTCCCTTCCTCGGTACGTCCCAGATCGAATGGCATATAACCTCCATATCTATTGGATACCAATAACTAAAATGGACTCGTAGCTATATTATTTACGAGCCGAATGGCATATCCGCCACCCCCGACAAACGCTGGGAAGCCTGTTGGTACAGATGAGGTACTTTTCCCAGTAATCGTCGTTTCCACAGGAATGGCCGCTGGCCCGGCAATGGCCGCTGAAGCAGTTTGCACAAACGCATTTGGAAAGTAGACGTCTAGCCTATACCGCTGACTGGTACCGGGAATCGTCGGCCCGATGGCCCGGAGCCACATTTTCAGCGCCACATTGTTCTGAGCAGATTCGAAGAAGAAGTTCCCTGGAGTGCCGGCGGGCGCGGTCGCATAGCGAGGAAACGTCAAACGCATGGTCGCTTGTGGCGCCCCGTCGATGATGGGCTCAATCATCTGATCTGAATTATTCATCACCCAATGCTGGGATAACGGACGGTCTGAGGTGAGTTCGGCAGACGATGGTTGATACGAATCCGCGATAAACGAGGGGGCTCCCGTCCCTCTCGCTTGGATCGCCATTTTCATTTCGCGCCACAGCACATGCAGTCCTTCCGTGCGGAAGGTGGCCGCCGTAAGGCTCGTATTCCGTTGACCGGTGGTTTTTGAATCCGTTCCAAACCCACGGGTTTGAATTTCCGTCGGGCGTCCCGCTTGCATCGTGACGGTATACCCCGAGAGTTTGGCGCTGGGAATTTCGTGGATGCTGACGCCTTTATTCACGGCGAGGGTGGCCATGACGCCGGTAATGTCGGCAGTATAGGTGTATTTATGGGCGTAGACGCCGGTGGCAATCGCAGAGACTTGCGCAGCGCCTAAGACTTGTGCGAGGACGTATTCAAAGCCGAGATAGCGGAGGTAAGCACGGAAGGCGACATTGACCATGCGATTGCCGTAGATGGGATTTCCCGGCCATGAGCGAGAAACGGAAGCATCATCGATAAATTCTGGGATGGCGACGCCGAAATCCTCAGAGAGATACTCGATTCCGGCGAGCGGTTTGTTACAAAGAGTCGCAACCCCCCACTGGGTTGCCCGAGCCAACGCCATCTTGGAACCAATACCTGCACCTCTTGCCATAGCGTGACTCCCTTATTGACGCGTCCCGAAGCATACTTCCTACTGACACGTTGCTATGGTGAACGGCCGGTTGACATTCCTCGCATTGTTGTCTACAATAGCGATATGTCAGCGATACAAAAGCCCTCCAAGAAACTCACGAGTTTCCGATTCAATCCAGATGCTGATGCGTTGTTGGACGCCTTAGCGCAGGATATGAACTTACCGCGAGTGTACGTCGTGGAGTTACTCATTAAAGATCGGGCGAAGCGCCGAGGATTATGTCTTCCACCAAAGGAATCACCGTAATGTCGATTATGCGGTTGCCTGTGGAACAGCGATTTTGGTCTAAAGTGAATAAAGAAACCTGTGTCGGTGATGCTTGTGGGTGCCATCAAGGTATCGATCACTGTTGGCCATGGACCGCTGGTCTGGCTCAAAACGGTTATGGGAAGTTCAAAGTCTGGGTTGACGATCATTGGACTCATGAACTTGCCCATCGAACTTCTTATCGCTTGACGCATGGGTCTATTCCTGAAGGTCTTTGGGTCTGTCATGCTTGTGATTACAAACCATGCTGTCGTCCATTACATCTTTGGCCTGGCACGGTCGCTGATAATACCCGCGATGCCTACAACAAGGGCCGTCTTGATATGGAGGCATTATGGGCTCGTGGCTGTACTCCAGAAGTCTGGGCTCAAATCTCTGGAGAGAAACATTACAACGCGAAGTTGACTGAACCGCAGGTCAGAGAAATTATTGCTCTGACAGGCACTATGAGATGTCGTGATATTGCTGACCGGTATTCTGTCAGCGCTGCAACTGTGTGCTATATCCAAACCGGAAAGAAATGGAAGCATCTTACTGGCCTCGACCCATTAAATCCTCGAAGAAATCGAGGTACTCCTAAAAAACTCACCACCGCTCAGGCGCTCGAAATCATCAAGCTTAAAGGTGTTATGACCTGTAAAGCTGTTGGTGTACGATATGGTGTCAGCCCTTCGACTGTTGCAAATATTCAAACTGGAAAAGATTGGAAACATCTCCACGCATCCTAATCCGCCAGCCCCTCTGGCGTCTCCTGCACTCCTAAATTCAGTTGGCACCAATGGACGAGCTTGGAATGAAGGTTCCGATGCTCGATGTTTTCGACTTGTATCCCCCCGCGTGCCCCGAGCAGTTCTGATGTCGCGGCGAGTGCTCCCATATACGGTGCTGTGCTTTCTACGATGCTGTCGATCCCGAGCCCCCACATGGTACGACTCCGGAAACGGTTGGCCACGCGCTCAACTAACGCCTGAAATGTGCGCTCCGTGGCATCTGAATCCATCAGTCCATAAGCGCCATAAATGGCAATGGTATGCGTCCGCCAGACCTGTCCTGTGGTCAGCCAGCGCTCTTCCGTATTGAGCCGGGTGATTTGCCAGAGATTGACGACATTCCCCGACACCCCCAGCGTTTCAAAGTTGGCGTCACTGATCGCCCACCGTAGGTAGTTATGGACCTGCCCAATCCCCGTGACCCCGCGCACAGCCGTGGCGACTGCGCTGATAATCATCTGGAGCCGTGTCTCAGACGCCATGTAACGTTCCTGGCAGCGGTGGATGATCAAACTGGTTCAACATATCCATCCCACGAAGCCACGCTTTATCGATCGTACCTTGGCAGTCTCGTTGAATGGCTTGAGAATCGGTATCTAACGACACCGCATCGGCATTGATGTCATTAATAAACTTCTGGTTGGCTAAACAATTGAGCAAGTGTTCAAAAAACTCTCGCGGCACGGCGATAAGGCCTTCAATTGTTCCGGTCCCAAACTCACTATTGTTCAATGGCTCCATGACGCCTCTCTCACCGATCACTCAACGTTTGCTCGACACGTCGCACCGCCGCTTCAATGAAGCGTGGTCCGACGCGCTCGGCCATTTCGAGCCCCCGGGTAAACATAAAATGCCCATAGCCGCCGCGTTTACTAATGGCTCGTGCTACTAAGAAGGCGATGCGCATCATGGCCTTTCCACTGACGCCGAACGTGCGATGCACCCATGATTCAATCGGTGCGCGGGGTGGCCAGTGTGGACGGCTGCCATACTCGACCGGCTCCGCATAGGCGAGCGGTGAGCCGAGAAGTCCAGTAATCTTCGGCCATTGATCCACGACGCGGCCATACACGCTTGCCCGGAGAATGCCTTGATCCACCGGCGTATACTTCACCACCTCGGCTTCGGCCGCCGCCATGGTCAATTCCATTCCAGCAATTAGCGCGGGTTTCAGCTCTTCATCGAAGTGGTACAGCAGCCGCTCGGTCTGCCGATCGATCTGAATCGTCACGCTTTGCGTCATGCCGTCGCCCCAATAGGAATCTCTGCCAGCAGGCGCTCTAACTCGGTCTGCGGGAGTGGCAGAATCTGAGTTGCCATAGGCAGGTCTGGTGACCATTCCTGGACGTTCCTACTCGAAATGTTGTATACTACGTCGTACCTCGAAAAGGGGCTGTGCCCGGTATCAAGAGCATGAGACATGTGGTGCGGGCACGACCGGAGCTGCCCAGAGCGGATCAACACCGCCATGTATGGCTATCGGCTCAGCGTTAAACGAAGGCGTCGCTACACGCCAACCTTTTCGGGGTATCCTCCTATAGAAATCTCTGCTAATAGGCGTTCAAGTTCTGCCTGTGGTAACGGCAGGATCTGTGTTGCCATGGGCAAGTCTGGCGACAATTCCTGCACACTACCGCTTGCCTGATCATCAGGGCCATTGACTTCGGCCTGCTGTCGCATCTCCGCCACTTGCGCTTCGAGTACCCGACAGGCCGTTTCAATCTCCGGTGAGGGTCGCCACTGATAAGCCCGTTGCGCATGCACAAAGGCTTTCTCGGGCATCCCTAGCCGGTCATAGAGTAGGGTTAAGCGCCAATGCGGCCAGTAGGTATAGATCGGGCCTTGCAGAAAGAGGCTCGAGACCGGCGGCGGCATCTCCCCGGCGATACTGTACCAATGCAGCGCTTCCCCGAGACGGCCATCGGCTAAGGCACAATCGCCCAGGTGGGCATAGGCTTCGGCCCGCTGCCATTGGCCGGGCTCGCGTAAGGCTTGCCAGACATACTCTTGCGCGTGTGGAATATCGCCCGCGAGGCACCGGAGGAGCGAGAGATGAATCAAGGCTTGATAGCGCTCCTCTGGCCAGGTCGAGCGTTCAAGGTAGGCGAGATAGGCGGCTTCGGCGCCGGCGAAATCACCGCTGTCCTGTAATGTATTTCCCTTATAAAACAATGGTCTAGCGTCATTTATGTTGGCATCAGCGGCAGCGGTTAAATTGGGGATATTCATATCGATCCGCTGTTGCTCACGGAAGGCTCTTTTACGGGGCTTCTGTCGATGATGGACGATGAGTGTATGTACCAGGAGTTGCTTGTCGGCTGGACATTGCAGGACGTTATGGGAAGCTCCTTCATAACGAATCTTCGGGTCATTCTTGATGAGAAACGCGCGAGGATAAAACATCGCGGGAATCCCAAATTCGCACTCGTCCAAATAGACGACACTGTTCACGAGCGCGAACGGTTCATGGGGCTGATCTAGCCAACTTTGGACGATACTTCGGCTTCGAACGTCGAGAACGTCGTCTCCATCAAGGCTGATAGCCCAGGTCGCATCAGGGAAATGGTCGAGTGCAATGTCTAAAACCGTGTTCCGAGCGAAGGCAAACGAGTTTTCCCACTGAAAGTAGAAGTAGTAACCGGGTTGGTCTTTGAGGAAATCTCTCACAAGAGTTTCGGTGTTATCCGTGGTGGCGAGGTCAAAGCCAATGCAGTAATAGTCAAATAACCCCCACACGCTCGTTAGCGCACGGATAATATTTTCCGATTCGTCGCGTAAGATCATACAGAGCGTTGATTTTACTGGCATTATTTCCTCTATTAATCGTTCCCGTCTAAGCCCAAAAAGAAAGCGCCGTTCCCCTTGTACAAGGAAGGGCGCTTTCTTATGGCTTTCACCCGAGCAGCTCATGACTTCTGCTCGTTGGGCGCGTCAAATGTCTTACGTCGTTAACTAGGAGAAAGCATCATGTACATACCGAGTGGCGTAGCGATTGAAGATAAGATTGTTGCTCATCTCTCCTCATTTCGTCAGGAGGTTCAGCTACTCTTCCCCTACGATCTAAGCATTCGTTGTTGTGACCGGATGATTCCGACGAATCATATGTGTGATGAGCGTTTCCGGTCGATTGAATTAATCGGCCCCCATCAGGTCGCGTATGCCTGGCACGTAATCCCCTATCCACGCCGACCTCGTATCCTCGCTATCCAGTTTTCTACGGCGCTGATTGTACATACCGAACTATGGATCACATTAGCGGACCCACGACTCCTCTCCCAGACCCGTGACCTGTTACATCGTCTCCAAGAGATGCTCCACATCACAGATGGTAATGATTATGCTCTCCAGTGTCTCTTTCCTGATCCTGCGCTCAACGTGTAAATAACTTTAAGACCCTAACACCACATGTCTTCAGGGGCTGGCGCTTCATGCGCTTCAAAACTCACCCCGACAACAAATTCTTGTGTAGTGCGGTTCCAGGCCGTGGTATGCACGTGCCACCGCGTCTGCTGACAGACAATCCGTGCGCCCGGCATATAGGTCTCGTAGAGGGCTAAGCGCTCTTCTGCCGCAAACTCTTGGGTTTCAATCGTGTGACCATTGTCGCGGTTGCGGATTGTGAGGTGTGCCATCGCATCCTACTTAGACAAAGTTCACGTGGGCCGGCGCCGGGTGAATAGCGTCAACAATCGCCCGATTCTTTTGATTGAACTGGCAGACCTGACAACTCGTGGCCTTGAAGTCGCCATAGGCGGCGTGTTTTTGCTCGGAATGAAACCAGTCGATGAAGCGCTGGTGCGTAAGGTCGCCGACTTCGCCATGCTTGGTATAGGCGGTTGAGCAGCACCTATAAATTCGTAAATCTCCACCGATATACATATTGAATTGCTGATACCCGCAGAACTCGTAATCGGGGGCATGTTGCTGGAGGTCGCGAATCCGGTCGCCAAACATATTCACGAGACGAAAGGTATCATCCTGCAGTGTCATGGCCTTCTCAATCGCTTCGCCAATCACGGCAATCATCTCGCCATAGTACGCATCTCCCGCCTGGCTAAACATGGCCGAGAGCCGCACATTATGCGCGCCAGCGTCCTTCATCTGCCGTACTCCGTCGCACAACTCAGCCCAGTTTTCCAGCGTAATCACGTACCCACAGCCCAGGAGACAGGGACTGTGCGCCAAGTCAATTTGGGTTCGGATCGCCATCACATGGCGCAAGGCCGTGCTAAAGTATCGTGGGTTGACCTGGCGGATGGCGGCATAGGTCTCGGGGCTTCCCGCATCAATCGAGACGCGAATCCACGCCATTGCGGCATAGACCGATTCCCAACCTGGTCGTAAGACCACCCCATTGGTCACAAGCGCTGTTTCCATCCCTAACCGCTGTGCGTTGGTAAAGAGGTGTAAGTGGTCCGGATGGACGGTCGGCTCCCCACCACCCGTAAATTGGATCGCCTTGACACCCAGTGTGGCGCAATCCTGAAGAATTTCGAGGGCCTTAACCGTCGGAATCATCCGGTTCGGATTGACATTGAGCTGGCCATGTTCATAGACGCCAAACTGTTCCGAGGATAGGCCATCTGGACGCCTGTACGCACAGAAACGGCAGCTTTGCTGGCAAAAATCGCTCAAAATTATTTGACATTGCGTCGGAATGATTTGTTGTCCTTGACGTAATTCAGCAATCTTCTCTATATGCCATAACGCTTTCTCGCTTGAATAGGCTTGATCGGATCGAGAAATACTCATCTATCCCTCAAAGAGGCTAGTCAAGCGGAGCGGTGCTTAGCTGAGTCAAGCCAAGTCGAGCAAAGCCCAGCATAGCAAAGGATATTACGTATAGGCTGGCAATCGGTATTTGCTAGCCTATACGTTTCATGTCCTAGTCCAAATAGCATAAAAAGCACCAAACGGCTCTACCTTTCGCCCATGGTCATCGGTATCATGATATTTTTCACAGCAAAGACATACCCACTTATCACCATTAAAATCATTTGGCTCCCAGCCACTTAGATGATTTTGCCAGTGACCTCCGCCCATACCCCACGCATCTGGACGACCATCATAATTCTGTTCATGAAACCCTAATGGTGTAAACACACAAATTTGTTGTCGTGCCAGGCGTTCGGCTTCACGGAGTAACCGTCGACCCTCGGGTTTCTCTAAATGCTCAATCACATCACCTGCCACGACCGTATCCACCGACTGATCGGGAAAGATCCGCATCACCTGATCCCATGTTCCATGTAACAACACATGATGTGGGACATCGGGGCAGGCCTCGCGCAGCCGAGCAATATACGGCGCATACGGCTCAATGCCGATATGGAGTTGACAGCGCACCAGCTGCTGGGGGCGAATGCCAATGCCCACATCAAGCACTACTGGCGCTGGCCGCAACTGCGCTTGCGCCGCATCTACCAATGCATCTGCCGAATACCAGGTTATGGCCGACATCTACCTTTCTCTAGATCCACCAGGCACACATGCATCGGGCGGTCCTGCCGTGCGCCGAGGCGTGAGGTGAGCCCGGTTAGCAACGGCTCTTTGCGTTCACAGGTGGCCCCGAGCCAATCTTCTAAGACCGGAATACTGACCGATGGCCCATACAGCCGCTCGACATCACACGTGATCATCAGTCGGCCGCCCGGTTCGACTTGCGCCCACAGATGGTTCAACACGGTCGGATGCCATGCGGGTGGAATCTCTTCCAGGTAACTAATGGCGAGTACCATCGCAAAGGCTTGGTGAAAGGGCTGACGGATGTCATGCTGACGAAAGTTGGGCATCACTGAAAAGGTTGGCGTGGCCTGACTATCGCTATGCAGCACTTGCGGTACGAGAGCTTCGATGGCCTCAGCAAAGGGGCGCTGAAAGGCTTCAAAGCCACACCCGGTATTATGGAGGCTGTGAGGCTTCACCGCTTCAATGACCGCGAGTGCGTAGGGCCACTCATAGGCCCGTGACCAATCCTGCCACTGTGGGTCAAAGAGGTCATCTGAGCGAAGTAATCGAAAGGCGTGAATCATGGCATCAGTCGGCATTAATCTTCATAGCTCCCCAGCGGTAATTGGCCCCAGCTCTGGTGGTTGCGTACTACATCTTCCGGACGGCCGTCATAGGTCGCCCCCGCATGGGGCCATGTGCCCGATTTCGTCCAGAGTGGACAGGGACATCCGCGATAACACAGCGGATCGTGTTGGTCGTGGTATTGATGGGCTCCCCAGATATCAGGCGCATTGATGGCATAGACACCTTGGGTCTGTAATCTGACCCACGCATCCTCGTCCTCTGGCCAGGGCTCCGTGTAGCTTTCATCATATCCGCCAATCTCTAGCAGGCGCTGTTTGTGAATCGCAGCGAGCATCGGCACATGCCAGTAGCTGGAATGATGAAAGGGCGAGACAAATAACTCCTCAATCCGCGAAAAATCCTGCGTCCAGGGAATATGATCCAGGAGCGCTTCCGTCATTGGTGAATGCACCCGGTAGCAATTGGCGAAGATATACGCCTGCACGTCTGCATCCGCGAGATAACTGGCAAACAGTTCCAAGGCATTCGGCGCGGCCATGACATCAGCCCCCTGAAAGACGAGGATTTCCGCCTGGGCTCGCTGAATCCCCACGTTCCAGGCTAATGCTGGGTTGCAGTAATAGGGTCGATGGAGATAGATATAGCGCAGCGGGAAGGCATCTGACTTTCGGGCCTCATCCACCACACGCTTGGTGTCATCGGTCGAGCCGTCATCGATCACGATGGCCTCAAAACGGCTGTGTGCGTAGGTCTGCACGCTCAGTGACAAGAGATTCCGTCGTAGGTGCGCCGCCCGATTAAAGCTTGGAATAATGACGGAAAAGTCCGGCATTACGTTGCGTCCTCCCCCTCTGCTTCCGTCGGTGGCTCCGGGATCGGCAGGGTCATCGGGTCTGCACTATACTGCGCCTGGCGGGAGCGAAAGAGATTACCGACGACGTTTAATTCATCGGTTACTTGATCGGCCTGGGCTTTAACTTGCTCTCGGTTCGTCTCAAGCCATTCCTGGATTTCCTGCTGCACCAGCTCCGACGGTTCCACCAGCATCTCTGGGTAGCCATCGGCTTCCAGCGCGTCATAGGCTTGCACCATCGTATCCATTAGGGCTAAGCGCGTGCGATGGCGGCCGATCTGCGCATTCACTGTGGCCTTGGCCTCATCGCTGATATTCATGGTTAAGAGGCGTTGCAAGCCATTGAGCTGGGCCAGCATCTGCGCCCGGTCCTGCTCGACGTGCTCATAATTACGTGGGTGGCGCTCCTGCTCCATCGTGCACTCCTCCCGGGCTAGGTTCGTCGAATGGTGACTAAGGCGCGTTCGCCGATAATGCGTGCCGTATCCTCGCCATACGCGGCTTTGATCCGGCTCAACTCGGCAATCACCATGTTGAGCGCTGCGGCCACATCAGCATCCCGGTCAGGGGGTTCTGGCGCGGCTGGGGCGTCTGGTGTCTCAACCGGCCAATCGAGAGTATCTGTGCTGAGCGTGGCATCAGGCATGGGTTCCCCATGGCCTACGGCGTGAATCGTGGCGAGGTCTGGTGTCACGCCTTCTGACACCTCTGGTTCATCGCCTTTACTGCGGTCGCGTGATCCGGGGTCTCTCATGAATTCACCTCCGTTAAGGTGTTTGGACATTGTACCGATGGCTGCTTTGTGGCATAAAACGCTTCAATCCAGGCGAGGAGTTCATCGCGGAGGACCAACGTCTCATCGGTCCACCACGGCAACCTCTGATCGCCGCCTTTCCCTTGTACTCCGTTATGGTACAACTGCTCGTAGTGCGGTACCCAGCCGAGGTCAATAGCACGCTGGTAGATGGGCGTGCCTGGCAGTGGGATGAGGGTAGAAATCTGTGCGGAATCGGGCTGGGCGTCTTCAATCCAGCGCCTCGTGGCTTCCATACTCTGCCGATCATCCCCTTCCATGCCAAAGATGAGATAGGCTTTCACGGCAATGCCCACGTCATGGCAGGCCTGCACCGCTTTGGTATTCAGCTCAACCGTATTTTTGCTAATGGCGTCGAGGATCCGCTGGTCTCCGCTTTCAAACCCGAACGAAATGCAATCAATTCCCGCCCGTTTCATCTCAGGTAACAGATCATAGTGCAACACATTCGCTCGCATGTTGACTCGGAAATGATATGACTCTTTAGCCAACACACGGCAAAACTCTTCCACCCACGACCGCTTCAAACCCCAGAGATCATCAACCGCGACAAACCGTTTCAATCCATAGGTACATTCCAGGTCTTGTAGTTCTTCAACCACCAAGCGTACAGACCGCACGCGAAGCTTCCGGGCCGCGTCCCCCAATGTCCTGACGCAATATGCGCAATTGAACGGACAGCCTCTTGAGCATAACAGTGTGCTACTGAAGCCGTTTCCAACTGTCAAATTACTGCAATAACTACTGAGATCCACTAAATCTCTGGCCGGCAGCGGTAACACATCAAGGTTCTGCGGTGCCGACGCATGGAACACCCCAGGCGACCCGCCTTCCTGAATCCAGCGCGGGAGCACATGATCGGCTTCCCCGACAAACACGGCGTCAAAGCCATCCTGCAGGCATTCATGCGGTAGTGCACTGGCATGGGGCCCACCAATAATGATTCTCCAATGTGGATTCTTCCATTTAAGAGCTGTCTGAACGTTGATAGCACTGGAATATTGGGCCGAGGTACAGGTCAAACCAAATACTGTATTATCTGGCTGCTCTTCAATCCATGCTGGCAACCTGAGATAGCCTTGTCGGACAAAAGCGTCTGGCATGACCCCGAACTGTCGTGCGAGAAAGTCATCCCCTGTCATATCCCAGAATGCCACATCTCCACCAGAGGCCCGGACTTCCGCCGCGAGCATGAGTAGCCCTAATGGCGGTGCTCCCTTATCTGAGACCAAGAACGGCGAACATGGGTTAATAAAAATGATGCGCAATGCTTCTTATCCTCGTTTAGTCATGCCAGCGCCTTCGCCACGACGTCGAGGAACGTGGCACATTGGGTTTGGTACTGGTACTGTTGATGCACCAGTCGATACCCTGTATCCGCGAAGTCCTGATATGCATCTGCCGCCAGTCCCAGAATCGTTTCCATCTGTGTGGCCAAGGCTTCCGGTGTCTCCCCATACGCGACCCCTCGCCCGATGGGGAAGAGTTCCGGCATGCTAATCGGTTCACTCACCACCGGCACGCCACACCCCAAGGCTTCGTACAAGCGGGTCTCGGTATTTGGGCTGCTGGAATAGTGGCAATTGAGCACCACCCGACAGCGGTTGAGGTACTGCACGAGCGCCGCCCCATAACACCGATCAGCAATCGCATCGGGCCAGGCCCACCGAAACCCGCGTGGCAGGCAGGCGAGTGTATCTTGAATCCACTGAATCCGCCGCGCGCTGGCATAGCCATACACACCGATATCGATCTCCTTCTCGACCGCGAGTCGCCGATGAACGGTGGCATCGACCCCACTACTCGGACACCAGGCCACCCGGCGCGCGCCTAATGCTGTCACCGTGGACAGACAGCAGGAGCAATGGTGCACAACGAGATCAAACGCTGCGGCATTGCGGCTTAGCGCATTGGCTTTGGCGAGCACCACTTCATCCATTGTTGGCCACTCCGGCGACATGACCTCGGCGTGCCAACAAATCGTGGGGGCTCCCGTGGTCTTGCGGAGGTGCTGAATCGCCACACGGCTCAAGCCATACCCTTGTGATATGACATTCAGGTCTGCCGGTGGCAGTCCAGTGAGGTCTTCATCACGCATATTGGCAAAGGTGACCTGATGCCCCAAGGTCTCGAAGCCCCGGTGCATCATGGACTCACAGCCCCACGCAAGATTTGCTGCTTTGCCAATCAGGTTGATCTTCATTTCACTCTCTGTGCCCGTTTGAGCGCAGGCGTTCGCTGGAGTGCTTCAGCCAAATATTCTGCAACAGGATAAAGATCATCTGAATGCAGCAGATAAATTATCTCTGTGTCTTCATACGCGGGACGTTTATACGCCGGTAAGCAGAGCTTGAGCCATTCATAGAGTGAGTTCACTAAGTCTCTATCCAAGTCCAATCCTCTCCAACCCTGTTGCGAGCCGCTGGGTAAAGCCCTGCCAGTGGAAGTGCGAGGTGGCTCGTCTGAGCGCCTGCAGGGCTTTCTCATGCACGATGTCATCACACGTGGCCTGGGCTTCTTGCATGGTCTTCCAAAGGATTTCCGGCCGAATGATCGCTTGCTGGTAACAACTGCCATCCGGGTGTGGCTTGGAACCCTCTGGGTCAATCATCCACCCGCAGGACGAATCCACCCACTCATTCATCGGTGCAGCATTGAGGGTGATCACGGGTCGGCCATTGACGAGCGCCTCAATAAGGCTCAACCCTAAACCTTCCATTTTACTCGGCTGTACCACGACACGCCCTAATCCATAGACCCCTCGCGGCGGTGGATAATCCCCTGATTCCCAGACGATATGTGGTGGGAGGGGCTGCTCCCAGCCAATGATCTTCACCGCCACCTCTTGGGGGAGTTGGCAATGGATCAACACTTCAGGCGGATTCCCCTCCAGCGGTTGACAGGCCAGCGCCGCGAGCAGCGTATCCAACCCTTTCCTGGCGTCGATGCCAATCCACCCTTGCGAACTGACAAAATCAAACCGCCGGTCCAGGGTCAGCGTTGAGGCCTCGACCAAGTGCTCATCCGGCACGCCCCAGCCGATATAGTGTGTCTGGGCCTCCTTCCCCCACTCTTGTAAGAGGGTGTACGCTCGTGCCGTGACACAGAGGAGCAGGTCATTAAAGCGTAGATAGGGCTTCTGGGGGAAGCTCAGGTAATTATCGATTTGTTGAACCGTTTTGATCCCAGCCTTTTGCAACGTCATAGGGAGCTCGGCTTGCAGCTCTTCGACAAACACCACCGCCTCAAGTCGGTGAAAACTGGCCCATTGCAAGAGCGCCAACGGTGGAATGACCGCATCGGGATAGTCCGTGCGGTTCGGCCAGTCCCATTCCCCAGTGGTTTCCCGCATGGGCTGCCCGTAAATCATCCCCTGCCGCACAAACATGAAACACTCGTGATGGAGGTCGACACAGGCCCGACGTAGTGTCTGGGTAACATAGGGAACCCCACGCGCAAATGAGGTCGTGACAAATCCAAGCCTCGCCATTTACCAGCGCCTCCGGGTCCAGGGGTGTGTTTCTTTGAGTCTGTGTATCTCTGCGAGCGCTCGAAAGGGGCAGATATCTGATACCGTATCAGCTGCGATCTGGGCTCCTATGGTATGGACATGCTGTACTGGCTGTTCATATGTCACTGTATTTCTATTGAAATCATAAGTGGCCGTAATCGGTGGCGGCTCAAGACAGAGATCAAACCCATGTGCAATGTAGATCTCTTCATAACAGAGATATTGATCGATGCTATACGGGTGGCCGTAGGGTCGGAGTGAGAGTGTCGCAGATTTCATCACGGGCGCCATTTACCAGCGCCTCCGGGTCCATGGATGTAAAAGAAAGCGTTCACCCCACTGATAGGTTTGGCTCGGCACATCGGCGAACACGCCCGCCGCGATCACATCAGCGCCTTGGTCTTCAGGGCCTAACCCGATCATGAGTCGGTAGCGGCTCCGGTATTCCTTCGCCAGTTCTCGATAGTCGCGCGCTTTACTGGGGGCACTCTGCGAGTCAATGCTAATCATCGGGTCGCCAGATTGGGTGAAGTAGCCGGCCAGCGCGAGACAGGCATAGGACGCGCCCAGCGTAGCCACGGCCCGATAGATGGGATCTGCAATCGTGCCTGTCGTTTCACTAACGACATGTGGTACAGTCCATTCCAGGTTCAGCCGTTGGCTCGTGGCAATGCTGCCGCCTAAGTAGCGAATCTGATAGGTGGTACTGCTGGTCGGACTACTGATCAGGAGCCAGTCTTCGGCCTCTAAGTAGTGCGGGATGTCTGCTCCGACCGGGTATTCGATCTGGCGCACGCTGGAGAACTCATCCACCCAGCCGGTCGGTGTCCCCAGGACGGCGGTGCCACTCCCGGCTAAGGACCGTCGCCGGGTGAGGGGAAACAATCGGCTATGCTCCGCGACGGCATTCTGGATGGCTTCTTGACGGGCCTCAATGGTCAGCTTCTGTGCGCTATCCTGAATTAAGGCCGCGAGCACGACTTCATAATCACTGAGGACCTTGGCCATCAGTAACTACCCTTCCCAACAAAATAGGCGGAAAAATTCAGGTTCGGACTACTCCCAGCCAAGGTATAATTTAGGCGCCCCCATTTACCAAAAGGGGGTAACGTCAAGACGGCGAGCCCGGTTGCCGTGAGCGCCGCCATGCTTTTGAGGGTCAGGAACGCCCCGCCCGTGCCATAGGTGGCATTGGGGGACCATTGCCAGCGCGGCGTCACGGATGCCCCCGTGCCAGATTTGCCCCGCACATAGATCCAGAGTTGTGCTTGGATGTACTCACCCACCGCGATATTCGCGCTGTTGCCAGAACTCGTGCGCGTGGCTTGACTCAACAGTGGAATACTATCGGCGCGTGAGGACATCCCCAGGGTTCTCCGGTCCTACGATATAGGATTTACCCACCCATTCCATCCCAAAGGAAAGGCTCCCCTGAATGCGATAGGATACGCGCAGGAACGCCCCGAGATGACTGACGGGGATGCGATAAAATCCGATGTCGGTCAATGGCACTCCGACGACATGCTCGGCCCACCGCTGCACATCAGGGCTCACTTCCACGATGGGCCAGAGACAGGCGCCCTCGGGCCCGACCCCGTAGACATCGAGAAACACGAGTCCTTCCGCCCAGGTGGTGACGTTGCGAGGGCTCGTGCAGCCATCCACTTGGCGCCACGCGAGATCGAGGAGGGTCACTCGTTCACAGTGACCCTCCAGTCTCGGAGAGTGTCTGCGCAGCCGCCCCGGCCGATACATGCGCTAGAGCGTCCAGCCGTGCTGATACATGGCGGCGAACGTCAACCCAGCGGGGAGACCCGTGGCGAGCCCTGCCGCACTCGTCATCACCCCCACGGTCCACCATGCATTAGCCGGCGCCGTCATGACGCCTGACAGCGTGTAGGCTTTGGCCTTAGTCGCCCCCGCAGGACAGGTCGCGGCCCCTTTGACGCTGCCATTGACCCAGACGCGCAGGCGCGGGGCATTGAGGGCGCCACCGGCTGTCGCGGCGTAATGCCGCAGCTGCAAGAGCCGCGATGGCTTCGCCACAAAGAATTTAAGAGCGCGCTCGGTCGCCGTTTGTGCGGCCAGCACCCCAGGTAAAGCGTTATAGACTTGAAACACATGCGAGGGGGCCCCGGTCGCCCCGGCGGCCATCCCAGGATACCCCGCTACGATTGGCCCAGAGAGATGTGTTGCCATCGCGCCTCCTCCCCCTAAGCCTTAAAGCCATGATGATACCGATATTGAAAACGAATCCCCGCCCCTGCGGTGCCAGGGGCTGACGCCACCGACAGCCCTAGCACGGAGTTAGCCGGGCCAGTAATGGCAAAGCGATTACCGACGCTGACCGCCCCACCCGCCCCAGGGGTCATGGTAATTTGCCCGGTGCCTTTGCGCACATCGTTCACCCAGACGCGCAGGCGTGCGGTCTGACCGGCTGGATACGTGGTCGCGCCATAGACCGCCACGCCTACGAGCGTAAAGGGCTTAAACATCAAGATCCGGGTCGTCGGTTGCTGCACCGTACTGGCCGCCGCCATCGTGGCTAGCGTGCCCCAGGTATCGGCGGTGCGAATCCCTGCAATGTCTTCAAACATCGAGTCTCCTTTTCACGCCGGTTCTTTGTCCTGTCTGCCCGTAGCGTGAAGGATTGTGACTTGCCTTGACATTAGCAAATCTTTTAGGTATACTTATAACATCAACTACTAAACTCACCATTCTGAGAGGGGTCATGATGGAAACGAACTTCGACGTCACACGTGATGCCCGCCTACATCAGGCGGCTGATGCCCTGCTCAGTGCCGCTATGGCGTACTGGCAGGAATACCGACGGGTCACCGGTGGTGCCGCCGTCATTTGGGTATCCGATACGGATGGACGCTTGGTCATTCTCACCCGCGGGGAATACCGTGAAACGCTCTTCCGCAACATCGACGCACTCAAGCAGGACACCCAATTCCTCAAACCCTTTGAGGAGCCTACGTCATAATGGCAGCCAACTGGAGCGATGACACGAATCAGAAACGGAGTAAAGCCCTCAAAGGCCGTAAGCAGACGCCGAAGCATATTATGGCCCGTGTAGCAGCTCGGAAGGCCAAAGGTCCATGGTTTCCGAAGAAGATGAGTCCTCCATCGAGTGCCGATACCCCACCACGCACGGTGTGTGATATAGGATTTTATCGAGGACATCCCACGATCACGTTTAAAGAAGAGCAAGAATCTGAAGAGTACCCAGTGAAATGGCGTTACGCTGATACGTTGGAGCAGACGCCCCAAGATGGCGAGGGGATCGAGCGGCCCTGTATTGCCTGTCATCGCCGGGCAGCAATTGATGGTCCTGATCCATGTCTGGGATGGATTCCAGAGGTGACCTTTGCCTGTTGTGGGCATGGGAATGTAAGCCAAGCGTATGTCGTGTTTGACGCCGGTCATTGCCTCAGAGGACCAGAGGCAGTCGCTTTCTTTGAAACGCTGCACGAATAAGGGAGCCCCATGGCCAAACGAGTCTTTACCGACGAATGGCGTCGCAAGATTAGCGAGGCGGCGAAGGCCAGAGCGCAGACGCCCGAAGGGAAAGCCTTGCTGAGCCGGATGAGCAAGGGCAAGAGTCCCTTGGCTGAGACACGGCAGAAGATTAGTGACGCTGGGAAGGGTCGTGTGCAATCGGAGGAAACCAAGGCCAAGCGTGTGGCGTCGAGACAGGGGTATTCGCATTCGGAGGAGACCAAGCGTAAGATTAGTACGGCGAATAGTGGCAAAGTTCGAACCGACGAAACGCGGCAGAAGTTGAGTGCTGCGGGTAAGGGACGTCCGCATACGCTGGAGCATATTGCCGCTCAGGTCAACGCCAGAAAAACCAATGGTCCGTGGTTTAAAATCGATGACATCGGTGAGCGTATTAGTCATGGCAAGAAAGCTGCATTTGATGCTTTGAGCGAACCAGCAAAAGAGATGATCCGCGCCCATGCGAGAACTATCGGTAAAGCTCGACAAGTCTGGTCTGATATCAACTGCGAGGTTTGTCATGCTGTTGTGCCTGGGCATTTGAAGCGCTTGCGCTTTTGCTCTGATGAGTGTAAAGCCCTCGGCTTGTCGGGTGCTGGTGCGCCGAATTGGCAAGGTGGGAAGACGGACGAAAGTACGAAACAACGCCATAGCTTTGAAGCAGGTATGTGGCGTTACCTCGTCTTGCACCGAGACGAGCTGCAATGTCAAATATGTGGGACTCGTGAAAATTTGCATGCACACCATATCAAATCGTGGAGTCAGTATCCCGATCTTCGCTTTGATCTAGAAAACGGGATAACCCTCTGCATCGACTGTCATGAAACCACGCATGGCCGAAGCCTCAATGGTAAAAATACAGGCACGTATCAAGTACAATGTCAGTGTGCCTGGTGTGATACGGTGTTCCCTCGTGAAAAGAACCGCGTCCGGGACTTGAACTATTGTGACCGGGTCTGCTCTGCACAACATATGCGTGTGAAAGCCCTACTTAAGCATTATGGGAGGGCCAAGGCACTCGCTTGACCCACCCATATTATTAGACTATATAGTGAGAGAAGAAGCAGAAGTTGATGCAACAAATCCACGATAGTCTAATATTGATAAACCCCATATGTGCCGTATTTTATACGTTATTTTATCTGCGTCCATCATTGCAGATCCACTGACGTTCTCTTGATCGCTCACAAAGATTTCCGGGTCTTCGTTACCTCTGAAGAATCCGACTTCAAACGTGGGCACGTCCCGAGGGTCAGCAATGAGGTACCATCGGTTTCCGTTCGTCCAATAGGGGATTTGGACCGGTACCATGCCGAACCGTTGAAACAGGTTGGCATCGTTATCTGTGGTAAATGGCTCTCCCCGTGTGGTTTCAGTAAGCTTCCCTGCCGCTCTCCAGAGCTGCCGAGGATGAATCAGGAAGCGTGGGGTTAAGCCTAAGAGTTCCACGCTATTGCCATAGGCGGTTTGTCCACCCAAGAGCTGAATCGCGGCGTCGAGACCATCCGCATTCAGCGGGTTATTGACCGCCAAGTTCGCATGTCCTGTGGTAAATACAGAGGTCGTATCTCCGTCAAACGCCAGGGCAATATTCTGATCCAACATATCGAAGAACCCACGGAATAAGGTTTGTGCTGCCGCACGGCCTAGACGCTGAGGAATCCGACGAATGACTTGGATGTCGTCGTTCGCCATGGCTTCCATGGTGATGGTCTCTAGCCCACCACGTTTGACCAGCCGATAGGTGGACTCCTCATCATCAGGCGTCGGCAGTGGTGTGTAGCTGATCCCTTCAGGCACGACGGGTAGTACCCCATAGCCCCCGAAGCGGAGCCGGCGTTGCAGCCGGAAATCATTGATGGTACTAATTTCCGAGGTGAGCTGGCGCCATAGCTGCAATTCAGGAATGCGATACTCGGCGAGGACACGCCTGGTAATACTGTCCCCCATCATCTGCGCCCAGGTCGTGGTCGAGATCGCTTCTGTTAAGCGGCCATCCGCCTGTGCTCCATAGCGGCCATGAGAATCGTACTTGCCGCCTTCAATGGGCACCTGCATTTCGCGCATGACTCGTAGCGGATCCCACCGCTTGCCCATCATGCGCTCATAGGCTTCTTGGAGCGACCGGAAGCGCTTGACCGCACTTCCATCCTTACCCTTTTGATCTTCACCTGCCCAGAAGCCGTCAAAGGCAGTACAGAGCTTATCGAACTCGCTCTCGATGATCTTTGCCCGCAGCCGCTCTTGCCCGGGGAGGTAGACTTCCCCATCGCCATTGGTGCCGAGGGGGCCAATCACGTCCCAGTAATCGTTGATCGCTTCTTCCAAGGCGGCTTCGCTAAAGACCTGCCCCTTGAATTGTTTCTCTAGCTTTTGCTGCGCCTTGGGAGGCAAGCCCGAGTCCATCAGCTTTTCCTTCAGCATGACGGTACACTCCGCGAGCTTGACCCGATGCTCCCAGCGCTCTTCAATCGCTTCAATGGCGGTTTGGCGGGTTTTATTGGTTTGGGAAAGCTGTAAGTCTGCCACGGCTTCCGCCTCATCTTGTGTGGCACAATTGGCAATCAAGTTGCCTTCCTGCAAGACAATCCAGCGATCCTGGCGGGGTTTCACTTCGATACCGGCTTGCAAGCGGCTGAGATTCGGCGCGACGTCGTCTTCGCTGCGCTTGGCGGGTAGGGTTTCAGGCTTGGCCGATTCCTTGAGAGACTTCTCGGCTTCGGCAATGGCATCTTCGAGTTTGTCGAGATCAAAGGCTACGTCTTTGAAGGCCTTTTTGAGGGCTCGTTGGGTATCGAGCGGCAGGCTACTTTCGCGGAGCCGTTCGCTCATCAGCATCTGAGCGCGGAGCGCGTCTTGCTCGGTTTTCATCTGCTGCAACAGCTCTAAGACATTGGTATCCGTTCCTGGCATGTACGGCGATCCTCATGCATCGAGGACTGGTCAGCGACTGACAATGTGGCGCTCCGCTGACGAGCGCAGGGTAAAGAAAGGGGAGGGGCCTCTCCCTCTTCCCTAGTCACTACTTATGGATGTCTTCTCTTCCATTCTATGCCGTCCATGCTATAATCTTAGATAGCCAATGAGATGAGCTGCGGCATGATGGCACAAACTGAGACATCTCATGATGAGACCTTACAAGCTAAGACCTGTTACCTTCTGGGATCACCGCGAGAATCCTGCTGGAGACGGCTCGTTTCTCCGCTGTGGTACCTGGAAGGTCATCGAGTGCTTCCTTGATCGTCATCTCAACTGTCATCCGCCGTAAATCTCTTCGTAGCCCTTCAATGAGTGCCATCTGTGTTTGCTCAGCTTCCCGCTCACGTTCAGCCTGGGCAATCGCTACACTTGCGACGATTCGTAGGAACTGTCCACCAGCTGCGGCGTGGGTTACGAGATCGACACTATTGACCTGACGAATGGCATCGACATGCAAGACTTGCTTTCCACCCGATTCTGTATGATGGGCGTCCCCAGATGAATCAATACTCAGCCCGTAAGGGAAGACGTACCCTTTCTCCGCTAGGTAGCGTAAATTGTTGCGAAGCCAATCGGCGGAAGGTAAGAGCCGTAATGTCCCCACGAGTCGAGAGCCCTCAATCATTGGTTGGGTGAGCACACCAATCAGGTCACGGCTATAACCTTTTGGATTGACACGATACTCTTCATCACTCAGATGATCAAAGACCGGCTTTCCCTTTAAAGTCCGGTCATACGCATAACAGCGTGCTCCTTCAAACAATGGCGCCGCTTTCCGCAGCACATCGAGTGAATACAGCCGATCATTCTTCGATATGCCTGCTTCGATAATCGCCACTTTCCACTCGCGGCCATCTGCACCAGACTCTTGCAGAATCGTCATCGTTTCATGGAGCGCTAACGGTTCGCCGTCGATATAGGATTCTGTAATACTGACCGTCTCGGCTGGCTCTCCATGATACCCTTGCAACATTTGCTGTTGCGGGTCATTTGCTTGGGCTTCTTCAGCTTGTTTCTGCTGTTCGGCCTGAATCTCTTTGGGTGACTGCCCGCGTAACCGCTTCAGAATATCTAAGACCGTATCAAACTCTTGATAATCCGAATCTTTATGGCGTTGTCCGGCCTCTTGAAGCGCATCCTCGACCTTTATGGCTTCGATCGCTTCTTGTATCGTATCGTACCGTACCGATTCCTCCATCTCCTGTGCCGCACCAATCTTTGGCACCAAGCGATTAATCAGGCTCGTCAAGGCATCACGCTCGCCCGAGGTCATTTCTAATTCCCGGCGTCCCAGGAGGTTCAGTGCTGAGTAAATGGCTTCCTTGTAGCACTCTTCATGGTGCTGCCTGACAGGTTCAGGCATGTCATACTGTTCGGTGAGCGGAACAGGATCTACCGCTGTCAGTGCCGCGACTGTTGCATCCACCCATGCTTGCGCCGCCGCATCTAAGATCACATCTGGCTCGGACTCTTTGATCCGGTGCCACTTTCCCTCTTTGTCTTGTTCGTAGAGCTTCTTCACGGCGGCGAATGCCACCGCAAATTGTCGAGACTCATCATCATACGACTTCGCCGCACTGTTAAAGGCCGCCATAAAAATACGCTTAGCATGCGCTGGCATATCCTTTGTGCTGGCAGGAAGCTCTTTGACGCTTTTATAAGGCATACGCTATGCCTCCACTTCTTCTTTCTCATCGTCGTCGGGCTTCTCGGCGGGTGTTTGCTCGGTATGCTCGACGTGATGCTCTTCATGATGCGTTTCGTGGGTTTCTTCCTGGGGATATTCGTGCTCAGGCATGAGCGGCCTCCTTACAGGCTAGACATAAAAAAAGGGGCGATGCGTCCTGATAACTCAGGAAAACATCGCCCCTCGGTTCTTCCGTTAGGCGTGAAAGCTAATCGAATTTAATCGTTTGGGTCACTTCCTCGACAAATGCCGGCAGTCCATCCCGAACCACCAGCCGCTGAATCGTGCCGAACCGGAGCTGCCGCACTAGTGCTAAGAGCTTCTGCTCCGCGGGATGCAGCCCCAAGACTTGCAATTCTAGCGGAATCTCGATTGGACACGGCTTCAGTGGATATCCCCTTTAGTAAAGAGGTATAACCGTTAATTTGTCAAGGAGTATTTTCAACAATACTCTTATGCTGCCTGAGAATGATCGATCTCGTCCTCTAAGGGAATCGGCAACCCTGATACGACAGGGAACCGTTCTGCGTTCGAAGCCGGCCAGCGTATCTGCCTCACATTTTCACCACAGAAATACGCATTCCACCCTTTGATCACCAACGCCCAGAGATATTTGGGCGGTAATTTTGCTGTAGCATTTGCATTATCTTGCAACCGTTCCCGCAGCGCATAAATGGCATTACCTTTTTGGAGATTTTCACCTGAGATCAGAAACTCGAAAAACTCATCTGCAAGTTCGGCATCGGCACGCTTAAACAAGTAATACAGAAAGGCTGCATGCGACGGTTGCAGAAGATGTTTTTTGGAGACAGCATACCCAATTCGAATACTCTCGTGGATGCTAGGATTCCCCCGTAAGCACTCAAATAACTGCGGGATACTCCCTCGCTGAAAGATATCTGGCCATGTGCCTTGCTTAAATGCCCATAAGAGCTTTGTCGCCGCTCCAGTTGGGCTTGCGTTATTATATCCCTGGATTGCAATTGCGTCGGCGAATGTCCGACTCTTCCCTGAATCAGCAATCAACCGAGCTTCAGATGGATAGCCACGCCCGACGAGCATTTCTACTTCAATACCAGGCTGCAACTTATCCGCTTCAGAGACAGCATTAAGGCGATGGAATCCATCAATCAACTCTTCCTTCCCAGCGTCATCGAATGAGAACTTAATGATCGATTCATAGGGTACCCACGGCCCCTCCACCATCATTTCCGCTAGGCGTCTAACCCGTGCTTTCTCTAAATATCGATTCTTTCCTCCAGAGGTTAGATACTTTTGTGCAGTGGCTGCATTGATACGCTCTAGCTGTAGGTTTTGCAGGTTTTGTAACGCTTCTTGCGCATCGATTACTTTAGGCATATCTTTACCCTCACGCAACGAGTTTAACCCTTGAGCCCACTGAATGTGCTAGCATTCAATGGGCTCTCTTATTTTAGGGACTTCCTCTTCTAGGCTCATTAAGAACCCAAGGGTTGTTTCAAGTCTTGTATGCCCCATTTCCCTCTGTAATAGACGGAGTACTCTCAGCATAAATTTGAGGTCCATGCCCTCCTTTCTCGCCAGCCGAATGGCTCGCGTTTTCAGTAGAGACATTGGCACCACGCGCCCAGATAACCCAGAAGCCTTCGCTGCACTTGATACAATCTGCCATATCTGAGTTCGGCTTATAGGTGCCGAAAACCGGCCTTTACGGCTACCCGCCATAAACGTCTTTGGGCCAAACCCTGCACCAACCCGTTTCCGTAACTCCGTAATCCATGTATGTGTTACAAGTATTCCATCCGGTGATAGTGTGACAAAAGGCTGCATGAGCCCATCAGTATTTATGACGTCTCCAACCTGAATTTTGGCTACCTCGCTATTCCGATATCCCAATTCCAGCATCACATGAATAATCCATTGATCTCGCCGCCAATATTCAGAAGACTTTACGCTTGAGAGAACTGACTTAACCTCTAGACGTGTAAGGCTTTTAGCTGGACCAGGAAGGTTCTTCATGACATTTAGTTTCCTCCTATGTGTGATATAGGGCAACTAGTTATATTCACAGCAAACCAGTAGAATAACCGTAATCTCATGCGCGTTGTACCGCACACTCACTGGCCTTTATCGCCCCTCACGTCGATAAGCCTGCTCTCGCCGCCACGCGGCTTCCATTTGCCGAAAGAGGGGTTGCGATACTAAGACATAGTCACCGACGGGCGTCCCAATGACACTGCTGGCATCCATCACCTCGACAAAGATCGGCCAGCCGAATTGCTGCGGGGGGTCCAAGAGGACTTGCGTGCGCTCGCTCGCGGCGGCCACGACCGTCAGGCGCCGCAGCCATAAGGGCTCCCCATCCAACTGAATGCTTGTGCGGGTTCCATAATTGCCAATCTGGATCCGGATGCATCCCTCAGCCATTATTCCCTCGGTCATGACGTAAAGAGTGTGTCGAGATCACCTTCCCCCAACCGGCTCAGATCTGGATTATATGCCACCAACCGGTTCCATTCGGGTCCTGGGCGTACAGCATCGGCTTTCATCAGGAGCCGTAAGTCTTCCTTCGCGTCTGGTCCCAATGGCGGTCCTATCGGGCGTACCTCCTCCCAGCGTGGCCCTACCTGAAGGATGCCTACCGCCAGGCAGTAATGAAGGAGGAGCATCCCCTGATATGGAATATGGGGTATCGGCGTCTTCCACGTCGGATTCATCGCCACTCCTCTGCATAGTGCATAGAGCCTAGCCCTTCACATGCATCTCGCGTCAGGCGTCTTGGTGAGCGTGCAGGCCTTCTGGAGCTGATTCACGATCCGCAACAGGAACGTCACATCTTCCGCATAACATTGTGGCCAATTGCCATCGTCCGCTAACGCTCGTGCCTGAATCGCTAAGGCCTTTATCTCAGTTAAGCGCTGTACTTTATCCTTCAAACGGCCTATGACTAATGGCTGCATAATACGTTTTCCTGCGGAGGTCATCCCATTATTCCGAGCCATCGTCCACGTCCTCTTCATCCCGGACATAGCCAAGTGCATTAAACTCGTCATCAGATTCTCTACTATGTGGGCAGTGGGTGTGTGCCGGTCACTCCCACCGTGACCCCTTCCCGCGAGCCATCTTCGCTTGCCCCTAACGCCTTGACCAGAACGGTGATTAGTCCCTCTCCCGGCTGAGGGAGCGCCTCAAGGTTCTGGGGATCATCTGGTGCATAGCGCCGCGGCTGGGAATCAATGGTGATGTCTACATAGACACCAGTTCTCCATCGTGTGATCATATAGACATGGCCTACATAGCCATTGACCGTGACCTCACACCCTTCACGAAGGTCCTGAAGCCATCTCGAGGTTGGCTTGAACGCCAACTGAAGGCTTCCTGCAATCATGTGACTCATTCTAGGTTCTCTTCATACCGGATATACCCGAGTGCATTAAACTCGTCAGCCGTTAGTGTCCGGCGGACACTATTATAGACTGGCGGTTCGGTCGATAGTATGAGTTGTCCAACTGACGCATCCGTCGGGCCACTGATCCATGTGATCCGCATGGGGCGATAGGGTGGCTTGGGCAGGCAATAAAGGTCACTGGTGCCTTGGCCAGATAGCCATCGTTGTAAGATCTCATCATAGCTCACGGGAGTCATGATAGGCTCCTTTGCACTAACGCCCACTGTTCTGGTGTGAGGTCGGTCTCATCAACATAGAAGACTAATTCCCACCCTAGCGTCTCCCCAGGTGTCTGTTCGAGGCACAATCGACCTGGGACCGTCCACGTCGGCCCAACTGCAGGCGTATGGAAGGTCACCAAGGCTTCAGGGTCACGGATCACGAATCGATGGAGCATTCGATCCCCCTCAGAACGGCACATCATAAGGTGCGATCTCAACACTCAGCCGCCCATGATCCATCTCAGTGGTTTCCTCCCAGGCCCGTTTTAAGCGACGATAGGGCGATAACTGACACCAGTCACAATGACAGGAATCCGCGCTTTCCTGCTCGGTATCCCCGTCATTTTTTGCCACTATTCCTGCCGCTGTTGATATCGTACAGGCCTTGGCTGGAGCCGGTTCAGACTGGAATATCGCGGAAAAGTTCGCGGAATGATGTGATGGGGATGCCTCCGCGTTATGTTCCGCGATATTCCGCGTTATTTTCCGCGATATTTTCCGCGATTGATGGGTCGTTAAATGCCGGTGGAGCGCATCGGCCGAGACCTGATACCGCTGCGCAATCTCTTTCGCAGTACCGCGTGCCCGCTCCATCGTAGCTCGATTCGGATGTCGACAAATGGAGCATGGGCGTCCCATCCCGTTCCCTCTCTCACACCCGCTAGGTGACCCGATCTCGGGTGACCCTGGCTCTTGGTATGTCCCAAGGCCTAATCGTGTCACCTGGCGTCTCTATGACCATATACTCTACGTCATTCCCGATGCATACTTTGCGCGTGTGCGCTATTCATACATAGCGCTATTGCGCAAAGTATGCATTCTCTCTGGGTATCTGACACCCACACCATCTCTCTAACATATTGTTCATAGAGAGAATAATCGACTATTTCCCATAATATGTATTCTGTTACGTCGTCCTTACTCCCCGTCGAGGGCCGGTCGCAAGGATTCGACATCCACGACGCTTCGGCATCGACAGCTAATGGCGAGTGCGGCCGGTAATCTAGGATCGTGAGGCCCCTTCGCTTGATAGGTCGCTCCATCCGTATCCTGCAAGGTAAAGTCGCCCGTCAGCACCGGACGTTGGGCTAACAACGCCGGTCGGCGGTGTGCCGGTCTCACCCGCGCATCGCCCGCATTGAGCCATTGCTTGCGCGGGGTGAGTTCCGGAAAGACCTGAGAGGCTCGCTGCTGTAGTTGCTCCTGTCGGCTCTGGGTGGCCAAGCTGAACGACCGATTGAGTTCCGTGCGGGTTATCACCTCCGCACGTGTGGCGATAGACCCGAAGCGTCCCGCCGCATCAGCTTGGGTCCGCAGCACCTCGGCCACCTCACGCTGGATCTGAAACGGGGTTCGCCCGCCAAGTGTCCCTAATTGTAGTTCGGTTGAAATTTTTCGGATGGCATCAGCACTCATGTTCGTAATAAGCTCTGCTTGATACCCCTGAAGAATACTGACGAGCCTTGGTTCAATGCTCGGAATCGCCGCCATGATATCTAAACCAACAGCCACGAGCGGCTGATCAACACTTGTCAGACCGAAGTCCCACATGTGGCGTGATTGCTCATCAAAATAACGATGGTACGTGCGGGAAAATTCGGCCATAGTTTCTTCAACTGATCGTTGTAGTCGTGGCAGGAATTGGGCAAGATAGCTGCTTTCATCAACTTCACTGATGGCATCGATAATCCGCCGCCTCGCATCGGCCAATAGTTGTAAAACTCGTTTAACGGATGCCTCTTCAAGGTTATCAACCTCCTTAAGCAGCGCTGCCAATGTATCAGCATAACGCTGCTCAGGAGATTGAGCCGCAAGTAAGCGGTTAGTCAAAGTAAAACCCCTAGCTCACCTCACCATAACTAACCATACCCCACCCCAACTAACCCAACCTCGCCAAAGCCGACCGCACCAACCCTCACCGGATTTTCTGTCGTTCCGCTTTTTCTCGTATCGATAACTCAATAATAGCCGTCATTGAGATACCATTTGCTTCAGCTAACGCTTTTAAGAGCCGTTGCGCTTCAGCACTCAAACGGAACGTCATGGGCTTAGATTCACCAGTCTCAGCCATACCAATATTATACATACTGAGACTGTACAACGTCAATACAATTCTTGCGGTGTCAAGGCTTCACGGATCAGCAGCCTACCGGCTATAGCGCTGTTCCCGTTCGGTGACGTCTCGCCCCAGCACTCCTCCTGGCCGCTGTCGTGACGCGGCCGCCAAGCCCCGCGCCTGGTCTAGCTGGAGTGGTGTCTGGGGCTCCGGTAATATTTCTGGTTTAGGAGCCTCGGGAATCGTCTGGGCCTCCTCGGGGAGTCCTTCGGGTAAGGGCGGTAGCTCAATCCCCAGTTCCGCCGCCACGCGCCGGGCCAGACTGGCCGCCTCCGCTTTCGTAAAGTAGTGCTGTTGCTCCCCGACCAGCACCGCCGCCGTTACATCTTTGAGCGTCGTCGCCGCTTGCGCGAGGTCTGGCGTACTAACTTCCGAGGCTTCAACCGTAATCTGCTTGGCCTCGTTATTCAGTGTTTTGGGCAGACGTCCGGCCAGTATGGCTTGATCCCGCACAAACTCCAAGATCGATTGCATCATTGCCTTCACTTCTTTTTGGCGCTTACTGAGGGACTTTAGAATGGGCAGGGATTGGGAGTCGAGGGTGGATCGATTCGTATCGGCTCCAGAAAATACCCATGCCTCTGGGAACCCATTGGAAATCATGGTTTGCATCCGCATCGTGCGGGCTTGCTCGCTGATATCCGTGGCATGGAGGTCAGGCGCAATCGCTTGCCAGTGCACATTCTGGTTATGGGCGCGCATGCTACTGCCCCGAGGAATCGAGTTGCGCGCGAGCCAGGCTTTGATCTGGTCTTCGCTCATATTATCAAGCGTCACATCCCAGAGCATATCCGTATAGTAAGTAGCGCGTTCGGCCTGTCCGAACAAGAACCGGTCGTAGAGGTCGAGCCAATCAAAGCTACAGAGGAGGTCCGAGCGCCCCCGGGCCGCATTGCTCAGGTTATTAATCGCAAAGAAGAAGGTTCCGACCGGCCGCTCGTCACTGACCCCTCGCGTGCCGATGAGCAAGCCGTGCGTGGGCGAGCGCTCTTGCTCATCCACATGAATAATAGGGATGGGTGGGGGCTCAAGGCCTTGGCGTGATTTGAGGTGCACGGCGGTGAGGATTTCGGCGTTATTCGGGTCTATCGCCACATGCTTGACATTGGCAGGGTCGATATAGCCCAGCCGTACCCGGCCATCCGATGCCCGGACAAAGGCCGGCCAGATACTTTCCCCAAAGATAAAGAGCTGCCGCACTCGCTTGAATTGCTTGATCGGCCAGGCGTTGATGGGGTCATGCCAGAACTCGTCCAAAACCTCCTGGAGCGCGTCATTCCCGGCTTTATAGGTAAAGCCTTCGCCGACGACAAAATCCACTAAGATTTCGATCATCCGGTGCGCGAGGGGGTTGCTATCATACTGCCAGGCCGCAATCTCGAACATGCGGTCTTGCTCAAGAGGCTCTAAGCTGCGGTCCCCTTGGCTGGTGAGGCTCCGGTACGCCCGTGCGGGATTAAAGTTATCGCCCGCCCAATCTGGATCAGGTCCCAGCAGTGGCCCCGCTTCGGTCAGCCGCACGCCTTGGGACGTGAGCCACGTCTGCATCCAACTCATGCTTTACTCCGACTTCCCGGCGCAAGGCCGAAGAGAGGTTGTGGGACTTCTTGGGTATAGATCCCATGTTCCTGTTGCGCACTGAGATCCTGCCCCATGATGGCCTTGAGCCAGGCATACCCATCTGCGGTGATTTGTGACAGATTGCCTTGTGCGTCCGCGCGGTGCCAATCCTCCCAAGTACTGAGCTGGCGGAGACATTCGGCTTCATCGAACACCTCACGCCAGCGCCCACCCCAAAAGACGGGATCATAGAGCCCATAGCGTGGGGGCTCATCAGGGACAGAGACCAGATCGGTATACTCAGCATGGAGGCGCTCCCGGCCCTTCCGGTCCTTCAGCGTGTGCATCGTCACCCGTCGAGCATAAATAATCAGAGGATGACCCTCCAAGCGATCCGCAGTACTGTTAAAGCCCCAGCAAGCGCTACGACCAGGACCAATGCAACTGAGACGCCAACCCCATGCCAAAATAAGCATTTAACGACCCATGGCGCCTGATCTTGCTTCTGAATATCCCTAATATGGATCATGGTCCAAAAAGAGAACCCTGCCAATCCTGCATAAGCGAGCATGCCGAGGCAGAGCGCGAATTGCACGGGAAACGTCATCACATCCCTCGACGGAAGAAACTGCGCCCTCGGTTGATCTCTGGCTCAGGGCGCGGTTGTGAGGTCTGCGCTTCACGCCAGATGCGCTGCATCTCGTCAGGGCTCACATCCTGGGCCGGGCCGCCATCTTCCGTGAGCGCTAAAAACCCATGCCACGCACCTTCGATTTGATCATCATGGCCGCCGGGGAAGCCATCCGCCTCAGTTAACCAGGCCGCATTCCATGCCCCGGCGACTAATCGCACATTGCCCGCCTCGGCTTGGGACGCAAAGGGCCTCGCGGTGGTTTCTTTGTTGATCGTTTGTGGCCGCATCACAACCGTATACCCGGCGAGTTGACGGACGTGATATTCCACCTCCATTTTTCCCGCTTGGCCAGGGTCTTTGAGCAACACAATCCGAACATCATGGCCGTCTTGTGCGGCCGTATGGTGAATCATCGCCTCAACGCCAGACGAGGAGACGCGATCCCGCTGGACATCGGCCACATAGATATAGCCGGCGGGGTCCCGGCCTACGAGCACGCCCGCCGTGTAATCCGGGTCTGGATTCTGTGGGCTGGGCTCCGTCCCCGCCCGATCCCAGACCCGCACCCACTGGCAATCGGCTGGCGCGGCTGGAACAACATCAAACCAATGTCGCTTAAAAAATTGTCCAGCAGTGGGCCGCGCTTTCCAGTTCCCATAACGGAGGCGCTCCCGGAGATACCCCACTTGAAGCATCAGGTTGGATTCATAGTGTGGGTCGCGCTCGCGCCCCACCGGGTTATCTTCGAGCGTGCCAGGGATAAACGCGACAGACTTAGGAAAGATGCCCGGTCCATACGTTTCATAGAGCTCCGTATCGGTGTTTGCCCAGGCGAAGTCATCATTGGGCGTGCGAATAAACCACCGCGTGCAGCCCGCCCGTGCCGCAATGGGAAACCCCTCCGCATCAATCCACCATGATAAAAATGTGGCCAACCATGAATCCGGATCAGGGTTGCACGTCGCCCGACAATACGGGCGCACGCCACAGGTGGACCGATTGCGGCCAAGCATATAAAAGAATTGACTACTCGAAAACTCTTCGAGCTGATCAAAACAGAGGAGACAAATCTGTGAACCATAGTAGGCAAACTCATCGCCCGCGTGCTGCAGATGGGCAAAGTTGACGGACGCGCCCTGCGGAAAGGTCCAATTCATTTTTGAAGGTACCGCGCCCAGCGGCCGATACAGCTTTTGGCTCTCATCCCACATACCGCCTTCGACGGTAATCCGTGAGTACGTTCGGCGGAAAATCGTCGCACCAAAATCGCGGTTCGCAATATGGTGGAGCGGTTCAAGTAAGAGCGCAAAGGTCTTGCCAGCGTAGGCCGCCCCGCCAAAGATGACAATGTCCGCCGTCTCGTGGAGTACCTGGACTTGCTTCGGTTGTGGCGTAATCCCTAAGCGCTGCAGGCTCTCCGATAAACTATCGAGCGGTAGCGCTGCTCGATCCGGCTCTGGCGGCACCAACTGCTCAGAAAATCTCTGCCGCCAGCGATCCATCACCGACAGCTTGCGCGCCACCCCAGGCCCCAGGCTATTCATACCCATTCTGTCCCTGCCGCATCAGCACCGTCCCTTGCATATCCGCGGCAATCGCCGCTAAGACTTTTCGGTCGGTCACATGGCGCTGAATAATCTGAACCGTCTGTGTCAGCAGGAGCATGGCTTGATCCATATTCAGCACTTCATGGGCTTGCGTGAGCCGGCGATTCTCACTATCACAGAGCTTGCGCCGCAGCTCAAATTGCTTACTGAGCTCATCCCAGGCGGCATAGTCATTGGCGCCTTGACTGACGTAGCGCTCGGCCTGCGACAACGCGATCATCATCCCATCAATGTTCTTGCGAGATTCTTCCATCCGCATCTTCGCAAAGGCCTCTTGAGCCTGGCGCCAGAGGCTCCCGGCTTCCCCGGCATCCACACGCTTGAGCAAATCGATAATGCGGGCATCGGTCGCCGCAATCGCATCGCGGAGTTCGAGGAGGGTCTCATCCTTGAGCGACGCTTCCGCATCAGCAGCCATGCGCGAGGGAAGAAATTTAGAATATTTCCCGGTGCGGAAATGGGGCGAGCCTGGCCCTATCGGTGATTTACCACCATGGATATAACAGACTTCACGGCCTCGTGAGGCGCGGCGTTGACAGGGTTGCTGAGAGCGTTTCGATTTCGCCTTACACTGCATCTCGGCTATCCATAAGGTCACTAAAAACCAAGAGGTTATATCTAACGCTTCGGTACAAGCGTCATCCCATAGTCATTGATCCCGCGAGGAATCTCCAACCCTGGCTTACGAATGAGTTGGTTATGCTTGAAAGGTCGATAATCCACTTGATGCAGCCAGCGCTGCCATTTCCTCGTAATCTTCACGACGTCAGGATGTTGCTGTTGCAGAGAACGCGCCATTTCGAGTCGGCCATCAAAGTCAAGTGTTTTGCGATACAGTTCATCAGTATTCCCACCACGGATCGTCATAGTTGGTAGTTTTGCTGCTAAAAACGCATTAAACAAGATAGTGCAGTAGCCATCTTTGAGAAACCGTAGCGACAAATCCGTATCTTCGTTATACCGTCCTCTCCAGCGATACGTAACTGTGTTACTGTTGAATTTGCGGATGCACACGAATGTTCATCGGGTGCGCGAGGAAATCCTTCGCGGGCAGGACATCATGCTTTACGATGCGATTTTCCCAGGCCATCCAACCTCCGCCAATAACGTGGTTCCCATCGCCCCAAGATCCTCCATCGCATGGTTATTATTACATAAATGACAGAGCGAATCCGCCACGTCAAGTCCGACCACACGCCAGCAGCGGAGCCGCCAACTCTTTTTTCAGAGACGTGTCATATTTACTTGACAAATTTGCTATCATGAGATACATTATAACTATCAGATACAGGGTCATCACACGAGAGAGGAGCGCACATGGCCGCACGAGGGTTAGGCAGTAAGTACCAGGGCTCGAAGTGGATCACTCGCGAGCGGCGATTAGGTATTTATCTGCGAGATGGGCTGGCATGTGCGTACTGCGGTCAGGGGTTGGAAGATGGCATCCTACTGACGCTGGATCACCTTGTCCCTCATATTGCTGGGGGTAGCAACGACTCCGCGAACTTAGTGACAGCCTGCAGAACGTGCAATAGCGCCCGCGCCGAGCGCCCGATTGAAGAGTTTGCCGCACGAGTCGCCGGATACCTGAATCATGGCATCACGGCTGAATCGATCGTGAAACACATTACCACCACGACGCAACGCCCCGTTGATCTTGCTGCGGCCAAGGCGCTCATTGCGGCTCGCGGGAGCTTTCGCAACGCCTTATACGGAGCGTAATCCGATGGACCCGTCGCAGACGCACCCATGGCTGGCCTTGCGACTACAAGGCTGGACCTATCGACAAATCGGCAACAAATTTGGTGTAAGCGGTCAAGCCGTCCATCAGGTTCTCACTCCCCCACCACCGATTCGAGCCGTTGTCGCGCAGCGGGCGCACGAACGCTGTGACGTCTGTCGTGTGGACCTCGGCCTGACCGGTGAGGTGCATCATCCCAGTGGCGATGATCCCCACCATTGGCAAGATCTCGACCAGCTTCAATACCTCTGTAGGAACCATCACTGGGAAGCCCACGGATTGTGCCTCCCCAGTCGCCAACCTCCTAAAGGGCTCCTGCTTCGGTTATCTCCAGCATTGATGGCTCGCCTGAAACGCGCTTCGACCGCTCATCACCAATCCCTCCAAGCCATCGGGATACAAGCGCTAGAAGCCTGGCTCGCCAGGCAAGAACCCCCACCGAAGTACCAGCCGGGTGAATCTTGACAGATATGATTGCAACGATCCTTACGCACCGTTTAGAAAAACTCTCTCAGGCATATATGGGCGAGAAATCTTTTGACGACTCACCCATAAACATAAAATAAGCCTTGACTAAAACATAACTTTAGAATATATTAACTAGTGACAACAGAGAGAGGAGAACCCCACACGAATAGGAGCGCACACATAGAGATGATACCATTACCACCACCTGATCAAATTGCTCAACGCCACCACGGCAGCCAAGATCGATCGCTCACACGTCAAGAGCTTCACCCCAGGCCTCATTATACGCGGACCGTCTGTGGTCTCGTTGTGCTGACCATGGAGTTATTAGCGCCCTATGTCGCCAGTCAACCAAATTGTAAAATCTGCTATCCCAAATGATTAAAGGAATACAGTCCATAGCCTCAGAGACATCACCATGAAAGACAAAGGCCTTACCAGTGTTCCTGCACTAGTAAGGCCTCATACGCTCATAGGCTGTGGTACCCAGACGTTAGAAGCGTCCGGTCTCCTCGAATCACCACATTTTCTCATCATCCGCTCGCTTCGTGATACCTTTGCGACCTGTCGGTGTGGTGCCTGGGAACTCACCCGACCGACAGGAAGCCTTTCATCACCACATCTCCACGAAAGGAGCTACCCGATGCCCACAGTGAAAGAACTCGCCTTGGGAATTGACCCCAATGGTGAATGGGACTTTTTTTACATGGCCGATTCGCCAGCATCCGCGCTGTATTACGCTGGCCCGTCCGCCTGTGAGCCAGAGCAGGAGCGCTACTGTGAGGCCTGCCGCCGTGTCCGTGAAGATGGCTGGCCCTACATCACAGAGTCTAAGCAGGAATATGTCATTATCAGGGAAGATGAGGAAGCCTGGCACACTGCCGTAGAGGCCATGCTCCACCGCATGGCCGAAGAGGACGCTGAATAACACAAAAGGCCTGCCGAGACCGAGCATCTCGACAGGCCCATCCGACACCCAAGCACGATAGCAGGAGTCTACCATATGCGCGCCTCCACAGGCAATGGTTCAGTGACGTTACTCTGCTCTGGGTCACTTGGTCAACGCTTTGCTGATCGACTAGGCCCTGCACTCGCCGCCAATGGCGTCACCTATCGCTCAGACTATACCGACGATCTCACGCCGTCGCTCACCATTCAACAACACACGTACAAGGAATGGCGCCGGATTAAGCGATTGGTTCGGGAAATCCGCGCCACGTTAGACTACGTGCGCTGCCGCTGTGGTCACACGAAGCCGGAACATCCTCGCATCCCACGGGGGACCCATCCACTTTATAAGTGCATCGAGTCATGTACCTGCAACGGTTACCGCGAAGCATACAACACTCCAGAGGAAAATTAACCATGCCCATCTCTCTCCGTGCGCTCAATCGCACCTATGCCCGATATAAGGCATCTTGGCCCAGCAGTGTCCCTACTCGTTTTGTCGCTGTCACCGATCCGTCTACTGTTCAACGCATGCTCGCGTCTACGATGTCTTGTTGCTGGGGCGCTGGCCAGACCATTGATGACACGGGCTGGGTTCAACTCTGTAGTCCTAGTCCCAGTCACAAGCATGATCCTCGTATAATCTTCGTCTGTCGGCAGCATTTACTGCCAAACAAAGACTAGGCTACTGATCGTAACGAGACTCTCTCGTCTTAATCGGTGGCAACTTAACGGAGAAACAACATTGAACGAGCACGTAAGTTTTCAAAAAGAACTGACAGCACTCATTAATAAGCACAGCTTAGAAAACGGCTCGAACACGCCGGATTTTCTTCTGGCTGGATACCTTCATGAATGTCTCCTCGCATTTAACTCCGCCACCCGCACGCGAGAGGATTGGTATGGTCGTACATATGATTCACCAGCATCCACACCCGCTGGATCATCACTCGAACACATACCTTTCAACCAGAGTCAATCCATCGTGGTGAGTTGGGATTACCGCGAGCAACCCAATTGGATCGATATTCAGGCAGCACTACGGGCGTTTGACCACCCACAGATAACCACAGTTGAACATACAGGAGATGACCAAATCGCCGTGATTATCAGCAATCGACTGTTTACCCAAGAGGAAGCCGCCGCACGATATTCCCTCGAATAAGGAGCCCCCATGGACGAGCAGATTAAAGATCAATGGATTCAAGCCTTACGCTCTGGAGTCTATCACCAAACGACCAAGACCCTCAAAGATGCGGCCGGATTTTGTTGTCTCGGGGTCCTGTGTGAGCTCCATCGCCAGATGACAGGCCGTGGTCGCTGGGATACCAACGGAGACTATATTGCAAACGGCGAGCGAAGCGACGGCGGATTACCCATCCCCGTTGTGCAGTGGGCCGGTGTCAGTAGTAAAAACCCCCTCTTATGGACCAGCCCAGGCCGCTGGGAAACCGCCGCCGCCTTAAATGACCAGGGCATGTCCTTCCTAGACATCGCGTCGTGTATTGAGGCTGAGCCTCACGTCTGAGAGCCCAACGCCCCATAGCCCTAGTTGCCCCCAGGAGCCACGATCACCTGGGGGCCTGACCCGTTCCCTTGGAGGTGTCTCAATGCCCACACCCCTTGAGGTCGTCGTCAGCGCCGCCAAGAACGTGGCGTTGACGGCCGATATGGTGGCAAATGGCTATGCCCTCATGGCGGCCCTGGAAGCGGACCTCGAAGCGCTTGAAGAGGCGCTCGCGGCCTGGCGCCAAGCGACCGCCCTGGACGACACGACCCGTTCGCGTCCATAACCTTCTCGCGTCCGTGAAAGGAGTGGTACATATGGTGTTAGTCACTCGCACCAGACGACTCTTGCTGGCTCGTGGGTGGATGCACGACCCCTATACTACCCATTATCGCATCACCAAGCGCCAAGCCCGGGGGCTTACCGTCCAAGATATCCCTCGTGGCGTGTCCCTGCATATCGACACCCCGGAGGATACCGATTGCCCGCATTGCTCGACACACATCCACCCCGTGCTTACTGGACTCATGTCTTGATCGGTCGCGTCCATCACCTGCTCGCGTCCCTCATTAATATAAAATAAGCCTTGACATATACATCATCATGGTATATATTAAACACCGTGAAATACACAGACAATAACTCATAAATAATGAAGATCACCACCCATGAGAACACTATCGAAACGTGTACATCGGTGCCCAACTCAGGCGTGTTGCCGATGTGAGGGGCACCAAGGCAATCATTGGTGCTCCGTCTGTAACTCTCAAGATTTATCAGGCAAAGCCTACGAGGCACACGAATGTTATCAAGCCCCCGATGCTCAATAATGAGGTGTCATATGCCACTAATTCACCACAAGGCCACCAACCTCCCCCAGAGGCTGGTGCGGCTCCTGGAATTTTTGAAGGATACCAAGCGGACCACGGAAGAGATTCGCGTCCATGGGGGGCCAACAGGAAAACCATATAAAAATGCCCACACCGCCAAGAATGTGTGTTATGACGCGGCTAAGCTGGGCTTCAACCTCCACCATGATCTCACCAGTGATCAGTGGTGGATTAACTCAGATGACCTCCCCAAGGACCTGAACACCCTGGGTGTCCGCCAGCCTCGGCTTTTTAAACCCACGGCGCAGATCAGAAAGCTGCGAAAGCTGCTCATGGTCAGGCCTCGTTCGGCGGAAGAAATCGCCGAGGTGCTCGGGTATTACCAAGTGTCCTCAGCACGGGACTTGTGCTACCGAGCCCGGCGGCCGCCATATAACTTGCCGCTCGTCCGTGACGCCAACACCAAGCTCTGGACCATCGACCAGGAGAAGGGGACAAACCATGACTAAAGCCGAAGCCATCCGACAAGTCACTGCCCTCAATATCCCTTTTATAAATCTGGTCGATGGCCAATGTAGCCCAGAGGCCACCCGGCGATCGATGTCCGAGGATCATTTTGCCTGTATGACCCCTCGCTGCGGCGGAGAACTACTGGTCGTCTCCACCGATGCCCGCACGATCGACACCTTCGGCAGTGGGACTTTCACGTGCCCATGATGCACCTCAGCGCCCGTGCTGCTGCGCGGCTTGGTGTCCCCTTCGGCACACCCGTCCCGCATTTGGAACCAGCATCCATGTGGGATGTCATGCAGCAACGCCGTCATGGTGATGCCGTAATCGCCCTCATCGGGGATGATCGTGGCTATGCCCCCGACTGGGAATATTTCATTGCTGTGGCCTGGGCACCTCAAGCAATTACCACAGAATATGGCGATCCGCATCATGTCCCAGGACTGTATTGAAAACACCAAAAAAACATAATATATACCTTTACAAAAACACAGTTATGGTATATATTAAATATCAATGAATCACATCAATAACTACAACAAGGAGAACACATCATGGTACCCATCGACATTCCAGAACAGAGCGGCTTGAGATGGTTAAAAACCGCTCAAGATTTTCAGGTGTTAAAAGGAATCACCTTCGCTGCCATGTCGCCTGACGCGGAAACGGCCCGCGTCCTCGGCAGCTCGGCTCAACTTATTCCTGATTCCATGGCCGTCAGTGTTGTCGCCTACGGCCACTATTGGTCCAGGGAAGCAAGGCCCTGGATTGATAAGGGCCAGGGCATCCGTGCCGACTTCTGGCGCGGGAAACGTCTCGAAGGCTAACCCTAATCGCACCCAACAAGGAGCATCATGAAAATCTACTCAGAGTTTTTAAGAGGGTATCTCTCGCCTCTCACCAAAGCCGAGAAAAGGCGTGTCCGCCAAGCCGCGCAGCACATGGCGCGCGAGGGGAGAATCTTGGCGCACGCTAACCCGAGGGGCTTTTCCCCAGTCTATCCATCAGGCCCAGGGTTCAAATATACGATTAAGGCATATTACCCTGCCGAAGCTGACGAGGCAGGAGGCTATCAGGCCGCCGCGCCTGATCTCAGGTATGTCAAGTGCTGGGAGTTCATCACGGTCGATGAACTCTACTGCCGCGCCCCCGGTGCCGACATCTTCGCGGCTGCAAAGGCCGGCGAGGTCTATCGGGAGGAGTAACCCTAAGTGTGCGAGAGGGCTCCGGCCCTCTACCTGAAATAACAGGCCTGGCACGGTGCCAGGGAGGCATAGGGGTTTAGCACCCATCACCGCCAATGGGGCGGTAGAGGAGAGACATCATGACCGGCCATCCCACCCGCACATTAACGTGTGCCATTACCTTCCATTTAAGCCAGTTTGGGCAGAAACACGCACTCGCCAATGGCTTCGATGCCAGCACCCCACAAACCCGTACCGTGGAGATCACTACGGACGATCTCCCATGGGTTGAGGTGTCCGCTGACGGCTCCCTCGCTGCCATGCTATTTACCTATCGTCCTGATACGTGGGGCCAACTCCTCCGTGACCCTCTCGCTCTCGACGCCTACCCTTCAGATGAGACATTACTCGACCTCTGCCGGGCCATGGCGGCCGACAAGGCTGCTATCAAAGCCTCGATTAAGGCGGACGCTGCCGCCAAAGCTGAGCAACAAGCGGCGGAGCAGCGAGCGCTCCAAGCCAAACGGTCTGCCGTGGCCGCTGCGTTCTTCGCCAACCCCGCTGCCAGAGGCTCCTTTGCCATTGGCGGCAACGTCTGGATTGAGGATGGCACAGACACGAGGCTGGAATTTCCCCAAACCGATGAAGTCTATCAAGAAGCCGCTCGCCGCCAAGCGGCCGACGAAGAGGCTGCCCGGCAACGTGAGGCCCTCCGACAAGAAGAGATTGCAAAGTTTCTCGATGAGTATGCTGACACCAATGTTTTGGCTAGGTACCGAGCGGGCGTCCTTGACGCGAAGGAACTCATCGAAACGGTGTCAGACGTTATCTTCCAGGTGCTCGATTCAGGGTATCCCCACTATCGCCGCCTGACGCCAGAAGACGTATTACATGACGAGGCGTGCTATACCGCTGCCGAACCCACCTTTCACCGGAGCCCCCCATCCACCCTTACGGCGGCGCAGTGGGAGCGGCTGCAAGTCATCACGGCGCTCACGCCCCAAGGGGCCAGCGTTGAATACCGGCGGCATGTTGGCCTCTGTAAAGCCTGTGGTGCCACCGTGGAGCGGTTCGGGGTCTTTATCAAACTGGAGTGGAATGGCCTGACGCTTCGGCGTGAGTACGAAGGTTAACTAATGCGCCCAAGCCTGCCGAAACAGGCTTGGGTTCTCGCATCCTGGAGTCACCCACGCGGCTGGAGCCGCAGAAAGGTCTCACATGCGCACCGGCAATCTTCGCAACTGGCGGCCCCTCACCATTTGTGTTCAGCTCACCACGGCCGCTCAAGGAAATCTCGCAACGAATGCCGCCGGGGAAACGTATCTCGCATCGTTTCTCGGCTGGCATCGCGGCACGAAAATCGTGGCCGATGGGCCAACGGAGGCTGCCGCGATCAGGCGTCTCGGCCAACTCACTGAGATCCCCTCAGCTTCCCTCGCCACGTGCCCCATACTCCACGACGAGCCCTAACCTCTTTCCCTCGTGCCCATCCATCAGCCCTGCGAGGCTGTGGGTGGGCCATCGACCCCCGTGGCGCGAAGTGGGATGCTCTAGCAATCCCCGCAGCGCCTAGAAAGGCCAAATCGATGACGCCTAACAAGGCTTGCTCAGTGGTTCCCCCGATCGGCACGGCTAAGAGCGCCATCACCGAGATCATTGCTCAGCTCCGGGCGCATCCCCCCGCGCCCTCTCCGGTAGACGATACCGTTACGCTCTACGTCGGCCCAGGGTCCAGCCAGCTCACACCAAAGCAGGCTGATCTCGTGGCCGCGTATCAATATTGTCGCTATCACCTTAGTGATGGTGTGACCTGGGCCGTCGTACTCCCGTCCAGTCGCCTCCCAGAGATTCAGGCGGCCGGTTCCTCAAACCCTTCGCATCCCTGACAGGAGTGCATCATGAATACTGCTCAACGCCCTGACCCTTTACGAATCCGCCGTGCTTTCTACCAGGGCTACCATGACGGCCGCTTCTGGAGAGCCCAAGGCTGCCGATTCGATGCGCACGACCTGCGCATCTGCCCCTATTCGACGTTTATGCCGGGTGTGCAGTGTCGCGTGGCCTGGAAACTCGGCTATGAGCAGGCGTATCAACTCGGCCGCAACTCATGGTCGCTCCGGCGGCTCTATGCTATCTAACCTCGTCGCATCCTTGAAAGGATCGAGTCATGAAACTCCAGCTCCCCTCACCACGTCGGAAGCGAAAGCCAGCAAAGACTGCACCACAACAGGCCCAGGCGCTGCTCCGCTTGGCCTTTGGCCCACGACCGCCGAGACGCGGTTTCCGGGCAAACCCTTCGCGTCCATAAGAGGAGAGTCATGACTACTTCGCCAGCAGAACCTTTGGATGATCTGTACTGTTTTTCCCTGTACTGTGAAGGGCACGGTGTCACGAAATCCAAGCCCTTCGCCACGATTCGGCCCTCAGCTGAGGAGGCCACGGCACAAGCCTTCCGCGTGTGGCTTGAGGAATTCCCCCAAGCCGCGGGCTGGTGTAACCATCAAGTTGCGCTATTACTCATTCCCCGTGACCGAATTCTCCAACTCGTACAGTCATGGTCTGTGACCCCCTCGCACCTGTGAAAGAGTCGTATGGCCGGGCAGAAATATCTTCCTAGTGTCTGCTATAACTCGCGTCCTTGCTGTCGGGTGTGGTAGCTCTCTAATACAGTACGAAGGGGTTCCTGACTTGCGAGCGGCGTGTGTTCGAGGTGAGCAATGCAGGGGGCCAACTGGGCGAGATCAAGTGAGGTCACGAGGTGCAGGACTTGCGCCAGCACGCCAGGAGGCCACGGCGCCCCCTGGCGAATCCTCCGATTCCATGGGTTGTCGGTCGATGTAAGTCATGAGGAATAAAGCGTTTAATATTCTTCGCAGTGAGAAATGACGGTAGGTTGTCGGTCGACTACTGATCTAACGGATAATGCTCATGAGCCCACTCCACCAATCCCGCAATGGCGCTCGCGTCCAATTGCAGGGCGATCACCACCAGCCGCCGCAATACTGGGTTGCGCAGTTCCGGCTCAATGCGTCCCGCGGCTGCCAGCAACTCCGTGCGCTCTTCCGGCGTACACCCAATGCCCGTGGCAAAGGCTTCGATCTGGGCGCGACTGGGCAGGCTCTCCGTGGCGCCCGTTTCGATCTTGGAGATATACGCGGTGTCGCGGTGGATGGCGCGGCAGAAGGCTCGCTGGCTCAGGCCATGGGTCTGCCGGATACGTCGTAGGGTGGTGCCAAAGGGCTCGACGACAGGCTCGTGTGTCGTCATGTGCTCGCGTCCTCCACTGATCCAACGCCTCGGAGCATGCCCCAGCCCTCGCGTCCAAAGACCTCAATACCCTCAGAGTCCATCGACGGCCCCTCGGGGTATTGCTGCTCATAGGCTGCGACCTGCCGCATGAGTCGTTGCAGCTTCGCTTGGCAGGTGATCATGTCCGCATGCAGATACCATCTCTCTACCCACCGTTGGTGCGTTTCTTCCCAGTCCTCATCTGTCATAGTTCTCTCGCGTCCTCAACCATCAAGGCTCGTTCCAGTGCCTGTTGCTTCTGCCGCAACCCGCCGTCAGGATCTCCGTCAATCTGGTCCCAATACGGGCGCTTCGCGTTCTCATCCTCAAGATCGGCAAAATATTGCTTGATCTCTGCCAGTAACACGACCCTCCTAGCCCTCAGTGCCTGCCGTGCTTCATCCATCGTGAGCCCCTCGTCCTACTTACTGATAATGTGCCCGCTGGCAAAACGTCGCCAACAGTAAGGCATCTGCAATGGTATGGGTAATTTTGAGATAGGGATACAGTTCCTGCGCCCGTCGTTTGGTGATATTCTTGTCACCCTTGGTGAGACAGCCCAAGCCGCGTTGCCAGACGCCCGGTGGCACCATCTCAAAAGGAATATCGCAGGCATGGAGTGCCATCCGCAGGCCATGATAACTACCAGAAAACCCCCACACGCTGACCACCCCTTGCTTCGGCATCGGCCCCACTTTTTCCAAGATCGCCCGACACGGCTGCACACTCAGTTCGCGGAGCAAGTCCAAAATATCGCGTTCCGTCCCAGGCATCGCCCAGGCCTGCGCTTTCCCATCCTGAATGCGGGCGATGCCCCCAGATTGACCAGGATCGATGCCAAGAAAGACCACAGCTCACCCCTCCTCGCGCCCACCGCTTCTTAGGCTGTCGGAAATGCTTTCAACGCCCATAGGTCGTCAGGTAGGCGCCCCTGCTGACCGGGATAGCGCCCCCTGTCTTGCTTCACAAAGAGTTGGCACCCAGCCCCCTGTGCTTGTGTCACAATGCTTTGTACCCAGGCGATTTCCATTGGTCGCGCCTTGGCTCCTGTTTCTCCGCCGATAATGACGAGGTCGATGCCTCGTACATCCATCTCCCCTAAATCTTCGAGTAATGGCTCACAAGAGAGAAATCGTTTAGCGACCCTGGACTGCTTCAGCAGGTCAATGCGTCCCATCGTGGCTCGGTTCTCCACCGTGACCCCGACGAAAAGGTTATTCGGTGCTGGAACTCGAAATGGATGGAAATAGTCTGGAAGGCGCTCGGCTCGCTTCGTCAGCGTCATCACTCGATGCCGTGGGTTGAGTGTCGCCGCTAGGAGTATCATATCAATCCATTGATCTGGCACTCGCTCATGCCAGATATCTGTCATACTACCGAGAAAAATTGTGGCGGGTCCCCGATGCGTGCGGAGTTTCTGCAACTCTGGCTCATAGAGTTCCCAGGTCACGACATCTTCGCTGGCGCGGTTGTAGGGGAGCCTTGTCCCCAGCCGGAGATTCAATTCCTCGGCATAACATGCAGTGCACCCATCACTAATTCGCGTGCAAACCCACCCACGTTTCCCTGTCTCGTGGTGTCTTCCGATAATTGGATTCGCTGTATGTGAACACCAGCCGATGTTCGTCTTCTGCATGAGGCTCCTCACCTAGAATGGCACGCCAGCATCCAAAAAGGTCTCCACCGGGACGCCAAACTTTTCGAAAAAGGTTTTCGCTAAGTTCCACCGGTGCTCCATGCCTGCGATCGACCGTTCTAGGTCACGCTTTTTCGATTCAAGGGTATAGATCTCTTTGCGCAGCCCTTCATGGTACGGCACCACGCGCAATTGGCTCTCCACAAATACTTGTAAAGCTGCTAACGCCGCTTCTGGGGTCTCTCCCACGTCCACCTGGGCCACCCCACCGATCTGTTCATTCTCGTAATTCCCGAATGATTGGAGCCGTGTGTACGTCACCGACGTGATATGCATAGTTACCCCCTCCATCGTGTCCAGTCCCCCGCCCTAGCTCGCCAATCACCAGGGCGGGGGCACGCTCTCTACGATAGCCACTGACTACTCGCTTACACCCTGCGCAGCATTCCGCTGCTCATCTGGGTCCAATGCCACCTCCCTTCTCTGAGTCTGCTTATTCATTAAAATCTTCATCGGCGTGGAGTTATGGTGTCATGCGCTCCGCTTCCGCTGATAACTGCTCGATCAACGCCTTGATCTGTTGTTCTACCGCCACGGCCCGGCGTTCATCAAATTCCCCCAACATCTCCCCACTGGCGAGCCCTTGCTGAATGGCCTGGATGGCCAACCAATAGGCACATTGTTTGGCATGCTCTTGTTGCACGGCCTCACACCTCCCCTCCCTGCGTCGGTCGATTCGGTACTGGTTTGGGTTCCCACCAGCCCTGTTTCGGAAAGGGCCAGCGCTCCCGCATGCGCACGCGCCTGGCCTCCCGAGCGGCTTTCACGGTATTCTGTGGCTTCGCGGTCGAGGTCATCCAGCCACCTCTACCGCCTTCTCCGTTTTCGGTAGGCGTCCTTCGAGCCGCATCTTCACCATGTCATAGGTCTGGAGCGACACTCCGGCTGGATAATGATCGAGCAGATCTTGGACATCCACCTCAGCATCCGTGCCTACGCGCTTCGCTAATCGCCTCAAGGCGGCAATTTGTTCAGGTGTGGCATAACCCGTTCGTGTCGTGGCGGCGGCTGTCCCTGTGCTCACCGCTGGTTCTTGCTCCTGCTGACGAGGTTCCCCCGTCGTGGCCGGGTCAATCAACTCGTCAATCTCCGGCATCAGCTCTTCTCCGGTCTCCAGCGCTCCTGGTGTTTCGACCCACTGCATGTACGTCTTGTAACCTTCCTGAAGGTCAGCGAGTGATTTCCCTTTCAGCTCCGCATTGCGCGTAATCTGAAAGGCGCTTTTATAGGCCTCCATCTGCCGTGTTTTGGCATCACCCTTCGGCAGGGCCAACACTTCCGCCCATTTCGCCTGAATCGTGTTTATCAAGCTATTCCATCTGGCGGTCTCCGGCGGGGTCATTTCCGGACGCTTCGGTTCCTCTTTGAGCTCCTCCTCGTGATTTGCTTCCTTCAAGACACTCCCCAGTAATGGCGTGCCGAGGCGTGGATCCCGGTCCTCTTCCCCAACAATCCCCTTCGCCACTGTCGGAATCGCCTCGACTTCGGTTTCGTCCAACATTCCTAATCCACAAATTGATAAGGTCGTGCGGTTTTTCCCTTTCGTAATAGCTTTCAGCACCGCATTCCCTAGCGCCTCACCCTTGAGGTTGCCCACAATGGCAAATCCGTAATCTTCATCCTCACGTCCCAGCCGATCCTTCCCCCGGACATGTACCATCACGAGTTCTCGTTCAAACTTGGGTTCGTCGACCCAGAGCGACACGCCGTTCAGCTTCCGTAACTGCTCAGAGCACCCTTTCAGGGCATAGAGTTGTAGTTTGCCATTTAAGGCCAGCCATCGAAACGGCTGTGTCAGTGGATTCAATCCAAGGCTCCGACATTTCTCTTGGTAAAACCACTCTTTATCGTCTTCATTTACCGCTGTGAAATCTCCAAATGCCAGGGCATGAGCGACAGCTTTAGGCATTTGCACAGTCATTCGCTCGTCCATCCCCTACACCTCCCCGATCGAGGCATCATAGGCGCGCAACACCTGCGCTAACTGCTCCCAATTCGTCAGGTACTCTTCCGGTATCACCTGTGCCGGGAAGAGCCCCACACTGACGGCTACCCGCATGGCCGCCTGCATCCGAGCCGTATCCACCCGCTCCCCAGGCAAATCTCCTGCACCCTGGAGCCGCGCCCGCCGCTCCGCATCGAGCACGCCCCAGACCTTATCGCGCTCCTCGGGCGTCAACCCCCCAACCACCGGCCACTGAGCACCGTTATACGTGAGCCGCAGCCGCATCTCGCCAGGCTCCGGGCCATAGGGCGCTTCAATCGGTTCCAAGATCACCTCGAAGTGCTCCCGGCGGTGTTGTGATCGCTCTACACGTGACTGCTCATCCATGACTTATGTCCCTTCCGTACGAGCAAGCCCGCCAGCGCATATGTGCCAACACACAAAACTCGTCACAGTACACCCAGCCCGTCGTGAGCTGATCAACCATGACGCGCTCGCCATCCCGGTGCACGGTTCCACATCAGGTACAGCGCAGGGCCGGATCTGTGACGAGCGCCACGAATGGCTGTGTCCTCTCACCCATGGCTTACCCCCACCACACAGCCACCCGAGCCCAGACTGGATCGGGTGGATAGGCCGCGATACACGCCCCACACAAATGTCCACAGGGATAGACATACTCCTCGGGATCAGGACTCATCTGGGCGGGTATTGGCCCCAGATAAGCCAGCGCCCCCGGATGCAACCACCCTGTACCAATCATCGGCGCTGTATAGTAGGGCCGTTCGACAATCAGATAGACGCCCTGGCGACTCTTGACCGCCTTAGCATCGATGACCACCAGGAGCCGATGCTGGTCGGCCGTGCGGGCATAGTCCCTACACTGAATACAGAGAAAATCGAGCGCGTCATGCTCACACTCACTGCACCACCAGCAGAGATCGCCATCCTCATCTTCCACCGGATATGCCCGCTCGTCACTGGTGAGGGCTGTCCCACAGCCTTCACACTCCGTCCACGCCACCCGCGCATGTTGGCGGCAGAGCCGGATGTCCTCTCGCGGCAAAACGCCCCGGCGTCGACATTGACGCATCCCCTCCTGCGCTTCCACCGCCCACTGGCAGGACGCCAGATCAATCGGTGCCTGCACCGCGCGCGTCGGTGTATAGAGTTTCAGGGTCTCACCCATGGCCTACCCCCACCAGTTGACAGGCCTGCAAGGCCTCATTGTCAGCCACGAGCTGGAGGTTCATGCTCGTGAGCGTCTGGATACGGCGTTGGTAATAAGCAATGAGGCAGTCCCGGCAATAACCCAAGCCGCCCGCCAGGCGACTGGTATAAAAGGGGCAGCCTCGCGTGTGACACCGTTGCCATTCCATTAGGCGTCCTCCCGTCCTTGGCGAATTTCGCGACGTACATAGCGCATGAAGTGCCGGCAGCAGCTCAACGCTAAGTCGTGGTCATAGACCACGTAGTAGGCTTCACCGAAGTCCAACCGCCGGCATCCACAATCCACGGGTAGCCGTACAAAGGGCAACCCCGGATAGAATCGCGCCTGCACCATCGGTCCCTCGGCGTCGAGATAGTCATGGTCGAGAACATCAAGCCCTCGCGTCATGGGACACCTCCTTGGGCAGCCCTGCCATCAGCAGCTCTCCCAACGGTGACAGCCGGTAAAAATACTCACCGCCGCCATCTTTTAAGCCCACCCATCGCCGTTCGAGGAAGATATGCTCTTCCTCGTCAGTCACGGGGTTCTGGAGTGTTTCACGCCATAATTCCAGCAGGGCGCTTGATGTACTCGCAAGCCCCCGTTGCTCAACGACTTCAACCTCTCCAGAGGTGACTTCGCCATCCCCCAATGCCACCGTCCGCAAGACGCTCCCCAGGCGCCTATCCTGCCGGAACGCCTCACGTAAGATCGACAAGGCGCTCACCCGATTCTCCACCGCATTTTGGATCGAAAAGAAATCCCCAGGCTCCACGACCTGGCAGAGCTTGCGATAGTAGGTCAGCGCCGTATAGGTTGCATCCTGTTCATGCATCGCCTAGTCCCCCATCGTAGGATATTGATCCACCGCCGCCATGATGTGCTCGGTAATCCCACGACACACCCGGATCGCATCAGACGGGGGCACCCGCGGCGTGAGCCCTCGTGCAGACGGCTGCCCTAACTCGTTGTCAATCAAGATATAGAGCGGAGAGTCATCGGCTCTCAGGCTTTGCAGAATCATTTCTAAAATGTCCTGGCGCGTTGCGGTGGTCTGCCCCACGGCTTCCTCAACCACGTCATCCTCATCTTGCTCGAAATCGATAAGAGCCTGTGCTGATAATCCAATATGACTGTAATTTCCTATTGGCATGACCCATGTCCTTTGGTACACTTTGGATTACGTGTAACTGCGCATGGCTCAATGGCACTACACGGTGGTTGCCCGTCGCAACCCAGAGGCTCCAGGCTCGCATCCTGGGGCCTCACCTTACCCCCTATGACATCCTCCGTAACTGCTGCGCCAAGTAATGAAACTGCCCTGGCGCTCCATCAATGATCTCCCCATAGACATCAATTACTTCTGTCGCGAGTTTCCCTGCTACCGCTCGGAGACTGGCCACCCCACTATGTGTGCAGAAGACCGCCACATCCGCGTGAAGCTGGCCCACAAACTCTTCAGCCGCTCCGAACAAGTACGAGACATGCTTTGACTTCACAGCCCAGAAGTGTGCCACAAAGAGTGACGCCCACACGGGATTGGCTTCAACGCAATACACCCGTGCCGCCACCTCTCCCAGGTGGAGCGACAATAAGCCGATCCCGCCCCCGACGTCGATGACCGTTTTACCCTCGATCCGAGGCCAGAGATATTTCGTGATTAGCGCGGCGGTCTCGTCATCCATCACCGTCAACCGAGAGGCCGATTCGATCCCATGCTGTGCTGCGTACTGCTGAAACAGTTCCAACCCTTCTAGTGCGCCCATCTGGTCAGAGAAGCCCTTCAAGTCCATCACAACACCTCCAGCTCACTAAAAAGGCACATCATCATCCGATGGTGCCGATTGGCGCCCCGACGCCCCTGATATGCCAATCCGGTAGAGGCTTACACCACTGTCGAAGGTCACCTCTAACTCCCCCACCATCTCGACTTTCTGAGCTCCACCCTTTTTGGTTACCGTGACTTGTGACCCTGGGGTGAGTCCACCTTCCACCCGCAAGCCCCAGTCCCCTGATTTCACCGGCCTTCTTCTCCATCGCTCACCTCCCCAATCTATCTACCTAAAATGTAATTCATTATGTTGACATAAATAATATACGTCATGCCCTTGAAAATGTCAACACTTTGGTATACATTTATTTTATGGTGACAACAACGTATACTGGAGGGATGACATTGCACGAACTCTTGCGCACGCATGGGATTCACCGCCCAGCCGATCTAACCACTCGCGTCACAGGCTTGTCCCGCCAACGAGCTTCCCTACTCTGGACCGGCCGACGGCCGCTGAGCCGCCGCCTGGGGCAGCTCCTCTCGGAGACACTGGGGATTCCCTTTGGAGACCTCATGGCCGCTGAGTCGAAGCCCCCTCCCACTCCAACGCCCCGCGGACGCCCAAAGAAAACGTAAACCCGTCATCGCCTCTTCGGCCGCCTGCTTCAGCGTCGGCCACCCATTCTCATCGCAGAGCTGGCACTTGACGCACTAGCTCTCCCAGCGAAATTCCCCACGCCCCTCCCAATCAATCCACACCTCCCCACCACAGTTGATATGCTCTAACCCGACGACCTTGTAGCGTCCTGCTCGAATCTTCTCTAGCCTAACCGTTCCCATAACCATCACCCCACCTCATCATCCCACCGCGCCCTCGAAGCTGGATAGTCTGGTAACTCCAACGGGTCCATATCTTCTTCGGCCCGCACCCTCGCCAGCACATCATCCAGGTCCCCTGAATGCTCCCGCTCAGCATGCGCTTTTGTAGACCCTGGCCGTCTCGTCCCATCACTCCGAGTGACCCACCGAGGCCCCCGGTAGTCACACCATCGACATTTGAGCCGTCTCTCACTCGCCATGACTTGTCACCCTCCGGTACGCCTCCATCAAGCACAGGAGAAACGCTGATTCCGTCCCCACCCCTTCCCAGCGCCCGCCATTCACCTTATGCCGACAGGTCTCTAGCCACGCAACACCACCCTGCCGACGGATCGCCCGCACCAGGCGCGGATACTGAATCAGCTTCGCCACCAGGACCTCGATCATGATTTCTTGCAGCGCTTCAAAGCTCAAGCGCGGCTGCCCCCGCTTCTGCGCCTGATACGCCGCTTCAGCATCTGGGTAAGTCACCCCCCGATACCGCACCGGATAGCCCTGCTGAAGTCGACCTTTGCGCTGCGCCAGGGCGGTTGGATTCGTCAGCGCCGCCGCTAACCCGTTCCCCTCCTCCGACCCGGAGTAAATATTCATCCCCACACTCGTGCCTCTCATCGTGACTGCTCGATAAACTCTCGGAGGTTCTGGAGGTCTTCTGCCGAGAGGTCATCACCCGGATCGGCTTCCCACCACGGCCCATCCCATGCCTCCCGACAATATTCCCTAACCAGCTCCCGTTGCTCAGGGGTTGCACCGCCTGCCAGCCAGGCCCTCACTGCCTCTGACAGCGCCCCTGATGGTGCACCGGCCCACACCACCGGGGTCTGGTACGGTCGGACATCGATGGCCTGTGACATCACACGTCCCCTCTCGAAGCGACAACGGAGCGACCCCGTACCACCTACGCTCACACCACCACTACACAAACCATTTCACCCGACCCGCTCCTCGCTCCCCCCTGGGGCGGGGAGGGCTGAAATGTATGCCTGACCCTTGTCCACTGACCGTCCATGGCTCTGACGTCACGCCCCCACCTCGCGCGCAGGGTCTAGTGCCGTCGCGGTTGACGGCACGGCCCTGCTACTGGAAGCACTCGCGCCTACATTCTCGACCGTTCGTTCCACCCATAGGAGCGTGCCATCTGCGCTACGGCACATGACTTCGGGATGCCCCTGTGGGAGTGCACACCGGATAATCGTCCAGCGCGGCCAGCGAATGGTGTTCGGGCAGGTGGCTTCACTGGTCTGTGATGGCTCAGGCATCTTTTCCCCTATCGTCTTAGCCATCGATACGATGGCTGCTCGTGTCCAGCTCATGACGCTTGCCGTGCCTGTGGGTGATGGGCTTCGTAATGCCGCACGCGCCACCCGTCCTCGCGCCAGGTTTGCTGTGCGCGAGGACGATGATGTGGATTGAGGAGCTGGGCTTTGAACCGGGTCAACGCATTCACCGGTTGCCCTGGGATGCGCTGGAGCTGCTCTTGCAACCAGTGCAGCAACACGGGGATATCCTGCTCAGGGATGTCAATGGTCTGCGCCATCACGGCCCCTTTCTATGGGTTCCATCAGTAGCGCCCCCTCAAGCGCTCTCCAAATTTCCCGTAAATCCAGGTCGTGAATGGTCTCCGGAGACACGAGGGTCACTCCCATGGCAGCCTCGATCCCATCGATGGCTTCTTGGCGTGTGCAATACCGCATCCCACCCTCTCTTTCTCGTTGTCCTCAAACGCACCAGTTTGCCCCAGGTTATCCGTTCGTGTCCTCATGACTACCAAACATCACCTTTTCTAGCCGCGTGTCTCCTTGCGGCTGCCAGATGCCTTTGTTTTGATGTACGCCGAACATCCCAAAATTTTGGTGGTTGAACCGGCTGGTGCATCCATTTGTGGAGCTTGGTGGTGAGGAGCGCGATCTCCTCAGCAGTGAATTCGGCGATCCCACGCACGGCGTGTTGATACGGGAGGGTCGCGAGTAAGGGCTCACGGCTCGTGTGTTCGATGGTCGCCCCACCCTGGCGAATCTTGGGCGCGTAGGTATGCTCCGGGGTCGGTTGGCTCTGGAGCGCTTCTTGACACGCTTGGCAGAGCCGGTTGCTGAGGCCCTGCCCGACGAATTTCTTATCGCACCGCAAGCACTCGCGCTTGTAGGCTTTGCCCCGTCGCCTGACCGTTCGCCCCCGCGCATTACCCATGATGCCCCTCCCGATGATTCACTTTACTGACAAGGTCTTCCTTCTCCTGCCGGGTCAGGTTCTCGCCAGGTTCTTGGATCGTTCCCCGATAGACTTGGAGGTTCGGCGGGCGTGTCCAGCGCCGCCGTTCCAGGAGATGCGTGGTGATGACCCACACTACAGCTAATCCAAAAACCACTCCGATCACCACCCACACCAGCATGCCCTTCATCGCCGCCTTCCTTCTCGCTGCAGGCCATGCAGCGCTTTGTGGTGAACACATAACTCGTGCCTAACATCCCAGAAACCCTTGTGTAAATGCGCCGGGTATCCCGACACTGGGTGCACCTCATTTCGCGTCCTTGTTGTAGCCTGCCGCCGCATCGCAGATCGCCACGATGGTGGCTCGCGGGAGGTGCGCGGCCATCCAGATCAGCACCTCGGCTTGGGCAAAGCTCGTGTCGTGCTCACGGCGAAATGTACGCCAGGCATACTGTTGCTCTGATGTCATCATTGGTGTGCTCCTTTCTATTCGTGCTGCTCATCGGCTTGGCGAAAGAGTACGTCAACCTGCGCACTCATCAGCCCTTCTTCTTGTTCCAATTCCGCACGACGAATGATCGATCGCATCTCCGTGATCTCTGTGCGTAGAGCTCCGAGATGCTCCTTATGGGCTTTCTTTGCCTCTTCAAATGCGCATACCGCGATATCGACTGCTTCCAGCAATTTAGCCATCCGATAGGCTGAGGTATTGAGTTCCGCTTGTGAGATTGGGATGAGTTGCATCTGACGGTCCATTGTTGTCTCTCCTTTCCTGGTAATCAGCCCTATACCTAGTGATCGTTAGCATGTCTCAAAAAAGTGCTGTACCTCTTTCAGGTCTCCCACGAGTGGTGCTGGCGGTAACCCTTTCAACAGCCACGTGCCATAGGATTTGCTTCGTAACCTCGTATCGAGTATGGCCACGACCCCGATATCATCCATGCGCCGCATCAAGCGTCCAAAGGCTTGTTTGAGGGCGAGTAACGTCGTGGGTAACGCCAAGTCGCTAAACCACGCTTCGCCGACATCCTTGCAGCGGGCCTCCCACAAGGGATCGTCAGGCACGCCAAAGGGGATCCGGTCGATGATGACGAGTTGGAGCGCTTCTCCGGGGACGTCGACCCCTTCCCAAAAGGTTCGCGTGCCAATGAGCACACCCTCACCGTCGTGCTTGAATTGCCGTAAGAGTTCTATCGGTGGCGCTTGCCCTTGGACATAGATTGTGTGCGCGCTGGTCTCGTGCAGTCGCTCAGCCACCAACCGGAGCATCCGGTGAGACGTACAGAGTACAAACGCGCCTCCCCGTTTGATGGCCAATAATGCCTCGGTCTCATCGATGACTCGGGTGTGATAGTGCTCTTGCGCTTCGGTATCATTCCACCGGGCTTTGGTAGGATCGAACGCTTCTACATCCCTCGGCACATAGAGCCGCGTCGCCACCCGAAAGGGAAAGGGCGAGGGCAACACCAGTGAAGTGCCACCCTCGGCTCCCACCCGATCGCGCCAGTAGGTAAAGGGATCACCGCCCTGATAAGACTGTTTCCCTGTTGCCAGCGTGGCTGAGGTCGCCAGGACAATCCGCTCATTCCAGAGATACTCTTCTAAGAGCTGACTGACCCGAATCGGCTTGACGTGGAGGGTGACTCCCTGCCGCCCTCGACCTTCGCTGCGCTCGATATACCGCACCATTGGTGTCTCAGCCTCGGCGTCTCCCGTCCCGAGCGCGAGATCGATCCACGCGGCGGTGCGTTCGCACAAGTCCGCCAGCTTGCCCCAGCGCTCCGCATCGATGGCATCCGCTTCATCTGTGCCGGATTTGAGCGATTCCTTGACGGTTTCCATGGTGCGTCCCAGCGTCCTAGTGCTCTGGTAGAGGGCTACGCCCGCTTGACTCAAGGCTTCATGGAGAAAGCCTTCGAGGTTGCGCACCTTGGCGTCTTGCATCTCCTCCGTGAGCCGGGCATACCAGGCTTCGGCCTGTGCGGTGAGGGCTGCCGCTTTAGGCTCCAGCCCGACAATACGGTCAAGGACAATCTCACCAAAGGCGGTGCCGCGCAGGCGTTCACGGGTATGATCGGCGAGCGCTCCGACTTTGCGTTCGATCACTCGCCAGCGCCCAGCGGTGAGTTCGGCACCAAAGACTTGGGTCGCGGTTTGCTCAAGAGCGTGTGCCTCGTCGACGACCACCACCGGATGGGTCGGAAGCAAGCCCACGGATTTCCCAAGGAAGAGGTCGAGGAGGAGCAAGCTGTGATTCACAATGACGATCTGCGCTTGTGCCGCGTGCTCTTTGGCTTGTTGGCTATAGCACTCGGCTAGGAACGGACATTTACGGCCCAGGCACCCATATCCATCCACGGTCACTTTTTCGCGTAATTCGTCGCTAATCCCGAAGGGGAGCTGGTCGAGATCGCCATGGGTGCCGTCGGTGCTCAGCCACTCCAGCAACTTGGTATACTCGACGGCGGCACTTTGGGTGACAAATAGGTCTTTCTGGCGCTCGTCGGTCTGCACGCGGTGCATGTGCTCTACACACGCATAGTTGCTGCGCCCCTTGAGCACTGCCGCTTTGAGATCGGGGAAGACGTGCTGCAGTCGGGGGATTTCCTGCTCGGCCAATTGCTGCTGCAGCGCCTTCGTGTGGGTGCTAACAATCGCTTTGGCGCCAGATGCGGCAATCGCCATGAGATACGCGAGCGCCTTCCCGGTGCCGGTTCCGGCCTCTCCTATGAGGTGTTGCTTGGTGGTGATTGCATCGGCCATGGCTTGCGCAAGCTGTACCTGGCCTTCACGGGGTTCATAGCCAGGGATGACGCGGGCTAATAGGCTTGTGGGGGAGAAATAGTCAGCCATGTGAGGCATGGTGAGTGCTGGGGTGGTGTGGCGTGTCTTGGCTTGTCGTTTCATCCGCGTCCTTTCGCAAACTGGGTGAGTAATTCGAGGCTCGGAAACCCGTCAATCTGTTCTTCCGTCAGCCGCTGCCGTTTTCGGACCCAGACCGCATTTTCGGCGTCATAGTGATAGCCCCCGGCCCGGACGATTTCCCGACGAGCTTTGTGATTGTCCATCCAACTACGATCCTCGGTGACTTTGCCGTTGAGGAAGACACTAGGATTCACGCCAGGCCCCGTGGCGGTGGCTTCAAAGACTTTGGCACGTAGGGGAACGGCGTCAGCATCGGTGATCGCCTGCTCTTCTGGGGTGATGGGGATATCTTCCATCAGCTGCGGGAGCACTCCTCGCAAAAAGGCTCGTCCGCTTGGTGTCGCTTCTTCGAGGATCTCGTGTTTTTCTGCTGGTGTGACTCGATTGGCTCGATGTTTTTCATCGGACCATTCGGCTTGCCAGGCAGGCTTATGACGCGGACAGTAATAGCTATGCTCACTGATCAGGCCCGCCGGCGGCCAGGCTAACAATCCTTCACAACCCTGATGTTGGCAGGGGAGATAGCGTTGGATATCTGTGGATTCCAAGTGCTGCGCTAGGGCTTTAATCTCGGCTGCCGTCGGCATGATTTGTCGGCGGCCATCATCGCCCAGGATGCGCAGCATCGCCTTACTGACCGCTTCGAAACTATACGTTTTCAGCACCCGGTAGTAGGCGTGAACCAGCACCTCGCTAAAGGGCCTGCTGTAAATGGCGCACACCTCTTCGAGCATCTGGGCGAGTTTGGGTTGTTCCTGGAGATTCATGGGTTCTCCCACTCGACATAGGGCCTTGCGGTGGATTCCGTGTCGTCTTTCCACTCGCCCGATACGACTAAGACATAGTTGGCCGTGCCTTTCGTGTGATGTTGGCTCAGCAGCCAGGGCAGGCTTGCTTTAAAGCGTCTTTTCCCTGGGGGAGGCTGGCATTCCCCCCGGAGGAACTGTGATTCCTGAAAGCCGAGTCTGACGCGATCCCAATACCCTTTTGAACTTTTGGCCTGTATGGCTTTATTGGCTTTTGCGATGAACTTGTCATCGGCATCGTCCAGCGCAAACGGCCGTCCCCCGAGTGGCACAATCTGCTCGTTCCACCACAAGACAAATTTTGCTGCCGGCGTATCGATGCTGATGGGTTCCCCCAACGGGGGAACTAAAGGGGGAGATCCTTGGTTTTTGTTTTTCTTTCTTTCTTTATCTTTATTTTGTTGGTTCACTTTCTGAACCATTTCCGGTTCACTTTCTAAACCATTCTTTAATGGTTCACTTTCTAAACCATTTCCTTCTTGTGCCTTGAGTTTCTTGGCTTCTCGTCGTATTTGGTTCACTTTCTGAACCATTAATCTTTTTTGGTTTAGATACTGAACCATTTCATCCCTAGCCGTTTCAGGGTTTTCGAGACAATGGTTTAGTTTGTAAACCATTTCACAATGGCGATTCAGTCGGTAGAGTCCTGTGCCCCCACGCCCTGGATGTGTTTTCCCGGCCGCAGCATCGAGCCGTTGGATAATGCCCGTGGCTTGATGAAAGGCTAATGCCTCTGTCAGCTTGGCCCGGCTGACCCCGCATCCAAAGTTTAGTAGACGTCCATCCTGGGAGACTTTTCCGCCAATGAATTGCGAGAAACTGATATAGTCCTGCTCTTTCTCGTTTCCCTCTTTATCGCGATAGCCGAATGTACTTCGGAGCACGTAGAGCAAGACCTTTTCTTCGGATTCGCGCAGCAATGGAATGATGTAGTCGATGAGTTTGTTGGGAAGCTGCGTAAAGTTCGGAAAGAGGTCTTGTTCAGATGACATGGTTGTTCCAACCTATGTTTCGAACTTACCAAGGAATATGACTGGATCGGTCTGTTCGTCCAGCCATGTCAGCCATCGGGTGGGTGATCGGTTCATGTATGGACGACACGGTAATTCCAACTCATTCGAGGGCATCCACGATGTCAGGATCGTTTTGGTCATCTCTTGACGACTGCTCTCCCCTGTGATATAGTTATATCCGTCATACGAGATACACTATACGTCATGAATTGATCGTTGTAAAGATATATCTTCGGGTTACTTGAAAGAAAAATCTTGCAGGAGATGACTCGTGGCCCTTATTATTTCGTGCATGACCTTACGTGACCTCCTCCAAGAAAAAGCTGGCGTCCAATCGAGTCAGGAACTGGCCAAGAAACTTGGGCTCTCTCGCCAACAGGCGTCCGGGTTATGGCGCGGCCGCGACCCCTTGGGTTTACGGTTGATGCGTCAGATCAAAAAAGCCTATGGCCTCTCACTCGACGAGTTGGCGGAAGTGGCCGAGGCGGTGCCTGGAGAACCTCGCCAGCGCCCGGAGAAACCCCCTACGTCCCCGTCATCTCAGGAGCTGTGACATATGTCTCGTCGTCATGACCCTTACTACGATCACAAGGTCTATCACTTTGCGGCACTCTTCTCGTCCAATGGGGATGTCTCCGCCTCGTGTTACGCACGACCCCGCCGCATCAACTTGGCGCGAGGCCAGAGCTGGACGATCACTGAGCGCTTTGTGACGTGCCCACGTTGTCGGAAACTGCTGCCTGAGACTGGTCTTTACCGACCTAGTCACACCTCACCTCAAGAGCTGTGAGGTGGGTGATCATGTTCGTACCCCCACCGATTTGGTGCATCAGCTGGTGCACACAATGGATCTCCTACGACAGCGCGCGGATACCTCTGTCCGTCTCTGTTGATTTGGTCGCTGGCCAGGTGTCATGCTTGGTCCCGCACCAGGGACACCACCAATACCGATGGGTTGGGGAAATGTCTCCTGTGGTAGACCACCAGAGATGACACCAGCTGCACTGAAAATGAGTTAATATTTCGACCGCGATATGAAGCGGTGTCGTGGCCATCGGTGGACTCCTCTCTTGCTTCTTGGCCTTACCGCTTCTTGGTATCCCCTCCACAGCTACTACAATCGCATTTGTCCTCTACCAATCTGGTGACTTGTGTGCCATCAATTCGTAGTCGTTTATCCATGCGCCGGTAGTCATGAATCCCGCCGTTTTTCACCGCGATGATCAGACACCCCCCGACCTCATCAGTGATGGTTCCCGTGCGCCATAGCTTGTCAATCGGCGGACGCTTCTCGGATGTCTTCCGTTTGTGGGTTTCCATAGGTCTCCTTGTGCACACGACCTGGACACACCATCCCAGGGCTGAGTTGGCTATAGATCGCGCACGGCTCAGGTGTCATGCTGCGCTCCATCGCTGTGCCCAACGGCCAGCAGCGCATTGATCAGCGCTGAGACCGCCTCAGCCTCGCACTCCCAGACCTGGCGCTCTGGTTGCCAGCTCAGCTGCTGGATTAACCACTGTGCCGCAATAATTAAGTCGGTTTGTTGGGCTGACGTCATCGCTCTGGCTCCTCAGCGCCTCGGCCGGGACGCTGCACTGTCCAGAGCCCCCTACCACCTAGCGCTGTATAAATCTTGGCGGCAAGCTGATCATCCTCTGGTGTGCCATAGGCTGGATCAGTTTGTTGCAGGGCCTCGTACCATCGCCGAATCAGGTGCAGCTCTTCGGTGGTCAGCACATGACCCTGGACCTGGCTCGGGTGGGGTTGCTGCGCATACGCCCGGAGAAAGCGCATGGTTTGCTGCAAGGCGGCGGGATTCTGGTCTGCATCGCCCAGGTGCTCGACTTGATACCAGAGGCTCTGCAGGAGCTGCGACAGCCATTGGTCAATGATGGTGATGGGGTCGTGCGGTTCAGCCATGGTGTGGTCCTTTCACCTCCCCTTGCGCGTGCTCATAGGCGTTCAAGGCCTTTAGCGCTTCTAGGAAGGCTGCAGCATTGCCTTCGATAGGGAGTGAGATCTGCTGCGCCGCGATCCAGAGGTTGAACAGTAGGGTATAGAGGTCACTATCGATTGGTCGCATCGGCTAGTCCTTTGCCCATGGGCTGCACTCAATCAGCCGCGCCAGGCTCAACTCGGCGCAGCGCAAGAGTGCGACCCATTCTTTGGGGGCGTGGGTCAGCATCTCGGGCTGATCTTTAATCATTTTGCAGAGGTGGACGAGCTGGTGTAATTCTTCAGCGGTCGCTTCTACACGCTTTAGATAGGCGTGATACTGCTCCGTTAACGTCATGGAGCCTCCTCATGATGATGCAGCGCCTCTGACTCCGCATCCCAGGGAATCACCACCTGGGCCTTATCATGCATGCCCCATATACCCGGACAGGTGCGGCAGCCGAGCTTCCGGCTATACGGACTGAAGGTTTCAATGACGTACCACCGATGATCACGACGCAACCAGCACCAGAAACGAGCTAATGCTTGGATCATGAGCGTTTCTGCGCGTTCTCACGTTGCCGCAAGATGTGCCCGCTATGCCCCCACAGATACCGTAGGGGTTGTCCCTTGACCCAGCCGCGTTTGGTATCGGTTTGCCGGGCTAGCTTGGTAGGGTCGCCACAGCCACAAGCACATAATGGCATTGGTAGGCTCGACTCCTCAGCACGCATCGGATTGCCTCCATACCCAGATTGTGTCACCTTTGCTGTTGAGCTGATATTCATGGCCATGTCGGTATATCCAGTTTTTCAGCGCTTGAATCGTTTTCCGTGACACTGGATGTACACACTTGGCTTGCCCTGTGGGAAGCGCTTGCACGCTCCGCAGAATGGCTTGGGCGTCGAGGTCTAAAAGCTTGTTGCCTGCGGTAAAGACCGGGCGTGGCACATCTTCGATGTCAATCGTCGTCATGGCGCACCTCCTCATATTGGGTCTGTTGGAGTGCCATCAGGTGATTCGCTGGATGTCCCAAGGCCAGCCCAAGATAGGAGGCTGTCACCAAGTCGATCCACATCTCCGGGTCGTCCATTTGCCGACACATCGTGACTATGAACAGATGAAAGCCGGGCATCGGCTCTGGTCCCATACGCTGGGCAATATCCTCATCCGTCCAGACCCGCCGATCGAGTTCGGCTTCAATGAAGCGCTGCAGTTGATTCAAGGCATCTCCTCCGGTGGTGGGGTGGCCAGCCATGCCCAGATCACGCGCTTGAGTGCGGTGCCACAAGTATTGCGGTGGCGCAGCGCCGCCTGGTATTGCGCTAACACGTCATGCCGGACGGCCTGTACCAGCCAGTATTGGACCATGGCCTCGGCTTGGGTATAGGCATCGAAGGTCGGATGGCCATCCATCCAGCGCTGCAGAGCCTGGGAACAACGCTCACAAATGCTGGTGTCATAAACTCCACCCAGTTGGCCCCAGATGCCTGGGGCCTGGCAGCGTTCACAGAGATGCACTGGTTTCCTCCTGACTCTCCACCTTGCACGGCCCTCCGAGCAGGCGTGGGCGTCGTGTCTGGCGTCGAGCTGTGCGTGTTGGTGGTGCTGGGGGTGTTTCTGGTAGCCGCAGCATCTCTAAGACCAAGCCATGCGCCCGGTCTAGGCTATGGCGTTGACGTTCGATCAACTGCTCCAGCGTTTTGCGACTATGCGGACTTGACCCTGCCTCATCGAGCCATTGCAGCCAGGCGGCCATCGTGTCACTGGCAACCGTCCACTGCCGCTGCAGCTCTGTGAGTCGTGCACGATCAATAGGGGTGGGCATCGGGGGGTTCCTTTCTCTTCGTCATCTGCTTCATGGTGATGTTGTCCAGTCGAAGACGTCTTGTGCTGGGGCCCTACGGGCGCTCGTACCCTGCTGTAAGCGTTCTACGGTGAGCGCACAATAGGCGGCTGACCGCTCAATCCCAATAGCCTGACGTCCCATATCTCTTGCTGCCTGTAAGAGCGTGCCTGTGCCACAGAAGGGATCACAAATGATGTCTCTTGGTGCACTCAAGAGTCCTACCAGCCATCGCATCACCTTCAAGGGTTTCGGGCAAGGGTGGGGTCCCTTGAAGGGGTCGCCATGGATTGCATTCACCACGAGAAAGTCTCTGCCTGCTTCACCAAAGATGGTTTGAAATGGTGGATGCATAACTCTGGTTGCCCAAATAATCGGCTCCCAAGAGAGCGGTGGTCCAGAGGTCCAACGATCTCCAGCGAACTCACGTTTATGCCAGCCGAGCTGCCGATATGGGCGTAGATCCGTCATCCGTAAAACAGTAGGGACGTCAAACGCATTCACGACACCAGGGAAGTACACCACGTTTTCTCCAGGGCACTGCTTCAAGATGTCGGCCAACCATACCTGATACGTTTCTCGTGGCATGTGGTCGTTGTGCTCGTCATACGACATCCCGACGTTGTAGGGCGGATCAGTAATCGTTACATCGGCGTGACACCTCGGGAGGAGGTCATTGGCGTCTCCATGCCAGAGCGTAATCCCCTCCTGCTGGTAGTAAGGTGTCTGAGGTGTCATGCTCTCTCCCTTACGCTACGGACATACGAGCTACCAGACTTGATGATCCGCGGGGTGTAGATCCTCGAGCCGCAACACCTCCGCGCGTCTGGCTTCTGCTATGACCTCATGGGCTTGGTTCCAGGCGTCATAGACGACGCTCTCGCAGCGCCGGCAGAGGGTGACGATCAACAGCGGATGGTCCATACACGGACACTGGAGCAGCCGCTCGGCGCAGAGCCCACAGGTGAGATCGATATGGCCCGTCGTAGTAATATGGCCCTTCATAGTGCCTCCTCTGCATTATGAGTGAGATAGGCCCATCCTCCACTGCCATCCAAGGGGTCTAATTGCCAGTGGTCGATCAGCATGCCATCGTCATAGGCGATGATCTCAATCAGACGTCCCCCCTGATAGTGCAACTCATAGCCGCGGGTTCCACGGGCATAACGCTGGCGCAGCTCGCCCGGGGTGAGCCCGATTTGTGTCTCGCCTGGCACCTTCGGCCAATGACAGAGATCCCTCGGGATACCTGGGGGCATCCAGTTGACGGACATTTACCCTTCCTCCCCGTCATAGCAAAACGCCTGACGCGGCGAGCACGAGGCGCAGCGCTGGCGCCGATAGCTGGGCTGGGGGCAATCTGTCACGGTGCAGCGCCACGTCTGCCGGCAGGTCTGACAACGGTGATCGTGCCGTGTGCACTCTTCGGGCAGTATGGGACTCGGATCGAGATTCAGGGACGTGTGGGGTCCTGCGGTGCCGCGAGCGAGCTGACTACGAGCATGAGGGTTTTGAGCTGCCCACCAGCCTGGCGTAATAACTCGTATAAATACTGGTGAGCTAAGGGGTCGCGGCTCTGATGCAGGAGGAGGCTGTCGAATTCGGTGAGCGTGCTTTTGATCTGGTTGGAGGTGAGCAGGATCCGGCTGCGCTGGCTTTCGATGGTTTGTGGCCCCACGCTCAAGGCTCCTACAATCCACTCCACCGGAAAGCCGAGAATCGTGGTGCCATCGAGCCGATACCGCATCAGGTCGGAGAGACTGTGATGAGTTAACGCGCGGAAGCGCTCGAAATTGTCTCGCGTCTGCCCACTGACCCGAGACTTGAACGTAAACGGAAACTCGGTGTCTTTGGGCATACGGCCTACTCCGCGTGTGGGTCCGCGCCCCAGCGTCTGCCCTTCCGCTCATGCCCGCTAGGGAGTCTGCTAAGAAACAAGTAGCGTTTAATCTTTTTTTGTGGTACAGTACCTCTTGCATGATTGTTCTCCGGGGAAAGAGAACGAAGCTTCACGAACGGTCGTGGGTTGCCGCCTACGACCGTTTTTTTTATGGACTACCCTGCTGGTGGTTCTACCTCACGACCGGCCTGCTTCTCGACGAGAGGTCTCCAGTGATGATGATTACCATTGATATTTTTTGATAAATCATGTAATATATGTTCAATCTTCGCTTGGCGCTGCTTGTGTGACCGCCTCAAATACCGGATGAGCTGGTCGGTACTCTCCAGGATATGTTTGACGTCTGCTGATTGAATCTCTCGTGGGCAGACTTTCCCGCAGCGCCGTTTCAACGTCGTCGTGAAGTTATAGGGGGCTACCTGCAAGCGCCGAGCGATCTCACGCATGGACAATCCAGTGGTTTTGAGGAGGGTTTGGATCTCGGAATAACTTGCAGTTTCCCACCTGATCATATAAAGTCTCCTAACATGTTCTGGTATAGGGTCTATATACTATGCCATTTGGCGCACGAAGTCAAGTACAATTTGGACATATGGCCCATAATCACGCCAGACCTCGCCGAGACCTCACCCGCCATCCGACGCTACAGCGCTGTATGGACGCGGTTCAAGCCTATTTACACCGCGATTATTTGACCGACCGAGAGTTTGCCGAGTGGTCAGGGATTGGGGTGCGGACGGTGAATCGTTATAAAAATCGGCATACACCACCGCCCCAAGCGACGGTCCGGCTGGTGGCAGCGGAGTGTGGGGTGTCATTGCATTGGTTGGAAACGGGGGAAGGTCCGCAATGGCGGGAGGCCAGCCCGGAGCTGGCAGAACTGCTCCGGCTGGCCCGAGAGTTACCCGTGGCTGATCAAGCGCATCTCCGCACGCTCGCCCGCGTGCTCTCCCATCGGGATCAGGCGAGCTGGAGAAATATGCTCATCCAACTCGCGATTGCGATTGATGAGCATATCCGCGAGGGCCCAGCTGCTGATCGTGTGGTCCCCCGCCGATCCCCACCAGGCTGATGCATCCGAAGCGGGTACATTGCTCCGGTCAAATCGACATGCAAATGCTGCCGCATGGGCACATTGGCGGCCGCTGCGGTCTCCCACATCCAATGAAAGCGCATGACGACGTCGTGATCGGTGATCCAGCGGTGCGGATGGTACCGTAGGCTAAACAGGGTTGAGGCCCCCTGCGCTCGTGCGACCGCGAGCAGCGCCAACCAGCGATCCTGATAGTCAGGTATCTCACAGCGGATGCCATGCCAGAGCGGGATGGTCCGCATCGCCCGGCACTGCGCATCCAACAACGCAACCGTCCACCATTCTCCTTCCGCATCGCCTCCCATCGCGCGCTGCGCGTCCGTCAAGCGTTCCGTCCAAATCTGCTCATGTGAAGCCAAAGCCCCATTGGGCGTCATCGGTGACCAAGCTCCTCTCTAAGCCAGCATGCCTGCCAATTGTTCTGCGCAACCCCTAAAGTCTCTCTTTTATATCATACGTTCATTATTGCGTCAATAATACGACATACTATGATTAATTATGACATTATGTATCAGTGTTACACTTGCGCAGCATGAGATGTGTGTTGCAGGTCTCGTTGGGTCATGGTCAGATGTGGTCTTGACACGTGGATAGCCAATGGCTATAATGATAAGCATGGCACGCGATCAACAACTCAATGTGCGCCTCACCACAGAGGAACATCGGCTCTTGCAAGCGTTAATAGCTCGGACGGGATTAACGAAGACGGGGGTGGTCAAGCTGGCATTGCGGCATCTGGCGCGCGAGGAGCATATTACTGAAGGAGTGATGAGGGATGACGCAAGAGATGTCGATCAAGGAAGGAACCCTCACGGCATGGCAGACTGCTACAATAGATCAGAATCTTTCTCCCCTGATGACCACCATCGGTGATAGCCGGCGGGCGAGGGCTGGGCGCTGATGGGCTATGCGCCGGTGGCTTCACCCGTGGAGGATTGAACCTCATGGATCATTTTGGCATTGGCCTCACCCTCTATGGCATGGCCTTGAATTACACGCTGGCCGCTCGGCAAACCGGACGGACCACCTCGTTAGTGGAGAGCGTGAAGGATGGCGATCGGATTGTATGTTATTCACCCCAGGAGGCTGCTCAGCTGAAGCGTCTCTGTCAGGCACGCGGGGTGACGGTTGACTGTGTGGTGATCAACCTGCGGTCTCCTGAGACGATATTTCAGTATCCAACCCCTTCTGGGCGGACGATCTTTGACCATGTGTGGGTTGAGCACTATTATCTTCGTGTCCTCGCACAAGCGCAGCGCGACCTTGATTTCTGGGCCCGCGAAAGTTCTGCCAATGGCGCCGCGCACCGGGAGACTCGACAGGCGTATGAAGCCCTCGCGCGCTGGGGTCACTTAGGGACTCCTGCTGCAGAGCAAAACCGTGATGATGCTTGGTGGCCCTTGGACCCGCTGGAGTCCGCTTTGCTGCTCGCTCTTCGGACATCAAGCGCTGGGCTTGGTGACAGGCTTCCGGGCCTCTGATGGCGCGATGATCTCGCGCTGCGCCTGCTGTGGCGTGCCTGTTGTGTCCAAGCACTGGCGGGCTTCCCCAGCGCTCATGCTGCAGTTATATAGCGATAGCGCGCCCACGAGTGCGCAGGATGCGTCGGATGATGATACTAAGTCATAAGAACATCTGCTTCCCTCTCATGGCCCTGATGGTCTTGCTATGGTCTGTCGTCTCGCCCACAGCGCACCAAGACGCCTGTCATACCCAGCATCGCTGTCCCTCTGATCATGACACGTATGTGTGTGGGGACACAGGCCACTGCGAGCAATGCCCTGATAACGACTTCTGCTTCTCCCATGCCCCACGTCAATCGAGCTCCGATCCTGCCCTTCCGGATGGGATGACGGTGTGCTTCACCCCAGGTGAGCCGTGCACTGATCAGATCGTTCAGGCGATTGCGAGCGCCCAGATGAGCATCTACGTCCAAGCCTATAGCTTCACCTCAGCCAAGATTGCCCAAGCACTGGTAGCCGCGTATCAACGCCAGGTGGAGGTGCGGGTGATCCTGGATAAGAGCCAGCGTACAGAGAAATACTCTTCAGCGGACTTCCTGGCGAATCATGGCATCCCGACGTTGATCGACGCCAGCCATGCCATCGCGCATAATAAGATTATTATCTTGGATCTACAGACGGTGCTCACCGGCTCGTTTAACCCTACAAAAGCAGCGCAGGAGAAGAATGCGGAGAATCTGCTGCGCGTCCAGGACTACGGCTTAGCGGCCCGCTATCTGCGCAACTGGCACGTCCACGCGGCGCATAGCCAGCCCTATGTAGGTAAGCTGCTACCGTAGCTCTCACACCCATCAGCTCACTTCGAGCACACCCTCTCTTCGCCGTCTGACATACATCCCCGCAAAAATATTTGCCATGTGGCCGATTGGCTATGGCTCACTTCTGATGACAAACCATGATATTTTGATGAAGAATATCCTAATAACTGATGATGAAGTGTAAACTTTTCTCTTGACGTGGGGGATATGACGGTATACATTATGTCTAGTACAGTCTAAAAGAGTCTAGTACAGTTTAGCATAGGTGGTTACTGGTGAGGTTTTATTTTGATTTCAACCAATCCTCCTCTTATGATACGCCCAGTGGTGTACGCACCCGGGCGTCTCAATGGGGGAGGGTTGATGGAAGAATCAGGCGAGGTATTAACGCTCAAAGAAGTGGCTGCTAAGCTTCAGGTAAGTCTCCAAACTGTCTACCGGATGGTTTGGACTGGACGTCTCCAAGCCTTTCGCTTCGGCCGGATGTGGCGTGTGAGACGCAAAGATCTTGATCAGGCAATGGAACCCCATGGACCTTCACGCAACCGGGATTTACGCCATTGAAAATCTCTTGAACGGTCGGGTCTATGTCGGAGCTACTAAAGCTGGTTTACAGCAGCGATGGCATGCTCATCTTTCAATGTTATTTCAGCGCTCACACTATTGTAGCGAAGCTTTCCGAGCGGATGCTCATATCTACGGTGCGTGCGCGTTTCGATGTATCCTCTTGCAGTCTCTTCCTTCATCTACACAGATGGCTCCATTTGAAGCTTTCTGGATTCACTATATTCGATCGCTAGGTGTGGATTGTTATAACAGTGCCCCACCATTTGAGCAGCGATTTCCTGCTAATCGTTGGCGTGCTGTACCACCAGTCTATCAGTACACTACACGTTCTGCCTATTCATATTGTCAGGCCCACCACGGATTAGAGTTTTGCGAAAATCGCCTACAGGCATTGGCTCGGATCGGCAAACTTCCAGCTTTTTTTGATGGCCAGAGGTGGTACTTTCGTGCTGATGACTTGGACTTCCTGTGCGCAGGCTATGAACCCGCCAAAAGTGGGCAACGCCGGGCCAGGAAAAAGCGCATCACTACTAGTTCTGGAGCCACATTACAGAAGTTATGATGCCCTAGAAGAGATTGAAACATCTCTTATTACGCTTAGCGGTCCACAGTGGAGGCTGATATGCCTGTCACGATTGAAACGCTCCCTCCCTATCATCGGATTTATCATGTGCGGCCGCTCTTGGCGACGCGGGTGATGTTCTTTGCGAAGTGTGCTGATCCGAGCCCGCATGCATTAGCGGCGCTCACGAGTTTTGGCCAGCGGATTCTCCCGATGCTGATGTCGATTCCTGGGGTGGATAATGTCAGCTTCGAGCGCTATAGCGTGACTCTCAAGCGGGCTCATGCCTTTACGTGGGACGAGTTAGAGCCCCAGATTCTGGAAGTCTTCCAACGGCTGCTCGACGGCGAATAACCCCGCCAGTGCTGATGGTCAGGTGCCACGACCTTGTACCCATGTTTGGTAACCCATCGCGGTCGTAGAGATATGGCATGACCCCTCGCGAGAACTGGATGAACATTTACGCACCGCGGCTCGAAAGCTTGGGCTGCATTCGATTGATGCGCCTGACTGGCCCACAGAAAAGCTCGCGGCGGTGGAGACGTTGCGGCGGCTCTGCCCCGAGGCGACGATTACCCTAGATGAACCTTTAGATGAGGTCATTGCGCGGCTATGGCCAAAGGCATGATTGACCGTGTGCTATCCCTTGGATGTGGTTTTCTCGGGTCAGCCCTGAGTGGATGGTTGTTTGCTGATGCGCTATTTGGCCACGGCTTCTCATGGGTTCGGATGCTGCTGCTGATCTGGTTCATGGTCTGTTCTTTGACTTGGGTGGGTGGTTGGATGCCCTGGAGATCTGCGCGATGACTGTGCAAGCCTCCGTTGATCTGCTCCGCCAAACCTTCTGGTTGACGTGTTTCGTTTTCCGGTTCGTGTTCTGGTTCCATGCGCTTGTATTTAGCTTGGTGCTGGTCTATTTCATCAACCTTCTGGTCCCTGCTTTCTGGCTTGATGACGATGCGCCCCTGGGTTATCTGGGCTACTACACGCTGTGGGTGGTGCTCGCTGGGGTGTATCAGGGGATGTTCTAACCATCCGTTCTGAGAGAGCGTGTGTCGGAGAGAGGATGCCGATGTGCTATTCGAATGGGGCTCCGAGTATCAGTGATCAGGTCGATACCTTGCTCCGTGCGGCGCAACCTCAGATCCAATCGGCGCTGGTGGCGCTGAAGTCCTACACCCCAACCTCTCGGCAGGATTGTTCTGAGCTGCAAGCGCAGCAAGCGTTGCAGTATCTGCGCAATGCTCTGAGCGAATTACAGGAAGCGCAGGCGGTGCTGCATCGCCATTTACCCCCATGGACTTCAGAAGAGTACCCCTGATGCGCCTCATGGGTCGCACGGAAGGAGGGCTGCTGCCGTGGTTGAAATACTCTTGCTCTTTTGTTTTCTCGCATCGCCACCCTCTCAGCAATTGGGTGAAAGCCGATGGTTCGCTGTCGATGCCGATTCCCTACCAACCATTCAAGCCTGGCTTGACGATGCTCGGCTGAAAGAAGTCGGCATTGGACATAGTTATATTCAGTCGAACCCTCCTCATGTGCTCCCGGATACATATTATGATGCGGGCCCCTGTGATCTCCCAGACGACGCATTCACACATGCCCCATAACTTTGCGCGAGGAATACCGATGAAACGCACCGTGATTGAACCATGCCATGACTGTGGCTCTTTGGTCTTTCATGATGATGCGATGGGTCTCGTCCCTGTGAACACCGTCTCGGCTCGCGTGTATATCGGCCTCGCGCTTCAAGCTATTCGGGCCGAGCCGGCGCTCCAAGATCATGGGGACATCATTGATTTCCTGACCCGCGCCCGTAATGAATTACCTGAAGGCTTTCCTCGCTTCCCGGCCCATCAGTCTCGTGTGCTGGTACTCACCCGCCGGGCGCTGCGCTGGGGTGTGAACCATCTAGGCGGTCTGGCCCTTGGGGTTATCGGGGGACTTCTGCTGACGTTTCAAGGGCTGGTCTGGCTCAACACCTACTACGGAGATGTGGTGAAGGATACGTGGTCCTATACCGATGCCTCGGGGACGTGGGACTGCTCACGGTTGATCGGCCTGCCCCCGCACTGTTCTCGGATGGAGGCGGGCTACGTGACCTATCTGCATGAGGGTCGGCCCGAGTTCAGCGCGTGTACGGTCACTACCCAGTTTACGATGCCGGAATAGCTTCGGAGGATATAGAGAGGTATGCCACGATGTGGCACGTCTTTGACATACTCTGCATATTCGTTGGGGGCGTACTCATGATCGGTGGCGTGGGTTACGTGACATTTGAGTCCCCTAGCTCGTGTATTGGGCCGCTCATGTGTCTAGCAGGTTGTGTGATCCTCCAGCTTCCACGGTATTTTCCTTTACGTTGAGGATTAATGCGAAGATGCTGGGACTTCTCTGGTCTACCATTGTTCTTCTCGGGGCGATGTTACCACCGACGTTTCAGGGGCCTTCGTATGAGCCAGCCTATGTCACGTCTCGTCAGCTCACTGAGGGCGATCCTCGTGTCGTGTCCTGTTCTGGCCTATTTCTTGATCACGATGGCGGTCTCTGGTTGCGCGCCCACTGGCCCCTCTGGTCGACTCGTGAGTTCCGACAAGATCCCGGACTGCTGATTCGGCGTGAGGGGTCTTCGCTCATTCTCGATCTGCGCCGGCAGTGTTCCTGTCGGTTTCAAGTGATCTCGTCGCCCCCAGAAGCCTTAGTGGCCATTGATCGTATCGAAGGGCTCGACATCTGTCAGCGGCCATGGTGGCGACGCTGGCTGCCTTAAATACCTCATACAGGTCTCGGAGCGCATGATTCCGTCCTGGTCGGTCCTTGAAGCGTCCGTTGCTGCTATCCTGCTTCCCCATTGTGCGCATGATCAGCAGCACTTGACACGCATTGTGTTTTGGCTCCGGGAACACTGGGAGCTGATCGCTCGGGCCTGGTCTCATTAGCATGATGTGCGACCCGATGACCTCAGCGTACATTGCCTCCTTCAGGAGTTGTGCATGGATAGGCCAGACGAGATTATTTTCGTGCTCAAACTCGCGACGCACCACTTTGATGCAGTGTTTCCTAGCGGTTCGCCACGTCAATATGCGGTAGTTGACAGTCCCGAGGACGCGGCGATTGTGCTCTGGCTCCGGTAGCGAGAGGAGGATTGGCATGGATGAGGATGCATCTATTTCGTATGCCGCGGCGTTTACCAGGGTGCGCGCTGGCGGGCTCGAATTTCTTTTTGTCTGCCCACTCTGTCAATGGATGCTGGTGGGTGGGGTTACTCCAGCACTTGGACCTGTCGCCCGATCAAGCGCATGGCTGGCTCAGGTCTCCTCGCATCTAAGAGGGCATCATGTGCCGGACTCAACGGAGGTGGTTCAGGAGTCCGACCATGGCCTCTAA